CCTTCGTCGGGTCCTCGTTCATGGACACCAGAGTTGCCGTCGTGATCCGGGACCGCTTGGTCGGTTTGGACCCTATAAGATCCGAAGCGGATAACAAACCAGTGAACAACATGCTACCGTCTGCAGACACGGAACAGCTTCTCACAGGTATTCTGGCATAGCCACAGGCAGACCGTTTCGCCAGGTATTCGAAGAACTTTCGATCTACTTCAGGAGCCGCTTCAGCATCTGCTCCTGCATAGGTGATATAGATACCGTTCAGCTTCTCGCCGGAGCCGCTGAGAATATCGGCGATAACCCTGTTACCGCCTCTTTGAAATGTCCACTTGCTCATGGAAGGATTCTGGCCTCTGCTGCTTGTCCCTGTATCGTTACGGTGGCGTCCACAGCGACGACGCCCATTCCAGCGTCGGCTGTAAAGCCCGACAGGGTTACATTAGCAGTGTCGGTCGAATCCTTTACATAAAGAGTCAGGAGGCCGCCGAGATTCGTGCTCTTACGTAGTACCTGAATCGCGGCTTCCAGTTTGGTGAGTGAAATCGCCGTCAGACGGACAGCACATGTGCGCCCTCTACGTAACTGGCGCATCACAAAGTCGTACGGGTTTATCTTGCCGGCTGGCATGTCCGGATCGTCCGATTGTACCTGTATATATGGGCATTTCTCATTCAGACTGTTATGGATACAGATGTTCAGATACTTCAGAAGTGTCGGAGCATCGCCTGTCAAGGGCAGCACATTAGCTGTCGTTCCAGTTATGTTGACCAGATCCTTGGTGCTGTTCTCCGCGACCAGCTCACCGGCATCCGTACGAACCCGAACACCAGGAATCTCGCTGGCAGCCGGTTTCTCCGAACCCTTGTAGAACTTCATCGTGCCAAACAGCACGGTTCCCTTCCTTACATCATCGCCGGCATGCAAATTGCATGGCAGTTTCGATTCGTAGATCTTGTCGTTCACACGTGCAAAGTTCCAGCCCTGTTCCTGCCAAAGTTCGTTGATGGCACCTTCCTCGTCACAGACAACACTGTCTGTCACAGCCGCAAGCAACTTCTTTGCATTGTAGTAGGTAGCCCCGTTCTGGTGAATATCCCAAACAACAGAAGCACAGTCATTCAGTTCCGGCGACATGAACCCACTGATAGCATCGTAGCTATTTACAACTCGCTCGACAATTCCAGTAAGTTGTAAATAGACTTTCAGCTCACCATCCGCAGTCGTAACCTTCACAGCCGGAATATTGAGCTTGGTCGGGTCTGTGAAGAACAGGATCTGATTGCCGGAAAATATGAAATCAGCCCCATTTGTCAGGGCAAGTTCTCCACGGTACAGGTGATCGACCAGATAATCCGGTTCCTGAGTGTTGCTCACAACATCCATAACCCAGCCTCTGCCGTCGCTGTGCAGTGTCACATAGTCGTCGTCTGTCGGCTTCCCGATATGCTGACCAGCGGCTACTGTCACGTCCTTGTTGACAAACTGTTTCCACGTAAACCATTCACGATGCAAAGAGTTAAGGTCCAGGAGAACAGCAAACGGCATATCGTCTGGATACACCGTCGGAAGCATTGGAAACATGCCGGCAACCCAGTTATCGAGCAGGTAGCCCGTACACTTGTAGAACACGCTGAGGAAAAATTCAACTCCAAGTACAAAATCTTGGTCGTCGAAAATCCGGTACCAGAAGGCACCCAGAAGGAACCTGATCCGTCTTACCCAGTTCATACGGCCTCCACCCTGATATTCTCAACTGTGATGCTGAAGAAGCAAGCCTGGAAGTCCCAGAAATCATCGTTGGCGGGATCCGCGATATCGAATATGCCTGTGTTGTTGTAGAAGGTGTCCACGGCCCCTGATTTGGTGCTGGCCCGTCCCGTCATCACACAGGGTAGACGCAGGTCTGCGGCTGGAACAGCAGTGGCGCATGTAGTTCGAATGTCCGAGAAGTTGATGGCTCTGGTACCTACAGGGATACTGTTGATGTAGTCCGCGATGGTCTGTCGCAGAAGCGCGACCTGATCATCTGCCAGCATGGCACTGGCTGAGTATCCGCAGCGCAGGGAAATCTCAACGGGAACAGCAGCCTTGACCAGCGTATCCTGGCCAATGAAATGCTCCTCGTCGGCGTCGATGTACTGCTGCAATGCTTCGATACCTGGTATGTAGGTGCAGGACACTGTGGCATCCACTGTAGCTCCGGTGATGTTGCCGGCAGCGAATACAACATAGGTCTTCTGCAGAATAGAGAGCCGCGCTCCTTCATCCGGCACAGACGGGCTGCTGGAAGTAAACCGCTGTGTAAACGTCTTGATCGTAGCACCACCAACGATGATGGAGTTCACATTCAGGACACACTTGGCTGGCACTTCGCCGACGTATGTGTCACCGTCTTCTGTGGATACCCTGGTGCATGTGACCTGGAAATTGTCTGTTGTCGCCTGCTTTGCTGTCTTCACATAGCAGTCCACGATGCCGCCCGGATTGATGTTCACGTTGTTGAATCTGGAGCGCAGCAGCGGTGTGTCTTCACCAGCTGCAACAGATAAACCAAGCACAGCGACAGGTGCCTTGGAGAACTTCTTCTGCAGTCCATAGAAAGAACCGATGCCAGACTCTGCAGTGTTGTATTCGGCGCGAGCCATGAGTTCGGCATCTGTTTCAACGTTGGAACCACCAGTAACCGGGCTGGTTAATTCTGCATCAATGATAATGCTGGTACTGAACCCGATTGTGACAGAGCTGCCAACCGGAAGCTCCAGTTGACCAGGCATCGCGCTAACAACAGGAACATTGGCAATCCAGTAGTCCCCGTAGGGAACTGACTTGATGTATGTGAAATTCGATGTTGTTCCCGATGTATCGCCATTGGTAATCAGGTACTGCTCAGGCGTCACCATCGTAGCACCGCCTACGACGAACTGCGAGCCTCTTGTAATGCGCAGGACCGGCTGGGCCAGTGTAAGCGTCAGGATACCGCGTGCGCTGGTCCCCTGAAGCCTGGTGACAAAGTAATTGGATGCCACCATATCAGCGACTGGGTTCTCTGTAGCCTGGGATGTTTTCAGATACATGACACTGGACTGCGCCAGCATGTTCAGGAAGTTATCCCTGGACCAGGCCATAAGGTAGGCAGCCGGCCGGACAATGAGTTCTCTGATGACGGAACCAGCCTTTGTGATCAGGTTGGGAGACGACTGCGCCAGAGCATCGGCTGCCGTGTTCTCGGCATTATTGAATGAGCTCTGTGTGGGTTCTATGTAATCAGCCATTGTTCAGCTTTCCTTTCACTGTTGTTCCGTCTTGCAGTATCAGCGTGAGTAATGCAGAGCCATCCTCGAAGCCCTCACCGGTGAAGCTGGCTATAAGTTCTCTGTCTGACTCATCCAGCATGTTCACAGCAGAGGCACAACTGGTAGCCAGGACTGCATCGAAGACTTCCTTGATTGGGATATTTCCGCCTTCAATAAAGTTCCACAGCGTGTATCCGCCATCGCCCTGTCTGTAGCCTGTAGCACCGTCACTGAAGAGCATGACATAGAGCCTCTGCAGAAGCATCAGCCCTGTGTCCTCAGATGCTGTTCTCGGATAGAACTCGACAGCGCCTTCTTCAGCCGGTATAATCTGGAGGTCTTTCATTGCGGAGACTCCTCGATTGCTTTGATCTCACGTTCCAGTTTCTCAGAGCGCATCACAGCATTCACCAGGCATGCCAGCATCAGACCCTTGTGCCCTGTATTGATGATTTCAACGTCTCGCTGGGCACGGGAGGCTTCATGCACTGAGCGCACTGCCGTCGCTGTTTCTGCTGTGGACTTTGTGGAATTGACTCCAAATCCCTGCAGTTCTTCGGCATATTTGGAATCCGATTCTGCTCTGGACGGCATTGTGGGCGCCACTTCTTTCTGGTACCGCCTGGAGACAGCGGACAGAATCGTGTGCAGAGCCGCACGTTCTATCTTGGTAGCCAGGAGCAGGATTTCCTTGGAGTGCTTCATAACATGCTCCTGACATCAGACATCATGCCCATGATCTTGGCGCGGCGCTGTGATACGGCAGCCGGTGTGACATGAAGTTTCTGGGCGATTGCTGTGTTAGACAGAAGCGGCCGGCCGTGCTTGCCGGAGGACCATTCCATGATCTTCTGGTCAATGGGACCGACGCTGGCATAGACATACTCAAAGTAATCGTCGTCATCCAGGTCGGACATACCAACATAGGACTGATGTGTCTCTGGGTTGATTGTGGAGCTGTCGTTCCTGATCTTGTTCTGGTCGAGAATCTTGTTGATCTTCTTCAGAGAGAATCCAGAGCGATCAGCCAGTTCCATCGCGGAAGGCTCGCGACCTTTCTGATCCTCGAACTCAGCGGCCAGTTCCTTGACATAACGTGACTCAGCATAACTGCGTTCAGAGACCGGCATGATGTTGTTGCGCTTGGCACCGAACCGGTACAGGCGCTTCAGGGTATGGAACACATGGGTACTGGGATCCGTGCCGTAGGATGGATCGTAGGAACGGGCCGCATCGAGAGCCAGCTTTGTGGCCTTGATGTACAGGGACTTTTCCATGCCTGGAGCAAAACTGGTAAGCGCCGAGTTGATAGTCGGCTTCAGCTTCTTCAGCATGAACGACGTTTTCTCCGGCGTCTGGTCCTTCTGCCAGTCCAGGACCAGGTTCTTGAGCGTCTTGGTCTTGAACTGCTCAATGGGCGCGACAGTAATGTCTTCGTCCAGCTGCTCCAGTTCTTCTGCAGTCGCTTTGGGCGTTACCTTTTTGATCTTATCGAAGATGTTTTCCATGTGTCACCTCTATTTACCTGTAACGTCCTGTCTTAATGAAAAGCACTGTAGATCTGCTGGGCTACGTTTGCTGCGTTCCTGTCGAATGACGACTGCGAACCGAGCAGACCACTTACTGCTGAGTGTGTTGCACTGAAGTTGGTATCAGCAGAACCGAGCAGGTTGTTTATTGCACTGTGCGCAGCGGAGAACGTGGATGCGGAACCTGACGAGCTGTCACCCCACAGGCTGTTCATACCAGAGGACCCTGTGTTCTTATTCAGCTTCTTGTAGAGCTGGCACTTGACATGTGGCTCATTCCTGTTGATCAGACGCACACGCTCCAGGACAATGCTGTAGGTGCTATTTGTAGAGGCACCGGACGTATATGTGTATCGGACCTGTCGCAGAATACCACGGTAGCCCTTGATATCGACAGCCTTTCCAATATGGTTTTCCAGGCAGCCGATGGAGTCATTCAGACCGAATCGAATGTCAGACGTCAGCTGGAAAGTGGCAACATCGGATGCCCCGTGCAGGAACACGAACATAGCCTCTGCAATCAGGTCTGCAATCTGTGCTCTGCGCTGGAAATCGGCCTGCTGTTGGCTGGTCAGTGTCTTGTAGCCGCCCTTGGCTTCATTGTCGTTGTCCGGTTCGTCTTCCGGAGTCTTTTTGACAGCCGCTGAAACATCATCTGTGAGATATGCGAAATCCAGCCATGCCGGAGCCCGGAAGAACCGTGTCTTGTAGTAATTGGACTCCATGTTGCGCTTGGCCTGCTCCAGCCACTTCACGTTTCTGTCACTGGTGTACCGCAAACGAGCCCAGTCTGCGACATCCTTGTTCAGGGAGAATACACCAAACAGACCGGTAGACTGCCCGCTGGTCTGAGATCCATCCGTGTCACCAACACCGTCCGAGTAATCAACAACCAGGACTTCCGGATCGTTCAGGTGCTCCATGTGGTTCAGCACCGTGTTGCAGCCTGTAACGAACATGTCCGGAATCGTCAGGATGTCCGTTGCGTTCCACGCCTCAGACGGGATCAGCTCCATACGGAAGTCGTCAGCAGAGCCTCCGTAGACGAAGTGCGGAACCACATTCATCAGGAAATCCATGCTGCTGAGAACGCCGACCAGCGACGCCAGTACAGAACTGCGTTGCAGGTTATCAATCAGAGCATTACAAAGATGCCGATTAAAACTCTTCTCAGCTCCTGTCTTGTGCAGCACGTCAGTGTTCACAGCATAGTCACACCACAGACAACTTTTGATATGCAGTGTATTGTCATCCAGGTGTAACTCGCCAGTATCCTTGGACTCCGCGATCTTCTGCGACAGTGTATCAAGGCTGGTTACATCCTCATTACGGCTATGCTCAACAATGGCATTGGACAGATAGGCTGCTTTCGTCAGGATGTCCTGTCCGAGCAGATCCTTGCTGTAGTTCTCTACAAGATTGTCCGCCGTCTCGCCTTCCAGATACACAAACGGATCCACGAAACCAGTTTGTGCAACACCGTTTGTAGGCAGCTCTGCCTGTCCCTGGGCTCCGTTGACCATGATTGAACCGATGGTCTGTCTGTAGCCGGCAATCGGCGCAATATGGAGCATAGCCCCGATACCCATACAGAGCACTCTCACAGAACGTGTCGAATTACCACTGGTCTTCACAAGCTCTGTAACACTGATTATGTAGCCTTTGAAAATAGCGCTCTTGCGTGTGCCGTCGTTATCTGCCTCATACAAAGTGCAACGCAACAGTTTGGCGTCTTCCCAGCGCTTTGCAACGCCCTGCTCTATGAGCATTGTAAGACTGCCGTCACTATCTCTGTGTGTTGCACCTTCACCGGATATCGGTTCACCTTGACCCACAATAAGGTTCAGTGTTGGTAACTCGTTCATGCCCATCGTGTAATCCGCAGATGTGCAGCAGAACATAGCCGGCTTAGAAGAGCCGGACGCATTTTTCAGATTATGTACCCCAAGCAGCAGTACGCCGTTGGAATGGGCACTGAGATCACGCTTCATTACGGAGTTCCCTGAGTATCTGCAGGCAACCTGCTGCTATGTAGTCAATAAAGGTAGGAGCCTGGAGCTTCGCCTTGATGTCATCATCCAGGTACTCTTTCAGCGCCTGGTAAGACTGGGTAGAGCCTATGAGATCAAACAGACAGAACCGCTGATCATCATTTCCGCTTTCAGGAGGCCTGCCCACTGGGACATAGGTATTCACAGGGTCGAGTTCTTGGATCTCCTTGCCGAAGATCGTGCTGAGTACCGCGTGGCAGATAAGACAGGCAAACATAGCACGTCTGGCTTCCGGTACCGTGAGGCAGATGACAGCCAGAATATTGTTGATCTTGTCGTTGGACTTGCAGACCGTGAACTTCTTCTCGTACCACTGGTAAGCACCTGCTGCGGACACCGCACCATGCAGGATTCCGTAGAGCTTATTGATCTCAATCATCGTCTGACTCCTATCAGGTCCAGTTCATATGTATATGCCGGAATGATGCCCTGTCCTTCTTTTATGGGCGTCTGCGTCTTGAGTTTGAAGAGCACACAGCGGAATACGCCGCTCTTCGGCGAAACAGAAGGTGTAATGCTGATGTCAATGCGGTTCTTGATATTGGCGCTCAGCTTATTCGCCTCATAGAAGTCCATGATCTGCTTGTGCTGCATAGAACCGCCACTGCAGACGACGTTCCCGTAGAAGTTCACACCCTGAAGCATGATCTGAACTGGAGCATCGCCAAACTCGGACACCAGAAAGTCAGCATTGAGCGTCTTGGCGATGCTCATGTCAACAGACTGCTGGATATGGACTCCAGTGACCGGCATGTGTGCATACAGCGCACGCAGCCTCCCTGCTTCATTGGTGCCACCGACTGTAGTACCCTCACGGAAATACTGTGCAGTACGCACCGGTGTTATCGTCAGGAATGACGTGTTCGCATCCGGTATCGGCTGGAAGGATATGCCACCAGTCTGATTGAAAACTCTTATGCGCTCAGCCATATGTTATCCTTTCAGCTTGTTTGTGAGACTTGTGATAAGTTCCGGAAGACCTTTCAATGCTCCACCGAGATCATCCAGTACCTTGTTCAGCTTCTCGAAGATACCGCCGTCACTAAAAGCCATCGCCATAGCCTGTTCCGGAGAGAGACCTGCGGATGTCAGCCCTGTCTCCTGCATGACGGATGTATTCACAGCCTGACCGACCTTAGCCAGCTGTTTCATGATGTCATCACGTTCTGCATAGCCTTTGAGCTGCTCTTCACTCCAGTCCTTTTCAGACTTCTTGCCCAGGATTACATCTTTCTGATAGCTCTTCAGGAGTGCATCTGCGTTGTCGCCTGCGTAGTTGGTTATGATGGTTTTCGCCTGTTTCAGCACATCGCTGACAGCACCTTCCTTGTCTTCCATAACCTTCTTCGCCATTTCTCGGCGGACCATACGCTGGCGCTCAACAGACGGGCCGGAAGCAACGTATGCTTCATGGTGTTTCTTGAGCTCCTTCTGGAACTCTTCGTCAGACATTTTCTCTTTCGCGGATTTCCAGTCAGACCAGTAACGATCTCTGTAATACTCGTTGTCCAATCCGGATTCTTTGATAGCTTCAAATTGTTTATCAGCACTTATTATGATGTTATTAAGCTGCTTGATGTTCTTGCCATCATCCGTGAGCCTGTTCAGAGCACTTGTTGACAGATTGAGCGCAGTTGTCAGTGTTTCCTTACTGACCGTCTTGTCTTTATAGCCTGCAAGGAACGGCTTCAGCGCCGCTTCTCTGTCCGGGTCCGACATAGCACCTGTCATGAAATCCTTCACAGCTTTCATGCCGCCTGCTTCCTTGATCATTTTCAGGTTCTCTTTGTCTTCCTTCGACATGTTCTGGATATTCTGCAATGCATCCATAATGAGCGGACGATCTTTGTATTTGCTTCTGATGTCGTCCAGACTAATACCTTTTCCGTTGTTGATGATAAGGTTCGTGACAGCTGTCTCCAGCGTTGTATCATTCTCCATGATACTGCCGAACAACTCTTCCATCATCAGGGTACGTTCACGGAGCTCATTTGCTCGCTTCATGGCAATGCCCGCATCACGCTGCTGCGCATTCTTGTGCAGGTCCACATTAAAAGCCATAAGGTGCTTATCCTGCTGCAGCTTCGACCAGGCAGCGTACTGTGCCTGTTCATCTGCATTCTTGGACTCGCGCATGCCCTGGAACATCCTGTCGATTTCATCTGTGGTCATTCCGTTCATGCCGTTCATAAAGGCATTGATGACTGTGTCCATGCCCCTTCTGGCAGCAACGGAGGATTCCGACAGGATAATAGAAGCGGCACGACGACGAACACCTGCGGCACTGGCTATGTCCATGCCGAGTCCGGCGGAAACAGCTTCACTGTACCCAATCGAGCGTGTTCCTTTATCATGCAGTTGTTGCATTGAGCTTGCACCAGACAACTGCAGCAGCGCGGATTCCTCATTGTATCCGCGACGGAGCAGACTGTCATAGTTCTCACGGAATGCCGCCATAGCCGCCTCGGAGTCCCGTTCTCCCTGAGAGTTCCTGTAAGCCCCACCGTTGCGCTGCTCCCACATGGAGTAGGCGAGGTTCACATTATTCGCGTAGGGAGATGCAGCTTGCCTCATCTGGCGTTCTGCCACGGCCTGTCGGTAAGAAGCCTGAGACATCATCAGAGGTGTGTTACCAGAGTTCACAGCCATAAGAATGTTTTGGGAAAGAGAGCCAGCAACTGTATCCAGATAGTATGGCGTATTCATCTGCGCAAAGCTACCCTGCAGTTGCGTTGTCATCTTCTGGACCTGGTCCAGTGTAAACGCGCCTGTCGCGACACCGTTGGAAAGGTTCTTGGTAAGATTGGCTACCGTCTGGCTATCGAGCTGATTGATTCCTTTTCCTGAGATCTCTTCCAGGAATCTGACCATGCTTGGAACATCGTCGCCGAAGAAGTCTTTGAGAGGAGACATAGCGCGAGTCAGGTTCTTCATCCTGGTACGTAGTTTCTCCAGCTCGTCTTCTATCTGTTGCTCTGTCTGGGCACCTGCAGCGAACGGCTGATTCTTTGTCAGTATAGCAAGTAGGGCACTGGACTCATTGAGTGACATCATGCCGTACTCACTCTTCCTGTAATCCAGCTCTCTTGAACCGTTTTTGTTCAAGAATATATCACCCAGTCTGTCTGCCTTGACACGCCAATTCTCATCACCACGCCACATCGCCTGCCTGGCAACGTTTGCAGTTGCTTCCCGCATATTGAAGCCAGCCATCATCTGACCAGTCGGGTCCCAACCGCTCATTTGCATGAGCATGTTCAGGACCGTGTTGTCCATCATGCCCTGTGTCTTATGCTCGATGAAGGCATCATAATCTGTAAAACCACCAGCTTTACCCTGAGCAACCAGTTTAGCGAAATCAGACTGAGACGTGGCTGTACGTTGCCAACCCTGGAAGAACTGATAACGAGATGCAGCCTGTTGCTGCATCATCTTGGAGATGCCAATAGAGTTTGCCTGGGCATTCATGTTCTGCATCATGATCCCGAAATTGGTCATGTTGCTGTACAGTGTGGCATTCCACAGCGGGTCGTTGGCGCTTATACCCAAGTATGGCTGAATGACAGCACCTTTCAGGAAGCTGAGAAGCTGCTGTCCCATCTGGGCGCTCAGCGGGTCGCGCATGTCGAAACCGAACATGCCGAGTCCACTCATTAGAAGTGAGTTAGGAGTAAAATTTACAGGACCCTGTTCGTACATTTGTGTAATGCCTTACTGCTGTTGTGCCTTTGCTAATGTTTCCGGGTCAAGTTCAAGCCCGACCTTATGCAGCGCCTTCCAGTAGACATCCATCATCTGGTCTTCGGACATGTTGTTGAAATCAGCTGGCTTCGGTATGCTCGGCAACTTGACTTCCCTGCCGACTTGTAGATCGAACAGAGTGTCAAGGTTCTCCGGCGTACCTAAACGGCTGTTCATGCTGCGCCAGTGCAGCTGAAGCGTTGCACGGTGCTTCAGAACACGAAGCGCAAGCCGATTGCGGTTGTCGTCTGGGTCTCTGGCGTATTTGTCAAGAATGTGGTAGGTATCGAACTCCGGCAGGCAGAGCATCAGGCTAACTCGATACCCTGCCAAAAATTTTCGTCGAACCCTGCCTCCAGCAGAATCGTTTCAATGCCCCTGAAATCGCTGGCAACCCTGTTGATGATCATTGGCGGGGTACTCGACAGAATCTCAGGCTTGGACAGCGATGCATAGGCCTTCTGCAGGTCTTCCAGAAACGCCTTCTTGTTTTCGTCCGTAGTCAGGTCCTCGTTCTCCCACTTGTCGGCCAGTGCACCGCAGGCTTTGACAATGTGCTGTGCCGGGAAGTATGTCTTGGAATCGTCCTTCGCCTGCACATAGATCTCCTGGATGCTGCAATAAGCATTCACGATACCCAGCAGATCACGCACGTTATTGTTGCTGCTGATATCTGAAGACTCAGTCATGTACACGAACCGGTACAGCTTCATAGCCTCCTCACGTTCCGCAGCGCTGACCGTGACACGCAGTTTGCCGTCGAACAGTCTGAAGGTATGCTTGAACGGGACACCAGTCATGATACTCGCAAGATAGTCATCGACGATCTCGCTGTCGCATTTGACAGGCTTCTTCAGTGTTTCCTGTCCGCAGCACGGGCACTTCACCATCTTGGGTTTCTCTTCATCTGGCATGTCAGTTCTCCTTTGTCGTGTTGGTTATGTAATTGGAAATGAGGTCAGCTTCTTTATAGCCGGTCTGTGTGATCTTGGCAGATTGCCAGATATCCCAACCGGGGTAGCACGCAGTGGTCGTACCCGTAACGCTGATAAACGGCTTTTCCTGCCAGGCAACTTGCGAGACATCTCCGACGATACTGCGAGTAGCCTCCTGCCAGACCATACCAGGCACCTTCAGCTCTGTAATGTCGTAATACTCTGGGAACGAGAAGCTGTTGTTCGCTATGTAGGCATCCTGGTAGAAGGTCTGTGCAGCAGCCTGTGCGTATGCAGAACCAGAGCTCTTCTCAATGTTCCCATTCAGCTTATTTGCCGGGACATCCACCGGTGTGAACGTGATCGTTTTGTCATCCAGGATATTGCTGTTCGTTACGTACAAGCTGCGGCGAGATATAACGTCAGCCAGCGCACGGATACTCTTACCGACACTGAGATCGCCGGTCATCTCCATGTCTCCACGCATCATAATGAACGGATTTGAGTTGGTGTCGATGATAATCTCGCGCTCTCTGCCGTCCCTGACAACCTTGACAACCTGGACACCGTCCATCGGTGAGATCTGGAACTGAGCAGGCGCAACAACAGCCTCTGCATACAATCCTATGATGCCGCTCCCGACAGAAAATGCCGTGTTCACTGTGCCTGTTGTAACCACTGTGAATAGCTCCGTGTCTACAAGATGACTATGTCCGTGCTCGATAATAGCACCCTTGTTGCCTGCATCAAGAATCAGCGTGCCAGGCTGTTCTGTCTGTTCGATACGACCTTCGCTGTCACTGGTACCCTTGTTGATGCCGACATACAGATTGTGCCCCGTGAACGCAGCGTTACCGAGGCTCTTGATTACAATGCCTGTGCTGTCTGTGTTTCTTGGATCATCACACTCCAGCGACAACCTGCCTTTCCCCTCTGTTGCAGCCGCCAGCTGCATATCACCTGTAGAACGCAGATATACTGCTTTCGTGCTGTTGATGACAACGTAGCCCTGTGTGTTCAAAGACAGGTGTCTGGGAACCATCGCGCTCATGTCTCTACCGGGACGCTGTATGAGGTCCAGCGCCGGGCTGATATAGATATTGCCCTGGGACATGCGGATCTCGCTGCCGTAGCCGTCCACAAACAGAATAGAGCCGTCTTCTGTGAACCGCATGAAAGCACTGGAATCGAAATACACATGTGTGCGTCCTGTCGCAGGATCAGTCAACGTGAGCCAGCGCGGAATGTCGTACTGTTGCTGCTCGACGGGACCGGCTGTCTTACCCTCGGAATCATTCCACTTGAACTGCTGATTCAGTGGTCTCTGTGCGATGTACAGACCCTGTTCTGCGAGCTTCTGTTTTAGTGTTTCTATGTAGTCACCAGACAGGATCTTTTCAGTAAGCTGGTTGATAGCTGCATCCATGATCTCCTGATTCAGTGTGTGCGCCGGAGTCTCTTCCTGCTCGCTGCTATTTGCAGCAGTAGAGCCCTGCTCTGGCTTCTCATATTCATAAGGTGTCAGCAGCTCCATTTGCTTTGCTTCTGCATCATCCTTGTTGACTTTGCCGTAGCCATATTGCAGAATCGCGGGGATACCAGCTGTTTTTCCAATGGAAACACTATGAGCTGATAATGAGGATAGCTCGCCAGATAATGCCTCGCGCTGGCGGGACAGAACAGGAGGTTCTGTTGTGTCGGTGTGCAACTCTGCATCTGGGAACGCAACGACGATCTTTTCCTGACCATCGGCTGTAGCGCCCTTAACTTCCTGCTGTCTGAAAAATGCGACAGTATCATCCAGCTTATCCACGGATGTCAGTACGTCTGTTCCGGCCGGGAGCCCAAAGGCTTCAGCGGCATCCAGCGCATTATCGTCTACAGAGATATCACCTGTCTGCTGGAATGTGGTATCCGTGTGCGTGCTTACAGTTGCAGCCACCATACGGATCTGGTTCTTGATGCCTGCAACGTCGATGAAAGCGACTGGAGAGCCACGGAGCTGTGTCAGGTAACGGCCCACATGCAGCCCTGCAGATCCTCCGTGGTTCACGATATCCACATCACCCGGTAGCACATCCTTGTCCACGCTGTTCGCGTGGTTGTGAAAAGCACCGCCAATGAAGTCCTTCAAGGAGTCGATCATCGTGTCGAAGATCGTTGTCTTCCTGGTGGTCATCTTGTTCGTGTTGTAGAACTGGCGCCCATTGAGCGTGTCCGACATATCTGCGTTCACAGCATTGACAGCACACAGGATGAAGCCGAAATCAGGGCGGTCCAGGGAGCGCATGCAGACGACAGAGCTACCATCCTGGATGTGAGTCTGCAACAAGGCACCGCAAGTAGCATCACTATACGGCAGGTAGCACATCATGGGCGACTTAATATTGTTGGTACCGCCTGATGTCTCAACCTTCGCCATACCGTACTCCGGCATGGACATGATGACTGTGCCTATGACAAGCTCTCCGTCGTGTCTCATGGTCTACTCCTTATATAAAAAGACCCGCCTGTGATTACTCTACAGGCGGGTACACGTATGCCAACGTGATCGGGCTTACTCGATTTCGAGGTTCGTGAAGTTGAACTGCAGAGGCATGTTCACGACCGCGATGTTGTTCTGCTGGCTGATGACAACGTCCATCTGGCGCATGTCGAGGTCATGCAGGTAGAACACCAGGTTGCCGCTGGTATTGCGATCCGGATTGGAGCACTCCAGCGTACCGAATGGACGGAGTGTGAACAGGACCTGATCGTCGGCCAGCTTGCAGCTCTTGGTCACGGCCTTCAGGAAGTTCTTGAAGTCGCTGATGGACGGGCTGAAGATGGTCTGGACAACGAGGGTGCCTTCCGGGGTGCCCTTGATGACAACACGGGAGACGCCGCCACTCGCAGAGGCGTTCAGAGGTGTGATGGTCGTAGTCGGAACAGCGTAACTGATCTGAATGGAGTTCAGGATCATCGGAATCGCGGAAGTCGCGCTGTTGTTGGTACCCCACTGGACGACTGCGCCCTGGAGTGTCCAGGTCTCGGTCGTGGTATTCGGGGAATTGAAAACAGAAATTTTGTCAGACATGGTTCAGTCCTCCTTAAATAACCCGCAGGGTAATCTTGAACTGATTGAACGGCTTTGGCGGGTTGCAGGTGATAACCGCGTAGATACGGTCCCTGTTGATAGGATCCTTGTAAATCTTGTCCAGAGTCCAGGAAATCAGCTGGGCACCGATGTAGGCGCTGCCGGAGCGGTTGATGCATTTGCTGTCCATCAGAATAGTGATGTCGTCGGATAGCGCCATGATCATGGTGTCACTGATGTTGGAGCAGCCAACGCTCTCTTCACCGATGTGGCAGAGGCTCAGGCAGATCTCGTCGATGTTGGCGACGATGGATTCCTCGTCCTGGTTCAGATCATTGGCAACCGCTGTCGTGACCTGGCGCATGTTGATCGGCACATCGTCAGTGTTATTGCCAATGATCCAGATGCCCTCGGCACCAATAGCCTTCAGCTGTCCCTTCGTGAAGCCGTTGGGTTCACTGACAGTGAGGAAGTCATACGCAAGATTGGACAGCGGGCGATGGCATGGCTGGTAAGAGCGCATGCCGGCGGGAGCCGCAGCCAGGATGTAGTTCGGGATCTTCTCGTTGTTGTACTTGGCAACGTCGGCCCAGACAGCCTGCGCCTTGTAAGAGCTCTGGAGCTCTTTGCGAGCCGCGATGACCTTGTTGACACGCTCCCAGTTTCCGGACTCCGTGTAGTCATACACATTGTCAAGCCCGTACCACAGGGTGCGGCGGACCTTGGATTCCTCGTCTTCGGAGATCGCGATGACGTCATTCAGGAGAGCTGCAATGATGGTGCGGTCGCCAGTCAGCGGGACGATGCTGTAAATCTCTTCGTACTTGCTGAGGAAATCGAGCGCTTCCTGGAAACTGGCGGTGGTGTCATCCGCAGAGTTCGGTGTGGTGAAATACACGAGCGTGTCGGGAGCCGCGAGGCAAGCCAGCTTGACAGCCAGCGCCAGCGGATTCGCCATGCAGGCGCCGCCGAGGATCTCGTCCACAGCATCGGCGTTGTAGACACTGCCGAGTTTGCCTTTCCACTTGTTGGCGATCTGGCGGTACTCGATGGAGAAGTCCGTCTTGCAGTCCTGAAGGGCAGCGAACGTGCCGCCGACAGAACCATACACAGTAGCAGGAACTGTGAAGGAACCACCAGAAAGACTGACAGCAACCGCGCTGGTATTGCCTGTGACATCGGAGAACAGCTCCGCATCCTGCGTGACAAGGAACTTGATTTCAGTGACCTTGGCCGCTGTACCAGTAATGGTTCCGGCCTTGGGTGTTGCGACCACGGTGTCGTAGCCGCTGTTATCGCTGGACTTGATGATGGCCGTGATGACAGCAGTACCGGAAACACTGGTGCCGGAGATCGCGACAGTATCGCCGACTTCCGCTTCGCGGGTGCCGAACTCCGCAGCAGCCGTCTGACCAGCGCCAGACTTCACATTCTTTCCGACCTTCAGCGTAACGCTCTTGTCTGTGCTCTTGAGGCCAGAAGCATAGGTACCGCCGGTGACGGTGACATGTGCGAACACACCATCCTCGACGAAGAGCTTCTGATACTCGATGGCGACCGAGGAGCCGTCCACGGCGGCTACAGTGGCGGTGCCATCGAGCAGAACTTCTGTCGTCATGTTCGGCAGCGCCTGCGTGGAAGCTGTGCCAGCCTTGTAGTTGATCTCAACTGTAGCGGCCTCGGATGAGACATCTGCCCTGTGCAGATAGTAAGGCCGGCCGATGCACGCCACACTCAGGACGGTCTGGTTTCCGACGTTGGAAGCCACGAACTCCTGCGTGAGTGTAACGCCAGGGAAATTGAACTGTTTAATAGCCATAGGATATATCCGATCCGCTGACATTGTTTAACAACCGAAGTGTCAGCTCTTCTTCGGCTGTGATTGTGGTTCTTATAGAAAGAAAAACGTTAATCATTGTGTGATTCCTACCTTGGAACGAACGCCACGGAACACAGGTCCCTGCGTATCAGTTTCCCATCCGATGCAACCAACTGTCTGAATCTGAATGAAGGACTGATAGGTCTCTTTGGCTGCTTTCTCATCGCCTGTATGCTTCGGTGCCGTTACACCCTGCACGATGAATCGCGACAACATGCCGCTGTCCTCGACAAGCAACTTGGAGTTTACCGTCAGAAAGTCTTCAATAAGACCAGCCAGCAACAGCGTACCGTCGTAGCTCTCGGTGGTGATACTTATGTTCAATGGGATGATCTTGATACACTGGTCATGCCACATCGGTCGTGCTCCATTGAGCCCCATAGGTGCGCCACCCGCCAGGTTTACACCACTGTTGTCATGCACGGTATCTCCCACAAAGACAACAATCATAGGCGTCGTGTTTGCCTTGGTCGTGTTCTGCGCGTATGCCGTTCCAATGTCAAATTTGGCAAACAGCTTGGTCTCGTCCTTCTTGTCCTGGCGCCAGAGCAGATTCTTCAGACGATCATCCTTGATGTTGATAGGATCTGCAAAGAAGTTCTGCAGAATATTACAGAGCCAGTGCATGATTCGGTAGGCAGACAGCCCACCTGGTCGCATGGTATCTGGGTTACCTTCTTTCGTGTAGTCTGTAACGATAGGGTTCACAACTGCTCCTCCAGTGCTTTCTGCCAGTCAGACATAGCCTGCTCTTCCAGCACATGTTCGAGTTCTGGTGTATATGCAACCTGATCAGACTGATAGATGTCTTTGAGCTCAACTTTTTCATCGGCAGGCACTTCGTACATGATGTCTGTGTACTCGATTTTGCGCATCTCGAAAGCATAAATCAGCACAGTCTGTTTATACACAGATGCCGGTGTGACTTTATGTACGGAAAACCTCTTGTTTGTGCCATCCTCGACCCAGACATCACCGTAACGGATCCAGGGGAACGCAACGCACTTGCCGGTAATTGTCTCATGCCCCTCAACAGCATCAAAACTCTGTTCCTCACCTGTCTGTGGTGTATCCTTCAGGACAGACATGCTGATACCTTGGTAGTAGCCACCGTCGTACCCAGTACCCAGACAACGAGGACAGTGCTCATTCACAGTGTTCTGGTTATCGAAGTCTGTGCAGTCCGGGCACCGAACACCCCAGTGCTTCTTTTTAAGCAGCACACCGGTGCAACCAGATATCTCGATCTGCTTCTCGACCTGTGTAACTACATTCTTGGCTTCGGCGCTGAATGGCCACGCCTCGGTAGTGCCGGCCGCGACAATCGGGGAGAAATACTCCTGCAGGGGCTCGTCACCTTCCTGTTCACCAGGGACATACAGACGAAGCCTGTAGTGCTCGTTCATGTACTTGTTGTAGTTCCGCAGTCTGGGATCTTCCCAAGTACAGACATTCTTCACGTCCGGAGCGAGAACCTCCCAAGGACCACCTGCTCTGGAATTTTGAACTTCAAGTTGAAAATTATCAGGGAAAGTCAGTCCTGCAAGTACGTTCCAGGATAGCTGCCTGTGATTATTCGGCAGGATGGAACAGACAAAGGATGTGAAGATACTGTCGGCCATGTTACCACCAGCCGGTGAGTCCGCCGAACTGCGGTATGTCAATCCAGCCGTAGCACTCGCCCATGTTCAGTTCAGCCTTTTTCTCGTTGACAAAATGAATCCACTCGCCTCTGGCCGCCTGTGCCAGAGCGATATACTGCGGACCCTTGTCACTGGTATCCAGTGTAAGTCCTGCAGCATTGTACTGCATGCGGTTGCGAGTGTACTTGTAGGCAATCTGCTGCATGAGATAACCGACCACGCCCTTGATGAGATGCTCACGGAACGGGAAGTTCTTGGAGTTGAAGTGTGTCTGCAGCGTGGGCGGTTTCTCCTCCCACTCGTCGATGCAGCGCTGTACAGCGGCGTAGATCTGGATGTCCGAGAACTCCAGATCATCGAGCAGCACGTTGGCTTCCGGGGACACATCCATAATCGCCAGCCGGACGTCCATCGCAGTGATTGTGTTTGGATCGCTGTCGTTGCTTCCATCCATGCCCTTCCTGATACACAGATAAGCACGGTGGTCGTGGCGCAGCACATCGTTCGCGTCATAGAGCTTGAACTCTCCGTACCAGACGCCATTATTGTGGTTCACCTCGTCCGGTCCGAGTTCCAGCGTGACCTTTCCGTCTGCATCAAAAGTACACTCTTTCTGTATTTTCCGTGCAGACGAGTTCATCGTCGGCCGCGCTTCAAACATGACCTTGGCAATACCGGTCATATCCAGCGGGATCGCGCCGGTGTAGTCCTTTGTCAACTGGATTGTGAAGGTATGCGTGACACCCGTCACTGTTTCCAGGACAGGGTAGCCGTATGAGTTGGAGCCAATGCCGTTGCTGACAATGGAGGACTGACCCTCGTTGCCACCGCCGCCGGCAATACCGCCCTGGCCGCCTATATTTTCAGTCAAGCAAATGTCGGCCATGATTCAAACCTCACGGAATTTGAATGTTGCTGCTCGTAGTATTCGGATTGATGGCAGGAGTCGTGGTAACTGTCGTCGCCTTGTTGGTGAGAGCAAGTCGGCATGGACAGGTCTGTTCATGACTCTGGATATACTTGAGGAGCTGCAGCTGGACGAGATTGTTGAGCGAAGATTCTGACCACATACTGCCCTTCATCTCGTTCACGGTATCCACCAGTGTTGACACTTGCGTTTCCAGTTTGTCAACCGGTTTCAGTTTCATGCTGAGAATCCACCACATGACAAACAAAAAGCCCGACAGGGCTATGATGCCAGTGAAGATTAGGATTGCAGCACTGGATGTCTGCGGCTGCGAAAAGGCAGCTCTCAGCGCTTCGATCTCTTCAAGTGTCAGATTGTTCATTATAGGATGTGTCCTCTGTTATATGTTTAGCGGTTCTCACCATAGGTTCCAGTCTTGATGACCTCATAGGCGATCTGCTTTGGCACAACACTGAACAACGCTTTCCAGCCGCCTGGATATGCAGATGCTGTCGGCGCTGCATAGGCTGTCGTTGTCCCGCCACTGACAGACATCTGTGGGTCTGTGTAGAAAATGGTACCCACCACAGGAACCAGCGTATCTGTGAAGATCGCGGCTGTCCCGTTTCTCCAGGCAAAGCCCCTGGCTGAATCGGATTCCTTGTAGCGGGAGAATGTCATGGATCCGCCGCCCTGCAGAGCGATTGTTGTCGTAGCAGGTACGGAGATCATGCGTTTTGTTTCGTAGATTTCAGAAAGATTGAGCGTGACACTGGACTCACCATACTGGACACAACGATTGGGCAGCTGCCAGAGAATACCGTTGCTGTCTACAACGCCGACAAATGGGGCGGTTGTATTGAGTGTGCAGGTGAGATTCGCGTTGACAGAAGCAATCGTGATGGCTTCACTGGCGCCTGTTGTCTCGTAGTCCTTTTCAGGTCTACGAGCCAGAACCCTGCCCTGCTGTATGATGTATGGTGTTTTCACAGTGTCCATGTGTCACGCTCCTGTGCTTTAATCCTTCTGGACCGGGAAATCCCAGCACTCGTTGATCGGGACCCAGCGCACAGTCTCTTCCTCGACATTTGCCCAGAGGTCCACAGTGAACTCATGCTTGAAGTCCGTGATGTTGCCCTGGTTGTCGAAGACTGTGATCTCACGCCACATACCGATCTTGTGCTGGTTGTCTCCGTTGAAACGAGTATAGCGCGTCACGGTCTTGTAGCCTGTACTGGCTTCCGTGCTGGTGACGCATTTGATCTGATACGGCATCGGCGCATCGACAGGATTGCTCGTCTGTCCCCCACGCAGGCGCCCATACAGATCATAGAAAAGGGAAGATGCCATTTGTCAGTCCTTCTTGCTGAGTTTGAACTTCTTGACGACTGCCTCGAAGGTTTTGGTGTAACGCAGAGCGGCCGCCTTGAATGTGACCTGATCCTCGCCGAACCAATCAGTCAAAACTTCAAGTGCCTCTTCATATTTCTTAGCGGAAAGCAACTCGTTGACTTCCTCTTCGACTGCCTCTTCGGTCTTTTCCTCGACTTCCTCTTCAGCCGGTTCTTCCGCAGGCTCTTCAACTGGTTCCTCGGCGGCCTCGCTGACAGGCTCTTCGGCCTTCTCTTCGTCAGCCTTCTTGTTGAAACCACGGCCGCCGCGATCCTCGATGATGCCGTTGCTCATTTTGACAATGTCCTTCAGATCCTCGCCGACCTCGACAACGCCGGGCTGGTCAACGATCTGGGACTTCATGCCGAACTTGCCGGAGAGCTCGTCCATGCCCTTGCTGTTGGCGACGACAACGCGGTTGCCGAGAACCTTGTAGTTCTTCTCCTGCGTTTCTTCTTTCTTCTGCGCTTCCCCGACTTTCGCCTGGATAACCTGTGTCGTCTGCACCGGCGCGACGTTCAGGTCGCCGACGGGACTGAACGGGATGATTTCCTGGCAGCCATTGGGTTTCATGACGCGGAGCTCCAGCGTGACATAGCCGCTCGTGACTTCCGCCTTGATGGATTCGCGCTGCACCTTGTTGGCTGCAGACCAGATTTCGTATGGGACTTCGGCTGTGCCGTTGGCTTCGAGCCAGGTCTGCTTTTCGGCAGTCCAGTTCACCATGCGGCTGTTGTTCAGTTGGTTGTGAATGATAGTTGCGATAGGTGTCATGGTAAATTCCTTTCAGTTAGGATGGTTGTACATCCTTACTATACAATGAAAAAGGCCCCCTCCGTGAAGAGGGAGCCAGAATCAGTCGCGGACTGGTGAGAGGGATTAGCCTTCCCAATCGACGAGGGTGCCGGTGAGGGACGCACGGGCAACGCCGGGGCTGTTGGCCACGGAGGCGCCGACGCACTCATGGGCGAAGAAGGTCATCCAGATGTCATCGACTTCATCGACGACCATCGTGACGTCGTTGTAGACGTAGAAGCCGCCGTAGTACATCGGGTCGGTGTAGATGAACACTTCCTTGGTCGGGATGAGGTCGGTCTTGATGGTGACGACCGTGTCGATGCCCTGGATCTTGGAGGTGGTGACGCCGTTGACGAACATTTCCTGAGCCATGTCGCCGCCGACTTCGGTACGGTCGAGAGCGCCGAGATCGAAGTAGGTGAGGTCGTTCATGAGGAACTTCTTGGTCATGAGATGACCAGGAGCCACAGGCATGCCCTTCTTGAGGTGCACGAGAGCTTCGCGGCTGATGCCACCGCAGGTGACATAGCGACGGCAGCCCATCCAGGGGTTGACCGTGTTCAGAGGACCGCAGATTTCTTTGTCGAGACCGATGGTGACGTTGTCCTCGACATCCATGATGTCTTTGAGGAGCAGGTCTTCGAGGATCTCAAGCAGAGGCATCTTGTAGGCATCGAGACGGATCTTGTCGATGCTGTACTTCTTGGTCATGATGCGGTTGAGTTCGATGCGGATCTTGTTGCCGTAGATGTTCTCGTTCTTCGGGCCAGTCTCGAAGGAGACCATGTAGGCGCCGGACGAGCGAGGAGCGACCTCGGCGTAGATGATCGGAATGTCGGAGGTCTCGGACGGGTCGAACATGTCCTTCGTGACCTGGACAGGTGGAGTGATCTGACGACGGATGCCGTTGGAGCGGATTTCTGTGCGGAAGTAGTCGTTGGCAGCGAGCGTGCCCTGCTTGCACATGTCCTTGTCGCCGGTGGCGAACTTTGCGCGGATGTCTTCAGAAACGGAAGCAACTTTGATTTGATCCCAAGCCATAGTGAAGTCCTCCTTGGATTAGGCCCCGACAGCCGGGATGAAGTTGGTCCAGAACCCGATGCGCTTCTGGAGATAAGCGTCGTTCGTGTAAGGAACGCGGGAGACGAAGCCGAGGATCGGTTCGGAGCCGGAGGCCTTGAACGGAACCTGAGTAGCCACTGTCAGCTTGCCGATGTTGGTGGTCTTCGCAGCGGTGAGGGCGTCGTTGATGTGATAAGTACCATCGACGAACTCAGTCGTTTCGATTTCGTAGCCGGCAGTCATCGGGATAGCCGTGATCTTGCCGCCGACGGCGCTGAACGTGGAGCGGCGCGGATTCGGGAAGCTGAAGGTGTTGGTGGAACCGTAGATCTCGACGGTCTGGGTGTCGCCCTCGACGCCGGTGGTCACATCGGGATCGAAAGCGTTCTTGAGGGAGATGAAGGGCACCGGGAAGTTGATGCTGGAAGCAGCGGCGAGGCCGATGTTGTACTTGCCAGTGGTCGAATCCAGGTGAACCACCGAACCCTGCTTGATAGCGGAGTTCGCGAGTTTCTTCTCAGGCGTGGAGGCATCGAGTTCGCCGTCGTGTTCGACGCGATACTTCGGGTGTGCTCCGTGCGCCAGAACAGCAGCGTGGTTGATCTGCTGATCGAAGTTGGTGCGTGTGAAGCCAGCCATTGTTGTAACTCCTATGTAGGTTTAATGAAGGCCGAGTGTTTTGCGCATGCGGTCGATGCATTCATCTTCCGGACTGCGCTGTGTGTTTTGACCGATGTGGACAACAGTGCCACCCGCAAGGGAAGCCTGTTCCGCAGCAGTCTTTACTTGAGCGTGCTCGTCAAGAAGACTCTGAATGACAGTCAGGCCGGCATTCATGTCTGTCTTGAAGATCGCTTTTGCCTGTTCCACCTGATCAGCATTAAGAGCGCCGCTCTTAACGAGACTCTGACAGGTGGAGTCAAGCAGGTCCTCATCGACCTGCTTGATTTCCTGGGAAGCCTGCTTGACTGTGGACATCTGCTGCGTCAGGGCGCGAAGATCTTCGTTGACCTTGCGCAGAGATTTGTTCTCAGTCTCCACGGCGGCCAGGCGTTCAATCAGCTCGGAAGCGAGCTTTTCCATTGCCTGTTCTGCCATGTTTCAGTCTCCTCAGACGTTTTTGAGCTGTTCGATGACGTAGGCGACACGCGGACTCTGCGACTGTTTCTGCAGCGAAGCTGCCTTCTCAATCGGTTCCTCTGCGCCAGCGGCTTCTTCACCGCCCATTTCATCGGCATCAATGGATGCCGCAAGTTCCTGAATAATCTGCTCAGGGGATGTACCCTGCTCAGCAGCCGCCGCGATGATTTCCTTCGCGGCTTCCATGTCATCATCACCGGGTTCATCGCCCTGCTGGATTTCCTGGGCCGCAGCAGCGATAAGGTCGATGGGATCAACGCCCATTTCTTCCGCCATGTCGGCAACATCGCCAAGAGCATCTGCAATGTCGTCGGATGTGATCTCTGTACCGAGGACTTCAGAAGCGCCGGCCGCAAGAGCTTCAGCGCCTTCCGTCAGTTCGCCGACTTCCTGTTCGGCATTGGCGAGGTCAGTGACTGCTTCGCCAGTGGCTTCGTCCATGATCTGAGCATCCATTTCCGGATTGGCGGCAGCGGCAGCGTCGAGAGCCGCAGCGGCGTCTTCGGGAGAGATGTCGGCGGCAGCCGCGAGTTCTTCGACTTCCGCGTTCTTCTTCATGGCGATGATGTTGTCACGAGTCGCGGTGAAGGCCGGGTTGACAGAGGCGAGCTTCTCAAGAGAAGCCTGGGCAGCCGCGACGTCTTCCTTCGTGGAACGCGGGCCGAGAGACGCCCACTTGGCGAACACTTCAGTAGCTGTGATGAAGGAATCTTCTTCCTTCTTTGCGGCAGCTTTCTTGTCCTGAATCTGCTTGAGGACCTGGGCGAACGCCGCAGCGCTCTTGGCCTGTTCAGCAGGCATTTCAGCGCTGGAGCCATCGGATTCCTGGGTCTCGACCGTGCTGCCGGTGTTGGCGAGGGCCTGTTCCGCAGAGGTGTTCAGGTTCTGGGCGTTCGGGATGGCGTCGATCTTGGCAGTGGGTTTGTTCTCCGCTGCTTCAGTATCGGCCTGGACGCCTTCTTCGTTCTCATGGATCTCATTGGTCATCTCGCGACCGAGATTGTTCTGAGCCAGGAGATTGGTGTGCGTGATAGTCTGTTTGGCTTCCTTGTTGAGACCGTACTGCGCGAGCAGTTCGGCAACGCGGTTCGCCTTGGTCTGGAGTTGATTGCTCATAAGTGGATTCCTTTATGTTGTAATCCAGGGTTTGGTGTTCTATCAAATGAAAACACGGCAAGTAATCAGCCGCGTTTCCCGATTCCAGCTATTTTCATGAGGGCGTTCATACAGGTACTTTCGTTGTTCTGAGCAGCAAAACTGATGAGGTATCTGGCATATGTCCGGCGCAGGGCTTCCTGTGCGAACTTATTCAGAGACGCCTTCTTGTCTACAGTACCGTGTTTCGGAGCGCCGACGATTGTGATGCGGATAACCCGTGTATTGACAGCAGGGTCCGTCATCCCGAACATCGGAATGAACTTCTCCAGAATGCTGTCGAGGTTCAGATCCACAGGCGGATGCTGGTCGAAAGAACCGTCCAGCAGCTCGTCATTGACATCCTCGTCATCCTCCAGTTCACGCATCATGCAGGACAGATCGCCACAACTCTCGTCGTCACAATCCTTTAGAGCATTGTCTGGATCAGAGCATTCCTTACCGAGCAGTCTGAACAGCATGCCCGGAGTCAGAAGGATGCCTTTGCGGTTTGCACCGTCGATCACCTCATCGGCAGGATAATTTTGAACTTCAAGTTCAAAATCTTTTTCGGCATCGTCGTCATGGTCAAATGCCTCTTTGTCCGGCTTCTTGTCACCTTCGACAATACCTTCGATCTGCTTCTCCATACGAGCCAGCTTGCCCAGAATCATGGCGGCCTTCGTGAGTACCATTGGCGGACGGACACCGACTGCCTGCGTCGCCTGCTGCATGATGTCGTGCAGGGAGCTGGTCTTTGTCAGCTTGTCGCCGTGACCAACTTCCTGGAGCACGAACGCAATCTTGTCGGCCGGCACGTTCACACCAGAAATGTCGTAGAAGTCCGGATGGTCGTTCATAACACAGGCACGCTCACCACAATCATAGACTTCGCCGCGATGATGCTTGAAGTGACTGCAGTGTTCGGAAGCTGTCTTTGCAATTCTTCCGCAGATGTTGCACACGTCGTACGGCACAGACGCCCCAATGCTCAGGTAGATGTTCTCACCTTTGGCTTTCTTCTGAAGCCTGGAAGCCCATTTCTCGGTATCGACTGCAATGATGAGCTCACCACGTTTCATCATGGGGTTGTACTTGGCGGCGATTATCTCACCTGACGGATCAACACCAGCTGTCTTGGTCTGGTGTTCCTGGTACACAGCACCATCCTTCATATAGGTCATATCATGATATTTGGAAAGGCCGCCGTCCAGAACCATCGCTTTCTTCGCCATGTTCTCAGGATGCGGGAACTTGAGTTCAAACGACTCTCCGTTCCATCCGTCAGAGTTCAGATTGGCGCCGTACGTTTCATAGGCTCCAGTCGTAATAACATGGAGGTAGGTGCGATTGGCTTTCTTCTCCAGCTTCTCGATGACATCATCGAAAGCACTGGCACGTTTCACCATCGCAGTCTTGTCCAGACCTTTGCTGCCAACGCCAATGATCTCAACAGGAGGCACATCGAAGTTGAAGGACTCAGGGAGGAAACTTTTCTTCATCATAGGACAGTCTCCTTACGCCGGAAGAGCCGGAACAAGATTGGCACGTTCGGCAGCCGCCAGGATATTGTCGATATCAGCCTGTGTAAGAGGTTGCTGGTTACGACCCGGTGAATATGTAATCTGTCCCTGTGGGTTGGCTCTGATCTGAATATGCATGGTATCCGTCAGGAACTGGTTTCGAGCATTCTGTGCATCAGCCAGAGCTCTCGCACGTTCGCGCTGTGTACGATCATTGTTGCCTTCCGACTCACGAGCCTTGTCAGTCTTTTTCTCGTAGTCTTCACGCATCTCTTTGATGGTGTCCAGAACCTGACCGGCTCTTTCTTCACCTTTGACTTCGCGACGACCCTCAACAACAGCCTTGATAACCGGTGCCTCCGGTGCTTTTGTTTCATCCATGCCCTTAACAGACTTGACAGCGATCTGCTGAGCACCATGTTCATCAGCACTAGTAAGACCGCGAAGAGTCTGAGCCAGAGCCGCGATATCCGCCGTGGAGAGCCGATTATTCTGAGCCAGGAGCTGGGCCACGTAAGAGCGAAGCACCTCGCGCTTGTCCGGACGTTCCAGTGTGGTATCCATGTCCATCGCTTTCTGTGTGGCGAGGAACACCTGCTCGGCAGGATACATGGCGAACTGAGGATCAGCTGTCATGTCGGACCAGCCAAGAAGACGATCTCTGTAGCGATCCTTCGTCAGGAAGTCTGCATCGAGGATTTCGTTCGGAGCCATGTGCGCCGCATTGCCAGCTTGGTACAGAGCATAGGCATTGGAGAAAGCGTTACCGGCTGTATTCGCGACACCGTTGACCATGTTGTCGATGGCGCCAACTGCATAGTTCCCCAGAGCGGCCGGTGTGAGACCCAGCTCACCAGCAAGTTCCGCAGCCATACGTGGAGCCGCCATTTTGACAAAGCCAGACTCGGCCTTCTGGACGAAATCTCCCAGCATGGCCGCCGACTTGCAGAACTCTGTGAGCCCTTCGCCGTACTTGTCCAGCACCGCCTTCAGATTCTCGTTGGCTTCGTGCATCTCGATCATCTTGGCGGCCTTGTCGAAGACTGGATCATTGAACAAAATTGCGTCTGCCGCAGTCTTTGTCCAGTCCGTATGTTCAGGCAGCTTATCCTGGATGGCGTTCTGGAAGCGGTCGCCGTAGTGATTGATCAGACTGGAGAACGCATAGGAAGCGCTGGCATCCTTGATGAAGTGATCAGCCAGTTCCGTCTTCAGAGAATCAGCAACGGCTTCGACATCGCGCTGCTTCTGGAGCACCTCGTAGATGGCGGCCGCGTTCTTGGTCATGACGTTCTCGACGTGCTTGACCAGCCGGTCGTAGTCCACGGTGTCCTCAAAGCAGGCACGGGCAGGAGCCTCGGCAGAGGCTGCCTTCTGCATCGGAGCGCCGGTAACAGTGATCTCGAAATCGGCGGCAGTGAGAGCCGCAGCCTTTTCCAGCGCTTCGCCAGTCATCAGTTCCAGGACCTTGTCCCCATCCGTCAGTTCGAAAGGATCAGCCTTGTGCTCATCTGCCGTCTTCTTGAAAGTCAGCACTGTGACACGCTTGTTGAAAGCACAGGACGCCACTTTTGCGAAACGGGAATCCACGCCCTCTTTCTTGAGTTCATCCGCAAGGAGCTGGTTCCTGTCACGGGATGCGTCATTGCTTGCCAGAATGGCAGCACTTTCGATGGCGTTCGTCAGCTTGCGCTCATCGGAAGAAGATATCTTATTTTCCATCGTCCTGTTCCTTTCGGATGATTACGGGAGTGTATTGGTTGACAAAGTCAAGACCGGAGGAGTTGATCGCCTCCAGTTCTTTCTGGCTGTATGCTCTGATGCCCTCCTCAAGATGACCGGCAAGTTCCTCAAGCGAACTGGATCCGGCCTCCTCGCGGTCGCGCATCTTCTCCTGAAAGTCTTTTTCCGTCATACTCTTAACGGCTCCTTCCATGACCGCGACATAGTCCTCGGCTCGCATATCGGTAGCCCTCACGACGTACTCGAAGATGCGCTTCTGCTGTTCCGTCGCCGTGATCTGTTTCATGAGCTGCTGGGTCTCGTTGTCGATAAAGCCTGTGACAGCCGCTGTGCCGCCCATGTTCTTGCCGCCGTAGTACGCCATCAGTCTTGCTTTCAGGAGCGTCGTATTCTCACTGTGGCGTTCGGGCTCTAAAAGAAAGTCGTGGATCCAGGCATGAACAGCCGTGATCCCCGACAGATCGCAGAACAACTTGGCATACAGGTCGAACACAACCGGCCGGATGTAGAACCCGTCCAGTTCCAGCTCTTCCGTCGTACTGCCACTGATGATGCAGCTTTCTATGTCCGCTGTAATCGCCGAGTGCTTCATGATGACACCCAGCGTGATCGTCTCCACGGCATCCGGACAGAGCACATCCATGTAGATACGTGTAGCAGGCTGGTTGAAGGCCCGCAGCACACGGACGGCGTACTGGACATGGATATCCGTCGGGATAGTTGGCGTAATACCATGCAGCTCGTCGTTCAGATACTTCACGGCTGCCTGGTATCGCCAATCCGGAGGTCTAAGAAAAAACTCCCTTGTGTTGGAGGGAGTCTTTTCTGCCGGAACGACCGGCCCTTCCAGAATCTCGACGTCGGATTCCTGGCTCATACAAACTCCTGGTTAGAGCATCTGACCAGTCATCAGCTCGCCTGTGACGTCGCCTGTGGACTGCGTGCCGTCCACGGTACGGAGCTTGAAGAAGATGGTCAGATCGGACAGGCTGTCAAGTGTGCACTTGAGACTGTCTTCGAGTGATTTCATTTTCACTGTACCATACTTCTCTTCCATCTTGTCCGTGTGCCAGTAGAACTGGAACAGCTTGCGGCACAGGCTGTCGATGGTCTTCATGAAGCCTGGGATATCGTCGTGGATCTCGTCGAAGAAGTGGTTCTGGCGAGCAAGAATCTTGAGCGCCGTTATGTCGAACACTTCCTTGATGCCGTTCTGGGCAGCCGTTTCGACAGCCTTTTCCAGATTGGCCGGGTCTTCCAGGATCGTCGGCATCTCCATCTGGCGGAGCTGCGGCGGCTGGTTGATGAATTTGCTGGAAGCGATATCGGCATCCGGGTTGTTATACTCGCCCTCGAACGCCTCAGCCTTCTTCTCGATGAAGTAGGTCTGGCTCTTCGGACTGATATAGGTAGCGCCGTTGCTGGCTTCCTTGAGCATGATCTTGGCAACCGCCGGCTCGATGTCGTATTCCTTCACCAGGTGCAGCGCGGCTTCCTTCAGGGAGACCGGCTCACTGGAAGCACCGTCGCCGGAAATCACGAACTCGCTGCCGTTGTTGTAAACACGGGCTTTGCGGTAGTTCTTCTTGAGATACTCACCCATGAACACTTCGAACGTGACCATCGTCACATACGGAGACTGGGTGGTGGCATCCGGGCTCTTCTTTTCTTCCTTCTTGGCAGCTTCGTCCACGGAGATCGGACGGTCGAACTCGCTGGAGCCTTTCTGCTTGATAAGGCGGCTGCCGAACGGAACGACAACAGATGCCTCGCTGATGATCGGGGCCTTCAGGCCGGAGTCTTCAGCAGCAACACTGTAGATGCTGGCTTCGTGGCAGCAGCGATCCGGAATCTTGTATGCACAGCCGGAGCTTGGAACCAGGACGATGTCATGCCACTCGACATTCTTGAAGTTGCCGTTGGTGATGACCTTGCCGATTCCTTCCGCCATTTCAGGCTTCCACTCTTCGAAGTCCTGAGCATTGTGCATGACATCATGTGGCAGCTCCGTATATTCGCCGTCGGTGATGACGATCATCTGGCGCGGACGCTTATAGTTCTCGGCCGGTGCTTCCCAATGCCCGCCACGTTCCCAGCCACAGCAGCAATCGTAGCCGTCTCTGGTATCGACAAGCGCCAGGACTTTGTGCTTGGTAACGTTGCCGTTCATAGTCAGGAGGCCAGCCTTGCCAGGAGCATTCAGGGTACGGAACATGCCTTCGACATTTTTCTGGCGAACCACATCAGGAGCCTTGCCGAGATAAACGTTGGCAACTTTTCGGATAAAGAAGCCGTCCTTGTGGAGAGCCTTCAGTTCCTGGGAATTGAGTGTCTTGGCTTCCTTGGTCAGCGGAAGGATGAGTTCCACAGTCGGCGTGTTCTCACGTTCTTCAATGGCTGCCGCTTCCTTGGCAAAGGTATTCACAGCATCCGTGCTGTAGAAAGTCAGCGTTGAGTTCATGAAGTTGGCGTTCTTGATGAGGTTATCCAGCATGGACTCCGCCACGTCTTTGCCCATATGCAGCGCAACATTCAGAACGCTGCCGCAGTCGGAAGCCGTCTTCTGCATATCAGGATCAAGGTACAGCAGACCGCGCATGAATACCGGAGCAAGACGGTTAGCAGACTTGCTCATCTGGTCCTCTGCAGTATTCTTCGTCTCGTTCCAGACATACAGTCCAGGGATCTTGTCGGATAACTCTGGCATCTGCTGCTTAGCCGTCTTGGTGATCGGGTCAGCAATGTCACGGATAGTGGTAGCCTTAGCGGAACTGTTGTCACCCACGGCCTCGCGAGGTATGAGCTGGCCGGGATCTGAGAGATCTTTGTCACGCAGCCACGCAACCCATGCATCGGACAGAGGCAGGAACTGCTGTGTCTGGGCGACGAACATCATGTCGCCGGTCTGAATCTTGTTCGCCTTGAAGAAGGACGGCACGAACACGACAGAGTTGCCAATCATATACACAGCGGCGCCGCATGCTTTGGTATCGTCATCGGACTTCTCGATGAGCTGGAAAGCGAGCTTCATGTTGTCCATGCTCGGCAGCTTCTCGGCAATCATGGAATTGGTGAGAATGCCGAACTGCTGCTCGAAGGAAGGACCTTCGTCTCCGGCGTTCTTGGTCATCAGACCGTTGCGAACGATCAAACTCTTCATGCTGTACCTCTTATGGTTTGAATGGCTGTGCCACTATTTTGTCTACATAACTTGGTGAGTCATAGGGATCAGTGATTCCCTGACGTGCTGCGTCGAAGAGACTGTCGCGCAACCGTTCGCCCGCCATACGGGGCAACCAGTACTGGCTGTGCTGCAGCGCCTCTGTCGGCCGCAGGAACTTCGCCGAGAATGGCGGTTCCTTATCGGAGACCGTCACGTCGTCGAATTTGTACTTCTTCAGCGTGTTCGCCACTTCGGGCGTAATTCGTGTTCCAACGCTGTAGTACAATACAGGCTTTTCCAGGTACATGTTCAGTGCCTTGTCAGCCTTGGTGGTAATAGAGTTCTCACGCGGCTCCCAGTCTGCGGCCACTGCACTGTAGTCCACAATGTCCCCTGGGAGATAGTTGCCGAAACCGTCCGGGTCCGTAATCTCCACCTTGTTCAAGAACGCTCTGGAGAACGACTCTATGTTGCGGCGGTCCGTACCCCAGCCGAGATCCTTGAGAACTGAGTTCAATTTGTTGGTGAAATACCGGCGACCTTCTCCGAGTCCCTTGTAACCGACAATGTCGGCAGGGTTTGGAACACCGTTGGTCAGCACGTCCCCAGCATAGACTTTGTCACCGACCTTGACCTTGATGGTGCGAGCCGGCGAGGCATAGACAGTGGAACCGCCAACTGTGATGTAGCTGCCGCCCTGCGGCGCTGCCTGGATATTAGTGACGGTACCATCAACAGGTGTCAGGACAGCACCGCCTGGGAAGTTCTTCGGAACAGTGAACATGCGCTCAGCTGCACGGAAGCCGGTGGGCTGATCTTCACCTTCTGGATCGACAACCTTGCGGCCGCCGACACCGCCCTTGTGCTTGGAACCGACTGAGCTCTGCGTCATGACTTCAACAAAGGAACGAGCTGCGTTCATGGGAACGAACTCGCCGATGCCAGGGAACTTACCGTTCTCGCCGAGACCGCTGCACTTGGCACAGATTCCGTGTCGGCTCTTGCAGGTGATTGGGCTGCGAAGAACCATTTCCTCGCCTTCATCAGCCTCGCCAACCATCTTGCCAGTCACGACTGTGCCTGCCGGATACTTATGCCAAGGACGAAGCAGGACTGCACCGATATTCTTCTCACTGTTCGCAGGGAACGGGATGCCTGTATCTGTGGTGCCACAATCATCTTCACTGATGACAGTGTCGTGTGTTGCAGCAGTCACGCGCTTGCCAAGATAACCGGACTGGCCGGTTGCCATCTGGACGTCGTAGTAACCTTTGCGACCGGAGGAAGCAGATACCCAATAGCCCATCGGCGATGCGCCGATTGCATAGGGGTCGATCATCATGTAGGGCATGTCACGGTTCAGGGCATCTTTCATACCCATGTTGCCGAACTGCATCTGCATGAGCTGCGTCTTATTGCCACGGGAACCAGAGTTGATCTGTGAAGCGAAAGCAGTTGAGCGCCGGTCGTTATCTGCGAATACAGCGTCCTCGACCTTCTTGGTGTACTTATAGCAGAGATCAGTAATCTTGGCTTCCTTCTGTTTCTCAGTCAGATTGTCATCATTCAGAACCTTGTCGATGACCTCATGAAGCTGCTTGTTCAGGCTCTTGACACCTTTTGAAATCTTGATGTCTTCAAACGGAAGAGCCGTATTCCGGCCATACAGGGACACGACGGTCTGACCCAGATTGTTCAGGTCCTGGAGGACATCGACGTATCCGTCAGGGTCATCCAGGGCCATCTTGGTCATGAGTTCTGTCAGGTTCTTCTTGTCGAGAACCTTATCAGCCCAACCTTTGTACTTCTCCGGCAACTTCGACCGGATCAGTTCTCTGCCAAGCGTAGTCCGCATGAGAAATCCTTATGCACGCCCTTTGTCTGCTTCGTCACCGTGTACCAGATCATAGACCCAGTTACCTGTACGATCTCCGATATAGCCGCCGGCGAAGTAACCACCAACACCGCCAATCGCTTTGTTCACAGTGGAACCAATTCCATGCAGGACTTTACCAGTGGAGTTACCTGCCCAGGCACCCTCACCACCCATTATATTCACAGTACCCTGTCCATTAGGACCGGTAACTCTCTTGTATATTTGGGTATGCGGTGTAGACATGTACTGGCCCATTTCTGCTTTTGTAATGCCATTCTTGAGAGCAAGTCTGTGCGTATGAGCATTTGCCAGTGCTGTATCAAGAGGAATGACAGCATCACCGACTTTCACGCCAACGAGTGCGCCGACACCTCTGGTCAATGCGCCATAGGCATCCATAAACATGTCTTTCCCTGTGTATGCTTTTGCACGGGGATCAACATCACCAGGGCCAGTCTGACCTTTCGATTCACGATAAACATCTGCACGAAGTTTCTCCGCACGTGTCAGACCGCTGTTGTCAGTCCCACTGTTCAGGGCAATATGAGCACCACCACCGCCGATCAGAGCACCAATCAGCATATCGAGCATGCGCTGCTTCTTCGTACCGTTACGACGGAGCCATCTGGACACCAAATAACCGCCGCCGGCACCAAGACCAGCACCGAGTGCCTTCCAGCCGAGCTCCGCTGGCGTAGATGTATTCAGAGCATTCACGACCTCTGCATCTCCAGCGTCACGTCTTTCAGCCAGTTCCGCATAAGGTGTTTTTGCATACTTCTGCATGGAATCAGTATAAGTCAGCATTGCTGTTTTCCTCGTCGTTGTTCTGCCCTGCAGTTTTGGATCAATCGTAGAATCAAGGAAAGGCGCATCTGATGCAGGCCGCCGGAAGAACCACTTGCCCTGCACACCAGATACAGGCTGTATACCAGGTGGCGGCTGCTGTCTATCCATTTCAGACTTCACATCAGAACTGAATCTATTCAGAATATCACGAATCTTGTTCTGAAAATTCTGATTGTCAATCCAAGCCTGACGACTTGTATGTGTCATCGGTACCGGCGCGGCCTGCTTGATAACGCCCTGTTCCATGATTCAGCCTCGTTTATTGAGAACATCCATAATATTGACCGGGCGCCACTGAGCCGGTTCTTGCTGAACAGACGCGGTCTTGACTTCAGGTTCGACAGGAACCGTCGGGTTCAAATCAGCAGCAATCTGCTCACGCAGTGCTTTTTCGGCATCCGTATCCTCTTCAGAACGGTTGTCTGTAGTGTGCTCCTGTGCATCAACCTGGTCCCGAACCACGTCCATCTCATCGCGCATACCCTTGATGAGTTCTTTCAGATCGTTCATCTGTTTGTTGATGGCTTCCACCGCATCTTTCAGCGGAGTCACAACAGAGTCCTCGACAACAGAAACCAGAAGATCGGACAGTTCCTGCATCATGGGATCCATCGGCTGTTCACCTTCAGCAGGCATACCACCAGCTGCCGGATCCATAGGAGGCTGACCCTGCATCATCGCGGGATCCATTGGAGCACCACCCATCTGGTCCATCGGGGGCTGACCGCCCTGCATGGAAGGATCCATCGGCATTGCTCCACCTTGCATCTGCTGCATGGCCTGCATATATGCCTGGTAAGCCTGCATCAGCATTTCGGGAGGAACCGGTTGTCCGTTCGGATCAAAGAACTGACCAGACTGTGGATCCAGCATAACGCCGAAGGCTTCTGCAAGGAACCGAATGAACATCTGGTCCTGCATGATCTCAGGCGGAAGACCACCGGCAGGTGCTGGGGCTGGCGCAGGGGCACCACCCATCGGAGGCATAGGTGCCTGACCACCGGCAGGCGGTTGACCACCCATCATGGACGGATCCATCGGAGGTGCGCCGCCGGGAGGCATCATACCGCCCTGCATGGAGGGATCCATCGGGGGCTGGCCTCCCATCATACCAGGGTCCTGCGGAGGCGGCTGCATAGCTGCCTGCATGGCTTCAGGTGTAAGAACGGCGACTGCGCTTTTGCGCATGAACTGACTGTAGGGAATGTATGGCATTGAAGCCTCCTTGTATGATCTGGTATTTGTCTTACCTTAGCTCTTAATGTCAATGGGATCGTCAATGTTGATGAGTCCCTTGCGATAAGCCTCAAGCGCCTCCTTCAGATCCTTAACTAAGATGGGGCGTACACCGGACTTATCGTTAATATGGCTCGCAGTGTACAGACCCTGCAGGTATTCCTTCTCAGGTTTGTACGCTATCTGACGGTTCTTCATGGCAATCAGGTTCCGCTCCGGGAACATCTTACGTCTGGCCTCTTCACGGGCATTGTCAGACATTGGCGCATGGATGTTCACGGTGTCACCGTCGAAGTCGGCCCCGAACGGGACAACGATACTCGGATTGATCTGAAGCGCGTGTCCTGTCACAAGTACCGGGTTGAACGCCATGACACTCAGCTTATGCAGCGTCGGTGCACGATTCATAATAACCGGGTGTGTCTTCATGACTTCCGTCAGCAGTTCCTTAGCCTGCCGAGACTTGTCATGAACTTGCTTTATGGCTTCCACTGGAGTGTAGCCACGCTGCACCAGACCGCGCTCGATCAGCGGCGAGAATATGCCGAAAGCCATCTCTTCCGGAATACCGACTTCATTGAGTTTCAGTCTGGGATTCGGTGTAATGACGCCACGGCCCACGGTGTCTACAGTAGAGCTGATAACCTTTCTCTGCGCTGCACCAAACTTCGGACTGTCACCCAGCGCCCACTTCAGGAGTCCTTGTATATGCTTAGCCTTGAAGGCTTTGTTTTCTGGTTCGTACAGACCGGTCAATTCCTTCCAGTCCTTGTACAGACGTTCACGAGCCTGCTGCTGGAACTCTTCCGGTAGATCCCGCGCATCTCTCACATCATCTCTGGCATCCAGAAGCTGAGCATACAGATAGTTGCTGTCAGCCACCATCGTCAGACCGTTGTGCGACGTGATTGGACGGAACTGCGGAGGCAGCACCGGGATTTTGTCCAGCATGTACTTGTCAGGACTCACACCTGCACGGCGCATGCGCTCTATTGCCACGTAGCGCTTCAGCATTGCATCCTTCTTACTGGTCGGAGCGTTCTTCAGTTCGATCAGCGCGTTCTTGGCTTCCTTATTCAGGTCAATGTTCGCAAGTGCATCACGGAGCTGCAGCGGGCCACGGATGCCATTGTACTCGATCTTGCCGGTCGCAACACCGATGAAAGTCTTGTCCGGCATACGGAGAAGTCTGGCAAGTGGTTCTTCCATGACAGGGTTCGGAACCGGCTCATCGAGTTTGATGTAGCCCCACTTGTCGCCGTTGATGCCGAACACGTCCTGACCGAACAGACCGCCGTCGATTGGACGGAAGTTCTTGGCTTCATACGTGTCTCTGGAGCGGAGCTCTCTTGGTCCGGTCAGTTCATTCACATCGTCATTGGAAAGCGCAAACGTGCTGATGCCCTTCTGGGTCTTGCGGACGTTCACACCAGAGCCGATGAGATGTGCAAAGAACTTCTTATGAACCAGCGGCTCACCGGGCATCACAGGAATGGAGCCTGTTCTGATGGACCGCCAGAAGTCTGCGTTGGATTGACCGCGCAGGATCTTGGCGTCCTTGAGCGTCTCAAATGCCTGATGTCCAACGAGTGCCGATGTTTCAAGAGAACCGAAGCGTTTGCTGCCAGTGCGGCCGCCTCCACTGGGTGTTTCGTCTGCAGAGTATTCACCAGTGCCACGGGCTGACAACTTGGACTCAGCCAGGTGCTTCAGCTTATGAACATAGGTGAATCCTGTGAGAACACCTGGAATCTCGCGGCCGGTCTCAGGATCGACCAGGTCATCGTCTGCGTGAACATGGGCTTCTTTCAGTTTGCCTTCCACGTAATCATGCAGGTCGCCTTCGAAGAACGCCGGCATGATCTGTATCTGGCCGGTCTTCTTTGCTACCTTGCCAAGCAGCGCCTCATAAAGCTGCGCCGTGTTGTTGCGGCTCGTGACTCCAAGAGGACTGAAACAGATATCAAGCGGTGTACCCTGCTTGGTCTGCGGCATCTGTTCTTTCGGCAGAATCTGGGCAATCGTGCCTTTGTTGCCGTGCAGACCGGCGATCTTATCACCGATTTCTGCCGGCGCGGTCACTGTCGTGAAAACCTTGACACCCTTGCGTGTTCTGACCACATCTGTCACGATTCCTTCATGGTCATGATCCCACGTCTCGGACAGGTCTGTCAGGATGCGCTTACCCATCGTACCTGGACTTGGCTCGCTGGTACGGACGGCCAGAATCATCGGGTCGCCCTTATGTAGCACAGTGCCTGGACGGACAACGCCGTTGTCGTCCAGCTGTTCCATCTGCTCCTTTGTGTACTCGGCAGGTTTCCAGGTGATGTAGTTCTTCTTGCCCAGACTGATGGTCTTATCCAGATCGACCGATGTGTTGTACATGGTCGTGCTGGTCAACTTCTTGGCGGCTTCCTCGCTAATGACAACAGCGTCTTCGTAAGTGCCACCCTTCCAGCTGATCCAACCGGACTTCAAGTTGATACCAAGAGCCGCCGTGCCGTCCTTGTCCGTGTAGTTGGAGCTGGCAAGAATCTGTCCCTTCTTGAAAGGCATGCCGGCCTTGATGACCGGTGTATTGTTGATGAAACCCTTGGCGTTCATCGGGAAGTTCACATACAGAGGAACAGCACCCTTACTGCCGTCGTCCCAAATCACGTCGATGCGGTCCTTACGGACAGCCGTGACAACACCACCCTGTGGTGCAAACCTGGCTCCCAGGAACTTGCCGACCAGTGAAGACATGTCTTTTCCGGATGCTTCGTCCAGTGTACGGACCAGAGGAGCCTCACGATTGTCCAGTGAGATAGCCTGCAGCGGGTACTTGGAATTGTGCGTCACGATGCCGTTGGCGACTGCATACATGTTGTCGTTTATGTCAATATCAACCATGATAGGACAGCGCGGACCTTCCCAGACGTACTTGATGGTGTCTTTGTACATGTCATTCCAGAGCCTGGAGGTATCACTGATCTTCAGCGCAATCTCGACATGATTGGGATCTGCACCAGGAGCATCGCGGTACAACGTGTCAGTACCGATACGGGCGAACAGGAAGGACAATTCATCGCGAACCTTCATGTTCGGAATGAACAGAATCCAAATATCCTCGTTGCTGTCAGTGCCCATCATGGTATCATCACAGGTATATCCATTCAGGAACTCAGCAACGATCTCGGCATATGTGCTGAGAATCTCAGTCGGGATATCGCGGGTGCTGTCGGTGAAACCGATGTGGTCTTCGACATACTGCCATATGGCTTCACAACGGACAGTCATGCAGTAGAACCCATCCTTCTTGTACTGTCGGATCACCGGCTTGCAGTCACCCCAGACATAATGAATGGCATCACGGATTCTGACATCAGCACCACACTTGTAACGGAACGTGACAGACCCGCGCTTGTTGCTCTTGGCGGATCTGCAGAGAAGCCCCAGGAAGAAAGCGACGTCCTTCGTGATAAGATGCTTGTTCAGGAACGTGCGTCGGTTCGGAACATCGCGGAACGCAGAACGCAGAATCGTATCGCCCGGCTTCAGGTCACGCGCTTGGACCAGTGTCATCTTACCGTTGATGAGAACAGGCCAGCGATGGTCGTAACTGGTGACGAGGACTCGGCCGGATTTCGTGACAATTTTCTTGAACCAGCGCGGCTTCTGTGTCAGCTTGGCGACTGTGTTCTGCATATCGTAGCAGGCGGTCTTGAACTCGCTGGTCATGCCTGGGATGCGCTGCTTGTGCGCGTTCAGATACTTGGCCGGCATCATGTGAATCATATTGTGGTCGTCTGCAATCAGCACATTTGTATCCGGGTGCAGGCAACCCATCAGGAGTCGCATGCCGATGACTGCAGACGGCATTGTCACCATGTTGGAGGACATGCTGTAGGCTTCATCAGCTCTGGGCAGGTAATAGTCCACGTCCTTGCGCGGTACGATGCGAACACCAGTCGGGCCTCCCATAGCGAACACCGACTTGGTCTTGGAGTTCATCATCTCAGGCGTCGTCACTACGGACTTGGCAATGGTCTCGGAATCGACCAGCTCTTCCTTGCCAGTGTGCGCATTGATGAATTTCTGATACAATTTCCCGTCGGATCCCTTCATAACATTCTTAGTCATATAGACATCCAACCCGACGCGAAAACTTTCAGGCGACCGGACCGGATCTACAAAACCAAGAAAGGACGGCTGCACCGTGCGCATCTCGTCAGGAGCTGAATCGAGGTCTCCGACGCCGCCTTCACCGATACGGGTGGTCTTGTAGGATGCATCCACTGTTTCCAGCGGAGAAGAACCGTCTATCATCTGGGCGAGCTTGCTGTCGTAGTAAACGTCGCTGATGTGCTTATCCAGCGCATTCACCGGCATGAAATCAAGGTTGCCAACGTTTGTTGCTTTCCACAGGATATTGCGCCCCAGCTTGTTACCATCACGGAGCACATGCTCTGCAAAATATTCGGCTGGGCCGTAGAACCGCTGGAACTCCAGAGAGTCTTTCGGATCTGGCTCCCGTTCACCTCTGGATATACCGAGGAGCTTCTTCGAGGTAGCCAGCATCAAATCGCCTGTGACAGAAGCAGTCTCCACACCTGTCGTGGTCTTGTTCACACTGGGCGACATGCGCATATCGCGTACCCAGTCAGCTGCAGTCTTGGTCGGTTTATCCGGTGTGAGCCGGATATTGGTCATCGCAGTACCGGCAGCTTGTATCGGTGAAACAGGTGCTTCGGGCATAATTGGTCTCCTCTTATGTATCTTGCGCGTATCACTCTACTATAAAAGAAAGAGGACCCCGTTGTGGAGTCCTCGTAATTTTCAACTTGAAGTTGAAAATCTCAGATTGCAGCGTAGAACGAAGTCCCAGCTTCCTCTGGAGTTGCATTTGCGTTGAGGGCTGTGTTCATACCAGCCGTAACACCGCCAGTGATAAGACCTGTGGCAATACCGGCAGCAGGACTTCCAGATTTCAATCCGATTGCCAGTCCGGAGATACCGGCAATCAGCAGCGAGATCGGAAGTGATCTGACAAAAGCACCGCCAACACCAAGTTTACGAGCTTCGTGGTCAGCCTGGATACGAGCCTGCAGCTCGTCCATGGAAATAACCTCGTCGCCTGTATCAACCTTGGTGGCGGCCTGCTTCTGCAGGAACTCTCTGTATGTCATGTATGCCATAGTTCGGCTCCTTATGCACGGCCCTTGTCAGTATGCGTGGCACCGAACAGAGCGTCGCCAGCCAGCGTTCCAAGCGCCATACCACCGATACCGCCACCAACGGCACCGATACCACGACCGATATTTGTGCCGATGTTACGACCAACAGCACCGATCCGGCTTGTAATAGCGGAACGACCCGCATTACCGATAGTACGTGCCATATTACCCGTTGTCGCAAGATTGGAACTGGTCGCATAACCACCTGGTATTGCGAGAGCACGCTCAGGATGACCAGTCAGGAATCTGCCAGGATTCAGAAGATTTCTGTTTGCGATAGAACCACGCAGGTATCCGATACCTCTGCCAATGCCCTGACCAACTCTGCCGCCGAGCCAGCCGCCGCCACGGAAACCAGCAGTACTACCGCCAGCCGCACCGCCCATGGCAAGTATACCACGAAGGGTGGATTCCGCGCCAGGAGTCAGATTGAAACTGAAACGCGAGTTTCCATTTGTTCCGGCTTTCGCAGGCTTACTGGAAGTCTGCGCGGGCTGCGTACCCGCTGTACCGTTGATGATCTGCTGCGCAATCGCACCATAGTCAACAGCTTCCTGGTTCTGCTGGTTTGGGGCCTGCGTCGGGTTTCCGTTTGGAACGAAAGCAGCTTTCTTCTGCAGAGCCATCATGCTGCGGAGCACGTCGATAGAGCGGTCTTTTGTGGCGACCTTCACCATGAAATCAATGTTGTTCATGTGCGTTCTCCTTATTGAACGAAGACAGGGAGCGTCCCTTGCAGGCGCACTCCCTGTGCAATGTCATGTTCAGCCAATGTTGATCTTGCCGCTGTTCAGACCGCGATTCACGCCGTATCCGATTCCAGCACCGGCACCGGCGCCGACGCCGAGAGCCACGAGAGCACGGAGAAGACGACGCTTCTTGAGAGACGGGAACAGACCAGCGAGACCGTAGGTACCGGCGCCAACAGCAGCGCCACCGAGGAGGCCAGCACCGGCACTGATACCGAGATTGCGATTGGCCTTCTGCTGAGCGATGTCACGGACAGCCTGTTCGCCCTGGGCACGGTTCACAATGCCGTTCTTCTGATCTGTGTATTTGGAAGCCACAAGGCTCTGCGCCATTGGAACGAGCGATTTGGCATCATCCGGAAGTGCACCGGTGCCGTTCATCAGAAGGATCTGTTCAGCGACTTCCATAGGCATGCCGCCATTCGCGCCGTACGCCTTGGCACTCGCAAGGAACTGAGACAGCGCCTGACCAGCTTCCAGATTGGCGTTCTGAGCTTTTGTGATGTCGTTCATGCTCTTGATTTCATTGCTTCGGGCGATACCTGCTTCGAGGTTCTTCTGCTGAGCGGCGTCATAGTCGCGCTTCGCTTTGATGCGATTGGACTCGGCCTGACCTTCTTCGAGGTTCTTCTGCTGAGCCGCTTCGATCTCAGCGGGGGTCTGAGCAGGATGCTTGGAATCGTCGTACTTTTCAGCCGCGTTCTTGTTGAAGCTGTACGCCATGCGGGCGCGTTTCACTGCTTCTGCGTAAGTGGTAGCCATGATATGGACTCCTCTGTGTTGTATGTTTGGTTGCTATTGGAATAGCTTTGTTGGTTTTATAGGAAAGGGTTACTTGTCGTTACATTAGTGGTTGCGTCATGTGGTCGTCTGACCAGCTGCAGCAGAGTTATCTGTCTGTGCGACTTGTGGGGACAGCCAATTCTGCATACCGTACCAGGTAGCACCGCCACCGAGCAGAGCCAGGATCAGACCAAGTGCGTGGTTACGGCGTCTGCCGTTTCCTGCACCAAGGCCATACATGAGGGCACCGGAAAGGAGCGCACCCATGCCTGCACTCATATTCGGATTTTGCTGCATCCAGTTGTACAGTCCGCTGTACCACGCTGGATCACCCGGATTCTGGCTGCCACCTGCACCGCCCTGTGTTCCAGTGCTCTCGTCTCCTGTCGCACCTGTTGTCACAGGCGCCGTGGTAGTCGTAGTCTCCGGTGATGTCGTTTCCGGTTTACTGACCGGGAACTTGCCAGCCTGCAAATCGCCCATCGTGGTCCTGTCACGCATCTTATCGCGGGTAGCCATGACATTGGCATACACAACAGCACGTTCGGCCGCCTGATTGCCGTGGATTTTGTTGAACTCAGCCATGAGCTGCGCACGCTGTTCAGCCGTGGGCTGCTGCCCTTTGTTTTGCTGAACGAAAGAGCTCAGCGCCTTGTGCCATTCAGCCATGTTGGCCTGTTCAGCAGAGCGCATCTGCTCATTGCGGTTATAGAGCTCACGATGGAACGGGACCCAGCGATTGCCATATGTTTTGTAGCCGTACTGGTCAGCTGCCATCAGATCAGCATCGGACATATCGAAGCCGTTCATATTCGGATTCTGATACCAACTGTCGATGTCGCTACGGATTTGTCTGGTCCAGCTGTCGTCGAGTCCTTGCGCCTGTTGTTGGTCATACTCCTGCTTTCCGGGGGATGCCTTGTAGCCGGTATCCCACTGCGCCATCTGCTGGGCCATATCATTGTTGGTTTTCTGGCGCTCCCATTCACGCTCGGCTTTCTGGCGCTGGACACCGAAGTTGCCCTGCGCATTTGCAGTTCCCTGATCATGCATTGAGCGCCATTTCCAGTAATCCTGTGCCGGCTGGAAATTGATCGGTCTCACAGTCTGCTGCCTCGCAACTGGTGCATTTGGATAAGTCTGAGCGGCCAGCATCTGCTGCGATCTTGGTGCATTGGGAGATGTTGCTCCATACGCTGCAGGCTGTATAGCAGCCTGCTTGATGAGGTTGTTCCTCATATCTCTGTATTTCATGCCTTGCCTTCCTTTCGGCGTTTGGCTGCACGTTCGTCACTATCAGCGAACATGCGGCCATAGGTCTTATATTCATTATAGGAACTGAGACCAGGAATAAGCCATTCCTTGGTAGTTGGGCTATTGGCGTATGCCTTCTGTTGTTCCTTTGTACGAGTCGGCGTCAGCAACGCGGCAAGACCGCCACCAGCTTCGAGACTGAGCGCACCACCAAGGAATCCAGCACCTGCGCCGGCAGCGGCTGCAATACCTTTGGCACTATTACCATTCGCCATGCGCAAATCTTTCTTGTCAGCATACATATAACCACCAACACCAGCCAGACCAGCAAGAATCAGGAGTGGCGCAAGATTGCCAATGCGCTGCGACCAGAAATGCGGGGTCTTGCCTTTATCATTCAGGAGCTGACGCTTAATGCGACGATCCGTGCGGTTCACACCGATACCTGGAATAAGAGCCGATTCCGGATGACGATCCCAGACTTCCTCTTCGATTTCCGTCGCGGGATCCGCCATACTTCCAGGTTTCTTCCCTGTGCCCTTGAAGGCTTCCTCCATGTCTTTTTTCTCACGTTCCAGAGATGCAGCCGCAGCAGCGCCTGATGCCGCTCCATAAAACGGCGCACCAAGCGCACTGTACCAGAAATCACTGCGAGCGGATCCAGACTTGGCCAGCGGCTTTTGTTTCTGCTTCTTTGCATCCTGCATGAGTTTGTAAAGAAGAACACCGCCGCCACCGAGAAGGAGCGTACCAATACCGGCAGCCAGTTCTGGGTTACGACTGACCCAACCAGTATCTGGCGCTGTTGTACAACCGCCAGGACGACATGCATTACCAAGATTAAGTGTAGTATCAAGTTTCGGTTCCAGGATGCTGTCGGTGTGCCGTGGCGCATCAAAGATGCTGTCAGTATGAAGACTGAGTATACTGTCAGTGGGACCAATCGTATCCTCAAACAGAGCCTTCTTACAGAACTCCTTGTACGACTGGTTCTTTACCATCGGAACAGTGGGTCCCTGCGTGGTTCCAGACTGTTGCTGCGGATATGGATTGGTCATCCAATCCTTGCCCCAGCGACTTGTCATGTAGTCTTGTGTGGATGGAATATTGTCCATAGGACCGGAGTTCTTAATCCGGTTCATGTGCTCGTCCCAGTCCTTGTTCATCTCAGCCGTGTAATCATGAGCCGTGACTGTCAGCGGTGGGAGCATAATTGGTTCCGGCTCCTGTGCAAGCATCTTGTAACCCATAGACCCAGTAGTCACACCCTGCCCGGTCGGATCATTCTCTTTCTGTCTGTAGGACCTGTACAGGTTTCCATTGTATTTCCGGTTGATGCTGTCCATCTTCTGCCAGAATGCCTGATGATACCCAGACGGAACCTTCGACTCATCCAAATTCCAGTAGTCTGTACCAGGAGTCTGTGTCCAGCTGCCCGGATACTTCACGGCGGTACCATCACGGTATCCCTCCATCTCTGACTTGGCCAGTTCCTCTTCACGGCGCTGGAAGTATTCGCCGGCACCGCCAAGCTCGGCCTTCTTCTGGAAATCTGAATATGTCTGCATGTTGTTCCTCACATGTTGTATATCTTGTTAGCAGCCTGACGAGCTTTCTCGTCTGTGCCTGCTCGTTTGTTCTTCTCGAACAGCTCCTGACCCCAGGCCTGTTGCATCTGATCGTCAGTCACACCGAGGTCCTTGAATACTGTGTAAGCAGGACAACTGGTGGTTCCTCGTTTGATCTTGAAGATGCCTGTCTCCGGTGTAAGGAACATATTGAAGCCAGCACCCGTTCCCTTCTGAATATTGAACTGTGCAGACACTTCGTCATCGCGCTTCTTTGTGTATACACCAGGTTCCAGACGCATAATGTTCGTGAAAGCGTACTCATGACCGTTGCGAATGAAAGTCCCACGGTCAGTCATGTAAGGCACGCGCATCAGAGTCATACGCTTGGTCTGGCTGAGCACCTTGTCAGTAGCTGCATCCCGGAGGACCCAGCGACCGCGCAACCTGCGGTCACAGGATTTACCCTCCAGGATGCACTGCTTCTGCTTCGGGATGTCGATCTCGTCTGGATCATCGTAATCAACATCTTCGATTGCCAGAGTTACCCGGTCATTGTACAGGGGGAAGCGCTGCTTGACAGCGTTCTTCACGTTATCAAACAGCGCAGTCCTGATCTGCTTATAGTCGTCCAAACGGTAGATCTTCGCAGGTTTCTCGGTGTCGAGAACGTTCGAAATGAACTTCTGCTTGGCTCTCAGCAGATTATTAAATGTGCCTGTGGTATCTGGCATCGGGACACCTTACGCAGTCGCAAGTGCGCCAGCCGGAGCCTGTTCTTTCGCCTTGGCGGCTTCGCGTTCCTCGGAGTCACCGATCACACGACCCATCGTCTTCCACGCATTGTACGTGGCAACGCCGGGAACCAGCCACTCGGAAGCGGTACTAGAGTTCGCATAGGCTTTCTGCTCTTCCTTGGAGCGACGACGCTTGATGGCAGCCGCAATCAGAGCACCAAGCTCGGAGAGAGCAGCACCGCCGGCACCGACACCAGCACCGATACCAGCGCCGATGAGAGCATTTGTGTCATTCTTGAATCCGTTGGTGGCACCGCCGACGACACCACCGCCGAGAGCACCGAGACCAGACGCAATCAGAAGAGCGGACAGCGGGCCAAAGGCCTGTGACCAATAGTGCGGAGTGCCGCCTTCATCGGCCTTGAGCTGGCGTTTGCGACGACGCGCCATGCGGTAGCCGGCGACACCAGGAAGGAGACCAGCCACTTCGCTGTCGCCATCGTCCCACTTGGATTCTTCAGCCTCGGTAGCCGGGCTGGAGAAAGCACCGACGATGCTGCCGGCGCCATTGATGACGCCAGGAATCTGGGTAACAACGGTCGGGATCTGAGCCAGACCGGCCTGGGCGAGATTGCTGGCGAGTTCGCCCTTGGCGCCCGCCCGCTTGACCATACTGGAATGAACAGTTTGGATATTCATGATTGTCCTCACAATGTTAATGAGATTGGTTTGTTATATGTTTCAGTCAGAACAGGCTGTTCATCCCGGACACTCACAGGCGCCGGTTCTGTTACTGCTTCTGTCTGTTTTGATTTGCGCTGCGGAGTCTCCTCGTCGATCTCTGCGAAGAACTTGCGGGACTTGGTCGGAATGATAGCAACTGGCGTGAATCCGGACTTCACACGGGAGTACTCCTTGAGACCTTTCTTCATGGCTCTGTACCGAATGTTGTTCTCGTCGCCCTTGCTGAAGTAGTAATAAGAGCCGACCGCCGATGCACCGAGAACCAGGCACCCAAGAAGACCAAGAGCATTGATACCGCCACGACTCACATCACTGATAGCCTCTGTGAGCCAGTTGGCATGCTTTTCCATGTTGGCCTGCTTCACGTAGATATCATCATTATTCATGCTGCCGAGAGCAGTGGAAACCTCGCGATCCGTGGCATTACCCTTGGCGAGTCTTGAACGTGTCTTGATAAGCCGCTTCAGGATGTTCTCCTTGCTGCGGATAGCATCATCAAGCGCTTTATTGCGCTTCTTGTCAAGATAGTCATCGGTTGCCTTGTACGCCAGGCTGGTAGCCAGAAGAACAGCCCCAACGGGAATGGCAGAGCTGAGAACGTTCGCATTGCTGAAGATGTTGGGCTGCTCAAGTTCAGTTACAGCAGCTTTCTTCTTCTGCTTCTCAGGATTCAGGGAACCGGCAAACGTCGTGGACAGCTGTGACTTCATACCATGCGCCGGATTGTCGCTCTTGGCAAGTTCCGACATGCGGTTCACATGCGACAGATAGCGGTACAGGGCAATCAGTCCTGCACCAAGCGCAGCATCAAAGCCGGATTTGAATGTGATATGGGCAGCACGACGTCCGCCTTCTGTGTTTGGGAACATCTTGACCCAGCCTTCCGGGATACGATCTGTAAGCTGGAAGGTTTGGGACAGCGGATTCGCCGTATTCCAGTAAGAGCCAAGTGGGCTGGAACCCCACGCTGCGGCTGGACCACTCATTTTCGCTCCTCTCGGATAAACTCATAGCGCGGGTGGAGTTCCCAGGCGACATCGTCGTAACGGAGCCACACCAAAAACTTGCCCTTGCTCTGGTCGTATTGTTTCTGTTCGTCTACTATGATAATCTTTCCGTCATAGGCGGCTTGGAGAATCTGGTTGTACTTTGCCATAGACTCTTCGTCATCTGGTGACATCCAGAACATCTCGGAATGCGGTACGGAGTGCAGGCGGAAAGCCTTGGCCAGTGTTTCATCATCAGGGATGGGCAGATCCCAGTCAGACTGTCTGACCTGCACATCCTGTATCTGGTGCTCTGATCTGTATGCCCACAGATTGTCGCTGTTGCTCAGCTTGATATCGCCTTCGTCTTCTTTCTCTCGACCCGGCAGATCATCCTCTGTGAGCAGTCGCGCCTGTGCAGCGCTTATGCAGATCGGTTCGTCGGCGTTGTCAGACATTCAGAACTCTCGCGGCTTTCGGTTTGGTTGCGGTCTTGGAACGATTCCACTCGTCTTCCAGACGGCTGGCGACATAGCCGACATCCGCTTTCAGACGCTCGTTCTCGTACTCTTTCTTTACCGTATCCTCGTCCTGCTTACCGTGTGCCGTGATGTCAGCACCAAATGCGCCGATACCACCACCGGCCAGAGCTGCAGCACCGAGCAGATACAGGGCTGTGTTGGTCATGGCGTCGGAACCAGCGCCGAGGCTGCCGAGAACACTCTTGGCAACCGCCATCAGACCAACGCCGGCCCGCTTTTCCATCGCCTGTTTTACAGTTTGAATATCCATAAAAGTCTCCTTAGCTGATGACAGATGAAATGGCTCCAGCCCATGTTCCGGCTTCCACCAGTCTGTCCTGATTCTCTTTGGACAGACCAGTCACTGCGCCAAGAGCTGTCGTGAACAGACGAGCTGCCGCATTGGACAGCATGGTATTCGCCACAGTGCTCATGATGCCGCCGGAACTGAACTTCAGCTTGAACTTATCAACAGCACTGTCATAGATCATTCCCATAGGAACATTGACAGCACCGTTGCGCATCATCGCGTCCATTACGATAGACTTACCGAAGTTCTGAACATAAGGCTGATTCTGCAGAAATGGGTCGTTGGTGAAAAACTGCTGTTTGGTATAGGGCACGTTCACAATCTGGCTGAAGTCAAGCTCTGGAACATAACCGCCGTACTCAAACATATCGTTCGCGAGCTTATCCAACGATGCCTTCTTGACATTCTGTGAACCTGGCATGATATAACCGCGCCACACATTCTGATTAAGAGGCTTGGCCTTTCCGTTCCAGTCAAGCAGTCCGCCGTGCTCTTCGTTCGGTCTGTAAGATGCAGCCAGACTGCCGCCGGCTGTAGCAAGTCCAAGTGCACCTGGGATCAGCCAGCGCAGCTTCTTGTCCTTCTTGATGTCGTCCATCTCCCAGTCAAACTCCTCTGGAGTCATGTCGGACATCATGGAGACAGGCCGACGAAGCAGCGACTTTGCTGTCTCGATCAGACGATCCCAGGCAACCGTACCTGCACCAAAAGCCATTGTGCCAAGTGCGGCGCTGTTGACAGCCGGATTGATTGTGACATCTTTGTATGTCTGAAGCGCTGGAGAAATCGGATTGTCGTTCATTTGTTTACCTCTCGTATAAAATCCGGTGCGTCACGCATAGGGATTCCTGCGAAGACCGACTTCGTACTCGTCTTCCTCGTCATCTTCATCGTCGTCCAGACCACTACCGCCAATCAAAAGACCACAGGCCAGCAAGGCAGCGGCTCCAAGCCAGAATGTCCAAGGATTTGATGCCGCCTCGGAGATGCCATCAAAACCTGCGGCAGAAGTCATCATGGAGAATACCAAAGGCAGGTTATGTATTGGATCGCTCCAGACAGTTTTCCACAGGTTCTCTTGCAAATTCTCTTCAATCTGCTTTGCCATAGCCAAACCGTCATCACCAAGCGACTCCATGCCTCCCGGTGTCTTACTCAAGCGATAGAGCATAGCCGTAAGTTCCATACGCTTGTTCGGATCCATGTTACGTATGGTGTCTTTGTCAGCCAGCGCTGTCATAAGTGCTTTCTTCACAACTTGTGCACCCTGGGAGTTCGTGTCAATGTTACCAGAGTTCTCAGCCATTTTCAGCTTGAGCAACGCGCTGATCGTACCAGGTGCCTCATTTGGATTATTTACAATGCGACCGACAATTCCGTTCTCTAATTCCTTATAAATAAGGTCCATACTAGCACTCTTCGCGGAACCTGTCCCAGAACCTGCATTTGCGCCAAGGAACTTGGCAAAAGTCTCGGAATCAGTACCCATCAGGAAGTCCTGGAACAACTGATGCATAGAACCATCTTTGTCGTTACGCAGAGCATTGGCAAACATATCTGCACGAGAATCGCCAGACAGAAGTTCGTCAATCGTGACGCCTGCTTTGGAGTTCCATAACTTGCGATTCTTCAGCATGTTATTCATGCATTCAACTTGATCTTCCGGTGACATGCTTCGGAACATAGGCGTGAATACAATGGTGGAATCCAGTGTACCGTTTCTGGTATACCACTGTACATATTTCTTCTGTGTTTCTGGATCGTTCGGGTCCAGCTTGCTCTTTTCAGCCCATGTCTGATACAACTGATAATCATTCAGATCCTGACTTATGTTTCCGTTCTGGTCGAACATCGGCAGCCATGTAGAGCTACCATCAGGTGTATCGAAATAACGCTTTTCACCGTTTTCCGTATATGCGATTGCTCGACCATAGTCCCGTTCAGCTTCTGCGCCCGTACCAAACATCCAATTTGCGGCTGCTGACTGCTGCCTCTGGGTGTTCAGACCCATTGTCATGAGTACATCATGAATTGTACCATCATGATTCTCCCCATAATCTGCAAGGGATCTCACACCATACGAAGCAGCAGCTGTAGGAACAGAACCTGCAACTGTATTACGTATAAAAGACGCGAGACCGTTTATACCGCCCTTTGCAATGCGTCCCACGGCGCCGGCATTTGCTGTGTTGAGTGGAGCACCAATAGCATTATAGGCATGAGCAAGCGCCTTCACGGGTTTTAGAGCAGCGAGTGCCTGCACAGGTTTTGTAGCTGCGAGTGCCTGACCTCCACCGGCTGTAGCCAAGTTAATAAGGCTGCCACGGAACAACCATTCACGAGCCATGTCCTGTACAGCTCTTGCAGATCTTCCAAGCACAGTATCACCACCTGTGATGTAACCAAGATCATTCTGCATCTGCGCGATCTGCTCAGGTGAATAATCGGCATCTCTCAGAGCATCGGCATATTCCTGCCGGAGCATGTTCACGTCACGTGCATTCTGCCAGTTACCAAAACTGCCATCTGACAGATAGTCCATGACTTCTGGCATGAAATATGGAGACCATGATGCAGCAACTACCGACTTACCAGATATATCCGCGATGTCCTGCTTGATATCCTGTTGGGCCCCTTGTACCTGGCTGCGCTGTGCATTGAAAATAACAGGATGATTGCTGTTTGCCTGACTGTGCTGCTGTTCATATGGATCTTTGTAGAACGTGATCCACCGAAGAGGGTTTATCGCCCATTTACTCTGGTCATTCTGAAAACTTGGCATCCAGCTAAAACCGGACTTTCCGTTAGTTCTCTCCCTGTAACCATTGATGAACTCATTTGCGGCATCCCAATCCCACTGCCAGCGCTGTTGCGGGTCATTGAAATCAAAATTCGGATTCTGGCGCATAAGATCGGCACGCATAGTGTTGGACCAAGCCTGTTTCTCCGCTGCGCTGGCATTGGCACCAGGCATCGTGTAAACAGAGTTAGTCCAGCCGTACGCATTAACCTTTTGCTGCTCTGGCATTTTGGTGTTACCCTGCCAGACAGGCTGATTTGGTTTACCCAGTTGTTCGCCTGCGGCCGTCTTGATGAGTTCTTTCAGTGTCATGACGAACCTCACTGCGGCTGCGGCATCTGAGACTGCGCAACAGCATCCGATGCTACCTGCTGGCGCATATTCTGCAGCTGCTGCGTGACAGCCGCATGCAGTTCAGGATTGGTCGCCTTCATATTGACCAGTTCCTGACGACGGACATTAGGCGGCGCATTGTAGAGTCTCTGCGCCTCCTGCGCACCCTGTTCCCAAACACTGCCGAGCGGCTGACCGCCGCCCTCCGTAGCACTGGCCGGAACTGGCGCGGGTGCAGGAGCCGCACCCATCGGACCGGCCGGTTGTTCCGGCTGCTGTGGCTGCATGGCCGCCATCTGAGCATCCATGACACCCTGGGCCTGCATGACACCGGCGATTCCCTGCGGCGGGAACACAGAACCGACCATTTCCTGGTCCTGCTGCGCCTTGTCTTCCTTGGAGAACTGCTCGCGTTCCTTCTTCATCTCGTTGATGCGCATCTTGAGGTCTTCCTCGAAGTCCACGCCGAGTGTCTTCAGAACGTTCGTCTTGGAGATCTGGCCGCCGGTCATCAGCTGGAACAGCATCTGCTTGTTCATGTCGTCTTCGACAAAGCTGGTAATGTCCAGCGTGACACGCATATTCGCCATCTTTTCGTAGTCGCAGATCTTTTCGCCGGCCCAGCGTGTGAACGCATCCATCGGCTTCGTATTCGGACGCCACTGTCGCTCGAACATACGCATGCCCATGGACGGCGCAACCACCTGGAAGGTCGTCTGGCGGAACTCCTGCGGAATACCCATGTCGGACAGAATCTGGGTCACGTACCATTCCATCAGATCCACGGGTGTCAGCTCTTTGGCTTCACCGCCGATCAGCTGATACTCGACAGGCGTCGGGCTGACCAGCCAGGTCGTAGGGTTGTCCTTGACACGCTTGATACCGTTCTGGATGAACGACATGAACTGGCCGCCGCCGATGGGCAAACGGTTCTGATCATGCATAGATGCCGCGATGTTCTGCGGTCTCGGACTGATGATACGGACCGGCGCGATGTAGTCCATCGTGACGGCCTCATTGAATTTGTCCAGATGCTGCAGTCTGATGAAGTTGTCGAAACTGGTCATAAACAGCGGAACGCCCCAGCCCTTGTACCGTTCATCCAGCGGGGTCAGCGTTCTGGTTCTGGCCGCGAAGAACATGTCGTCAGGGAACTTGACCACGCCGTCCTGATGCACGGCATCCAGGAACGCCTTCGGAGTGTTCAGCAGATAAGCCATCTCGCCGCGCTTGATGGCGTTCTTGATGTCGTCCGGAATCTTGTAGAAGTACTGGAAGGAGTCTGTCAGGCGGTTGTACTGGACGAACATGTCCTGCGGCGCACGGAAAATGAATCGGACCTTACGACCATACTCGTCAGTAGTCGGATCATCGTGGATGTTGTAGACGACCTTGTGGCCGCACTTCGGGCAGGTACCTATGAACTGCTTGCCGTCCCAATCGAACTCGACACCCTTGGTCAGCTGTTTCAGCGCCATCATCCAGTCACAGTCAGGACACAACAGCCAGCGGCTGATCGGGCGTTCGCATGAGACGAACACGTTCCCCATTGCGGCCAGTTCCACACCGACCGTGTTGATGAGATTCAGCAGGTCGTAGTCGTCGATCAGCATGTCGTGCAGGGATTCGACGGCCTGGGAGTCGGCTGCTTCCTTCTTGTCCATCTGCACAACATTGATTCCTGACACGAAATACGAGATGCACTTCTGGATGCACGTGCGATATTTGGCGTTTCGCTCCCAGAACCATTCGGCCCAGATAAGAACCTGGTCGATAGTCTTCGGGTAGATGTAGTTGCTGTACGTCCTGAACGGATTCATCCGCCCGCCACGCATCAGCGGGGAATCAAGATAAGATGGCATTGGAGTTCTCCTATATTCTTATAGAAGTGCCAGCGTCAGCGCTTGTAATTCGGGTACTTGCCTGTCAGCAGCTTATAAAACGTCGGCAGGAGCGCCTCTATGTTGTTGTTCAGCGACAACAGCGCCAAGGCGATTCGCAGAGACTCGTTGGTGTTGCTCTTCTCGAAGATCAGATAGTTGCGGAACGTAAGAAGTGCCTTGCTGTCCGGCAGACCGCTCTGGATGACAGCGGCCAGGATTCCCTGTTTCACCGACCGGCACCAGGACGTGACCAAGTCTGCAACATGAGCACGTTGCTCCGGGTTCTCGGCAGCCTGCATGCAGTCGGCCAGATCCTTCGCCTTCTCAATCTCCTCCGGGCACATCTCGGACAGATACGGGAGCATCATGCCGACCGTGATCGAATTTTCAACTTGAAGTTCATTTTTGTCAGGCATCAGTTTCGTGAGCTGGTTGACAGCCTTCATGAAGGCGCAATTCTTATGATGCTGGACAGATGCTTCGTAATGCTTGCCTGTACCGTGACAGGATGTGCAAACGCTGTTGCCTTCGTCGTCTGTCTTGATGACGCCGCTTTCCTGGACTATCATGTTGAAGAAGTCGGTATGTTTCATGGGAATGTCCTCTTTGTTATGGTGTTTCTTGCTTACAGTACATCAGATACCAAGGAGGCTCCTATGATTGAGACTTATGTGCAGGGTACCGTCGAGTTCTATCAGGAACTGATCCGCTTGTTCTACGAGGAATAACAAAAGAGCCCCAGTTGGAGGCATCCAGGCCTGGGGCTGAATCCGTTTGGAGAAGCCGGATTCTTGGGAAGACCAGTGACCGGCCCTGCAGACGCACATCGCTGGTGGGAGAGGCATGGTTTTCCGCTGCCGGGTGAGAGCTATGGGAACTTCCCCGAAGCCTTGCGCCATTGTGTGACCGCTCTTCCTTACTATAAGGAGGTGCTCTATGAAGAATATCACCAAATGGGTCATCTGCAGGGTTCTCGCATGGGACAAGACAGTGACCAAAGCAGAATCCAAGGCGATCCTGGATGTCGTATTCGATATCAGAGAGTGCGAGACAATCCGGCCGCTGGCCGCTCTGCGGATGCTTGGATGCAGCCGGCCGACGTTGCGCCGGTATGTGAACAAGGGATGGATCCGGGAAATAAAGATCAGCCACGTCAACAGGTTCTACGACAAGAAAGACATCGAGCGCCTGATCAAGTATGGTCCACCTAAAGTGTAAAAAGAAGCCCCCGGCCTTCCGGCCAGGGACTTCCATGCATCACTCCGATGATGCTTTGAAGTTGTAGATCGGTTTCAGGACATCCAGAATCTTCACAGTATCCTGGATATTCTCGACGATGCTCTCCATGGGCTTGTAAGCCTGTGGCGCTTCATCAAGCGTACCGAGATTGACCGAAGAAGTCCAGATACCTGCGTCCTCCATCGTCCGGGCGTAGTCCCCCAAGTCGATGTTGTTCCTGGCCTGGACACGGGACATGACACGCCCTGCGCCATGCGGCGCCGAGTAGTTCCAGTCCGGGTTGCCCTTTCCTTCGCACAACAGGCTGCCATCTCGCATGTTCATCGGGATGATAAGCGTATCACCCCACTCAGCGGACACGGCTCCCTTACGCAGCATGCGTCTGTATATGCTCACGTAATTGTGCTTGGTATGGAACGAGAAGCGCGGCTTCCAACCCATTGCAGCGCACAGTGTGTACATGATGCAATCGCGATTGAACTCTGCATAGTTCTGCACAATCTCGATATCATGCATATAGTGCTGGAAAGACTCGTGCTCCAGGTAGCACAGCGCATCTGGGATATTGCACGCCTCCGCTTTCATCTTCTGCAGAGTCGCCTGTATCTCGCGCTGCCTGCCCTGGCGCTTCAGTTCTTCGATGATTGCCGAACTGGACCACTTGCATCCCTTGAGTTCCTTTATGGCGAGCTTCTGATAGTAATTCGCCACCTCCAGACCCAGGTGCCGGGAGCCAGTATGTATGACCATCCATACAACATCGTTGCTCTGCGCACGGTTGAGCTCGATGAAGTGGTTGCCGCCTCCGAGCGTTCCCATGGACAGCTCGGCACGATCCACGTCAATGCTGTCACTGCACCATAGCGATGTGTCGATACGCAGCATCTCCATGTACCTGAACATTTCCGGTGACACCCAACTGCGGATATTCATACCGCTGGGAATCAGGGCGCGAACCGCTTTGTCGAACTTATCGAAGTCAACATCGACCTTGCCGATGTTCGCGGCCAGCATCCCGCACCCGATATCGACTCCGACGAGGTTTGGACAGATCTTGTCGTTTACGGTCATGGTGGTTCCTATCGTACAGCCGACACCCGCGTGGATATCTGGCATCATACGAACCTGCTGACCCTTGACGAACGGCTGGTCCATCAGGAGCTTGACCTGGTCAATGCTCTTGTCGTCCACCAAATCTGTGTAGATAAGTGCCTCGCCATAGGCACCTTTAACTGTTTTCATCGACTGCCTCCTGTAGGATCTGCAGCTGTGTTTCAAGCTCCTTACGGTTCTCCTGAAGCCAGTCCTGGATGCACTTCATCGGATCCTTGTACAGATCCGTTGGGGACATGGGAATTTCGCTGCAGTTCTCGTCGTCTGTCCACTCATTGGGTTCCCAGACAACGAGCACCATGCCGTCCCTGTGTTTCGTCTTAACAGTGCCACGGAACAGTACAGGATTGGTCTCGTAGTGCTTGTTCCACCAGTCGCCGCACTCCGTGTTGATCCAGTAAACGGTATCGCCCTTCTTGATCTTTGGTTTCTCAGACGATGCCAGTCTCTCGTGAATCTTCATCAGAGTGTACCAGCGTGGAACCGATTCCTTCGGCTTACTTGTCCTGGTTGCCATTTTGTTCCTTTCTGAGACCTTCCAGCAGATCTCGATTGTGTGCATAGGCTGCAGTTGCCTGCTTGAGCTTTGCGCTGACCTTCCGGATCTGATCCCGCAGGTCATCGACCTTGCTATCCATGTTCTTCTCCAGGTCCCAGATCAAATCATCAAGGCCGTGTACAAGGCTCTCGTAGACGCCCTGCTTGGTCTCAGCAATATGGGAACGCAGGATATTTACATTGCACGGGCTTGTGTCCTCTGCACCGTCCGGAATGATAGCATAGGCATCCTTGCCCCACACGCTTTCGATGGACTGTAGCACCGTGCCATGCATCACAGTGATCTCAAGCACGTCGTTCTTGTTATAGCGCAGATACCAGAACCAGACTTTCTGGCCCGGTTCGAGATAGTTACTCATCTGGAGCCTCCTCTCAGTTCCTTGATCTGTTCTTCGAGCTTCTGCCGAATGTCCGACAAGAACTCGCACACAGCCTCCTCCGGTGTTCTGTACAGAAGGTCCTCAATAGTACCCTCGATGGCCGACGCATTGGAGAGCCTGTTCTTGTCCAGTTTCACACTGATGTAGCCGTGCTCGTCGATGTCTTCGATATGCCCGCACCAGACAATCGGATAAGTATCTGAATCCAGACACTGGTTTTCCTCCTGTGTCTCGATATCGCAGAAGTAGACGGTGTCACCCTTCTGGAACTTCATTGTCGGCTCCTTTCTGGTCGTCCGGGATGATACCCTGTTCACGCTGCAAATCGACGGGCGGTTTGTAAGGCTCCGACAGAAGCCTGAACCCTGGGCGGCAACCGCACAGAAACACAAGCCTGTTGTCTTCCGGTTTGTCTGTATCCAGTGCGCACAAAGCACAATCCACACAGCAATAGGTAGTTGGTGTCTTCGGACAAGAAATCATCAACTGCTTGTGATCGTCGAACAAACGACCGTCGCTGAGAATAACAACGCTCATTTCGCTTCCTCCAGTTCTTCCCTGCGGATTGACAGTTCAACACGTGTCTCGTGCAGATCATGTGCCAGCTTGGCGTAGTCGCGCTCTTCAGCGAAACACAGGGCTTCCGCGCAACGAACTGCTTCCACCTCTGTGTCGAAGACATGACCGGCCTCCACATTGCACGTACGCTCGCCTACTTCAGGATCATCGAAAGTAAACTCATACTGATACGGCACGACACAATGACCGCCGGGCGCCAGCTGCAGACGCACTTCGGTCACGACGCCGAACGCAACCGTACCGATGTAGTCAGGAACGAACCAGGCATGATCGCCGATCTTGTAGCCGTCCCAGTGCTCTTCACGGTTCCCGTAGGCATTGACTTCAGGTGTTTCCATTCTTGTCTTCCTTCAGCTGTTTCTTGAGGTTGTCGATGTAGTCCTTGTGAGACTTCGTCAGCTTCTTGATCAGCGTTGTAATGCACTGGCGCTTAGTGGGATACACGTCAGCCGCATCTTCATGTTCCGTGTTGTGGTAAGGATCACCAACACGAAGCCGGACACGCAGCACGTCGTTCTGGTAGTACAGGTCGATGACCTCTGCCTGCTTGCATATGTTCCACCGAATGAAATACACGGTGTCACCAACACGCGGGAACTTCGGCATCGGCTGCATCTTGTGCGCCTTGAGCTGTTCGAGCTTGAGACGCTTCTCCGGAATGTGCTCGCGCAGGAGCTCCTTACGCCACTGCTTAAATTTATCGGCATTGTTCTCCATACGCGACACAAGAGCCTGGTAGGCTTCCAGCTCCGAGATGTAGAGGTCGCTCTCGACCGCCGTGTCGCGCAGACTGACGTCACTGCGTAAAGACTGAATGCCATACTCAGTACCGTCCACATCATAAGCATCCGACGTGATCTTCACGGGATAAACGTTGCCGTCTCCGTCGAAGTACTCGACGACGAGCCACCGCTCGTCACCTGGTTTGAGAGACATTGTGTACTCCTTTCTTGAGTTGTTCTCTGAGACGCTCGAACGGACATGTCGATTTGATGACATATGTGATCTCATCGTCCAGAATGCCGACTATATCGGCATGCCTGCAGTTCTTTATGACTTCGATGCCTTCGTTGACTTGTTTCGCGAAGTTCAATACAGCATCGCTCATGATCTGCAGATTACGCTGGATTACCGGTTGCATCCTGCGTCTCCAGTTTGCGGATCCGTTCGTGCGCCTCGTCCAGAAGCGCACGTTCGTGGTCCATGTTACGCCCGACATACTTGCCGTGCATGATTTTGTCGATCAGCCGGTTACACACAAGAACCAGCTTTTCCTTCTCCGAGAGTCCGGAGTAGTTCGGGTTGCTCAGATATGAGTCAAGTGTCATGTCCGACATTTCTGGAAGTCCTCCATGATGGTCCTGATACCGACCAGAATATCATACATCTCCGAGTTTTCACAAACATGCGTCAGCTCTTCCTGAACACCAGCCAATGTCAGCGGATATGTACGGCGAATAGTCAGGTAATTCCAGTCACGAAGAATACGCCTGGCCATCCATTCGTAGTTATCCTGCTTGATATCCGCTATAATGTGTTCGAGATTGCTCATGTTCAGAACACGCTCGTTGATCGCTTTGGCGCCATCCTGCATGCCATACTCACCCATGACGATGTTATAGCCGTTCCATTTGCACAGAACTTCGCCGTACACCCAGGGACGGGTGTCCGTTGTATACAGCAGCTGTAACTTGATGACGTTCATGATCGGGATTATGCAGTTTCTGGCTTTCGTTGTAAAGCTGACACGGACTTCGTTGCTGGACGTATGTGGTTCATCCTGCCAGTGGAAGTCATTTCCGCCATGCATGAAATTAGCCTGGCTAAGCATCAGAGTGTCGGCATTGAGTATCTCCTTGACTTTCGACTTGTCCATCTGCATGATCGGATTGATGCGCTTACTGTGACCGTCCCAGTGATCGCTACAGATCGCAACGCTCACTTCGAGAGACCGCACATCAGGTAAGTAATCGTAGCTCATTTCTTGGGTTTCCTTTCCTTGATGTCGTGCACGATCTTTCCGGCAGCCTGCAGGCGCTCGGCACGGGCCAGCGCCCGCCTGTACTTGGGCATGTCTTTCCGGATATCGCGGATGCACTCTTTGTACCACTGGAGCGACCGCTCGTGTCCCTCGATCAGCTGTTTCCAGGCATCCACCGGGCTGTCCAGCCAGACGTTCCTGTCAATCTTGGTCCACGTGGAAACATAGCCATTGTCGTATTTGACATCGTAATAACGTCCACGCCAGGTGCTGTGGTAGGCGACCACTTCGATGTGGACCACCTTCCAATACGCCGCCTTGTAGAGGTGCTGACCGACCTGCAGGGGTTTACGCCTGGTGCTCACGGGTGCGCCTCCTTTCAGCTTCCAGCGCGTCCTTCTTGGCGCACTGCAGCCTGTACCGGAAGGCACGGGCAGACTCCCATTCCTCACGAGCCCTGCGCACTCTTTTATCTGCCGCACGGATCAGAGAGTTCCAGGCCCTCGCCGGACTCTTGTAGACGTTGTCGGCTTCTTTCGGGTACAGTTCAGGGTTCGTACTGTCATCAAACTGGAACAGATAATCGAACCCGTACATGCGCTCGCCGTTCCTGGGCTTGATGACAGTCGCCCGCCTGATGTCAGTACTCGACTCTACGACCCAGACGACATCACCTGGTTTGAGTTTCAAGTTGCCCATGTCAGATCTCCGCCTGCTGTCTGCGGAAGTCAGCCATCTTGCACTCGATCTTCATGATCTCGTCGCGTAGCGCATCGACCTTCTTCTGCTCATGCTGGATGAGCATGCCCCAGGCCATGTCTTTCGACCGGCACAGCCAGTCCTCCGTGACGTCCTGGTCCACGAAGGCGCCCTGCGTGTCGTTCAGCTTGAACACCAGGTAGGCGTTGCCGGGTTCATCGGTGTCCACGTCGATGTCAACGATCTCGACCAGAATGGGTCTCTCATGCACAAGGCTGGCGTACCAGACCTTCTCGCCGCACTGGAACGGCATGGAATTGTTTTCAGGCGGGAAAACGACGTACTTGTCAGTTCCGTTCATTGTTGTTTCTCCGATTTGTTGAGTGTTTCCTGTTGCTTCTGCAGCGCACGCTGTCGCCCCTGGTAGAAGAAGCGATTGTTCTGTGCTGCACGCTCCGCGCACTCGCTGATGTTCAGTTCCACGGCATTCAGGTTCTGCGCCATAGCGAGTGCCTCTTCCATTTCAGTCTCCCGGAACAGATTGCGGTCTTCAATGCGCTCTTCGATGACGATAACATCGTTGCTCTTGGTATGATTGCTGTCGTATTTCACGACGTAGGTCGTCTCATCGAACTCATCAGGGAGCCCGACAATCGTTGCCTTGACTACACCGGTCGCATCTGCCACCAGACATCTGTCTCCGTGCTGGAACCGGCATTTCTTACGGTCCACGTGCAGATAGTCGCGCTGCACGATGTCCAGCCACTTGGTCCAGGCGGCATAGCTCTCATCCGTCATGTTGCCGTTCTCGTAATCGTTCGCGAGCTGGTCTCGCATAGAACGCATCTGAAGTTCGATCTGGTAACGCCTGCCGCGCATCTCTGCGTAGATCGCGTCCAGAACACACGGAGCCTTTATGAAGCTGTCCAGCTTATCCAGGATAGAGACGAACTTCTGAATGTTCTTCTCGTAGTCCATGATAGATGCTGCATAGATGTCATTGTTGACAGTGCTGACACGCAGCGCTTCCATGAGTGTCGCATCATAGTCTTTCACTCAGACACCTCTTTGATTTGTGTTGTCCATGTTTCGAACTGGTCGTCAGGCGCGGCTTCGACGTATGCCAGCAGTTTGTCGTAGTGATCGTCTGCGTCGATATCCTCGTCGGTGAGCCCTTCGTAGAACTTCATCATGTACGCCTGATCCAGAACACGTGCCTCCAGGACACCTGTGTCTCCTGTGTAGTGCCAATCACCATGATACAGACAGGCCGACTCATGGAACTCACAGTTGACTTCCGCGATGTTCCAGCCTTTGTCCAGCATAGTCTTCACGAAGTCCTCCGGAACGTCGTCGTCCCAGCCCCACTTGATCCAACCATAGATGGACACGTCGTGGCTGTCAATCTCGACGTCGCTGTCGAACACCCACTGCTTGGCGTTTCCGAGCTGGAAGCCTTCGCCTTTCTTGTCAGCCTCCACACGGGCATCTTCCAGCCACTGGTAACAAGCCTGCGCCTGTTCCTTGTCCGGAATCACGATATGAATCGAAATGTCGCAGCAATTAGCCATTTGCCACAAGCTCCTCTCCGATGAAGTAGGGCAGCAGCTTGTGAACATGAAACGCCAGCTCCCTGGTGATCGTCTTTTTACTGGACCCGCCGATGCAGATCTTGATGCCCTTGATATACAGCACGCCGCCAGTGACGGCGTTGTCATTGTTACGCTGCCACTGTATGGACTTGCTGAAGTCCGCGCCAGTAACATGCTTGAAGATGCAGCCGGCCGCGATGACGTCGGCTGCGGCGGAATCCACCGTGCCGCCCGTTTTCAGGGCGGCGCAGTGAGCCTTCTCCAGTTCAGTTCTGATCTTTGTCTTCAGATCCATCGTCAGACTCCTTCTTGTCAAACAGTTTGATGAGCATGATTCCGACCTGGAAAACCTGGTACATCGTATTCAGTTCCTCGTAGTGTTTGTCGTCGAGAACGCCGCTGTCATGCGCTTCTTCGACACGCTTGTGGAACTCGGCGTTGGCTTCCTCGCCCCTGTTCGCGTACTCGACCATGACCTGCGGGTGCGTCTTCAGAGCGTCCACCTTGTTCAGCGCGACGATGATGTCCTGATACTTCACGCAGCGCTCGATGATGGCGGCGATATCCTGCTTGAACTTGAAGAGCTCGAAGGCTTCATTCAGTTCCGGATCAGAATCGAGCAGTTTCCTCGCGGCATCCAGCTGTTCGCGCATGGCAGGGTTGATATTGATTTTCTTGTTGTCGTCCATTTTGTTTTCCTTTCAGTTGAAGTTCATGAGATCGGCGATGAATGCACCGTCTTTGTACACGGTGTCCTTATAGTCTTTGGTCTTGTCGCCGTCGAGACCGTAGAGCTCCTGGTCGATAGTCAGGAAGGGGCGCACGACGTCACTGTCGATGTCATACACAGCCTCGTGCCTGAGCCACTCCAGGAACGCCTTGTCCGCGTACTTGCAGTCAGTGTCGCAGACATCACCGAACATCTTGTCGTGCACATTGTCGCTTGTGAGATAGATGTCGGCCCTCGTGTGATCATACAGGACCCGCATGAAGCGCATCATGACGATCATCGTGTTCTGGAGCTTCTCAACCTGCCGGCTGAGATCCGACAGTGCCTGTCTTGTTTCTTCTTTCATAGGCACCTCAGATCAGCTGGGACTTGAGCTGCTCGATACCGCAGTTCACGTCGAACAACTTCTCAGCCAGGGCGAGGCTCGCGGACTGCGCCGTGTGCGGGCACTTCCGCGTCACGAAGAAATAGAACGAACCTCCGATGATGGAGTGCTCCGGGTCTTTCTCTTCGTCCGCAGCGCGGATCTGCTTCGACAGGTTGACGAGTGCGCCGGCCACAGGCTGGTCGGGCCGCATGGACTCGAACCACCTGATGTGCGACTGCAGGAGTTCCTGCACTTTCAGCATGACGCTGAGAGCCTGCGCCATTACCTCGTTTCTCGGCTTTTTGTACTTTGTGATTTCCTCCATTAGAGGCCATCCTTTCTGAGACGCGGTTGTGTACATATGAAGACAGCGACCCATTCGCTGCTTCTGCACTGTTGGTTATTGCGCCTCAGTAGATTATGCCCTCAAAACGCGCCTGCATTAGGTACATTCTAAAAGAAAAGACTGGTCGCCCCGGAAGGCTACCAGTCGAATCTTTTCATGCCGTTTTCTTTTTCTGTTGCTCACGCCACAGTGCTTGACATTCGCTCCAGGCTTCACGGGCCATGTTATCTTGACCTGTCACGCGGTAGCTTATGTCATCACCGAATGGCCAATGAAGAGCAACCCGAACATTCCCTTGGAAGAAGTCGATATCAGACCACTTATCGTCATAGGAATTTTCCTCATAATAGAGAGGAATCCATGCCGGAAGTTCTATATCGTTATCTTTGGCTGCTTTGCGCTCTGCAGCCTTATATTTCACAGGGAACCACGAAAAATGTTCTTCAGGTTTACCGTCCATTTTGTAAATTTCGACAGCCCTCTTCAAGCTGGCATCATTCTGAATAGCCGTAGCGATGTCTTCGAGAAAAACAAAGTTCTTGTCAAAATCAAACATGAAATCGAACTGGTAAGTAGTGATAACTTTCATAGTTTATCTCCTTTCTTTTTGGAGGTTTCTTCAGCCCTGTATCACCGTGACACAGCAGCCCGCAGAAGTCGGTCCTATGCGATAACCGCTTCATCTTAGTATGCCCGAAAACCAGCTCAAATTAAGGCCATTCTAAAAGAAAAGCGAGAGCCCCTTTCGGAGCCCTCGCAAGGTTCATTTGACAACGCCGCCGAAGTTGACGTACAGTTTCGATCCCTGATGCGTATGCATGTTCTGCAGAGTGCCGCAGGAATGCACGATGACACTGGCCCCGGACATGATCTCTACCTCGTCCGCAACAGCTCCAGACGAGATTATCAGAGTCGCACCGGAATCCAGGCGCATGGTCTCAACACGACCGCCAGAGCTGACTTCACAAGTAGCATGCCCCATATCGACGGATGTGTCTCTTGCCACACCGTCGGAGCTGATAGTCATGAAGCCAGCTGAGCCGATATAGGTCTGCTCGACAGATGCCTTTCTGTTGACGTATATGCGACCGCTCAGAACACTGACTCCACGAACGGTCGCATTTGTGACATGCAGATTGCCGTTCAATGAAGCATTCAGAACAGCACCTTTCTCATGCACCACAACTGTGGCGCCATTGTAGATAGACGTGTTCATAATCATGCCACCGCTGCTGACAGTGAGCTTGGCACCGCTGCACACAGTGGTGTGGTCAGCAACGCCGCCGCTGCGCACGGTCATCTGACCTGCGCTGTTGACACAGGTGTCCTTCGCTCTGGCCTTCATCTGGATGATCAGTTCGCCGTCTCTGCAGACGGTGCAATTCCTTGCTTCATTTCCAGGCCGGGCCAGATCAAGTACGGCATTCTTGATGTTGCAGCTGTCAATCACGACATTGTTCTCAGCACCGTGGAACCACGTCGGCATACAATAGTCTGTACCTTTGAGTGTCCAGTTGTGATAACTGCAGTGCAGCATGTAGGAGCCGTGGCCGTTCTTGGTCACACCGTGAATGTGCGGCATGAGTACACTGCCAATCGGAATGGCATTCACCATCTCAATGATCTTGTCACCTTCCTGGTAGGTCTCCTGCATATGCTCGTTCTTGTCTTCCTGCAGAGCCTTGTCCCAGCCAGCCCTGGTATCAATGATCTTGTCGATGAGGCTGCACATATCGGAGAAGAACACCTGGAGCTTCGCAAGCTCTTCAGTGGTGCAGTGCCCGAACTCGATGCTTTCACGGATGAGATCTGCTGTGAGTTTCATTCGTCGTTCTCCTTTGTGTGCATAACATAGCTGTAGCCGCCCCTGACTGTCTCGATGGAGCCGCTGCCACGATTGTCCACCTTGCAGATCCCTCCGGAGCTGACGATGATGGTGCCACCGCTCTGGATGCACTTACTGACCACAGCGCCGGGCATCACACGCAGCCAGCCATCCCTGAGCGTGACCTCCGCAACGCTGCCGCCGGAGGACACAACGATGTCACCGTCGAAGACGTCGATGGCGTTCATGCCGGCGCCTTCCTGCACTTCGACAAAGCCACTCTGGTAGACCCTGGTGATGTTGACCGTGCCACCGGACGAGACTGTCATCTTGGTTCCGTAGCCGGAAACATCAATGGAGTTGATGTGTCCCTGGTTATTACAGGACGCCTTTTCACCGAGGCGACCACCGTTGATGTAACCGCCGGCGGACACATAGACAGACGTGTTCGCGTCTGTGGCAGCCAGCTCGGTCAGCGAACCTGATGTGCCGACATAGATCTTCGCGCCGGTTCTCACACTGCAGCGCCAGGCACTGGCATTCCAGCCTATGCCGATATGTGCGCCGCTGTCAGCCAGCGCCGAGTACACATGGGCATCCCTGAATATCTCCAGGTTGGCGTTCTGCAGATTGCAGTTCTGTACTTTACCCAACACCTGTACGTCGCCGTCGTTACAGGCCATATGGCACACCGTGGCGCCGGAACCGACTGTCAGCTTGTTACCAACCCCATAACCGTTCAGGGCACCGACCGTGCAGTTGCCGACATGCGCCTTGCCGTACTTGAGTACGTTGATGTGCTGGACTGTCTTGCCTGCACTGATAACGAACAGGTTGCCGCCGGAAGACACAACGGCACTGGTCAGACAACCGGTATCCGAAACGCAGACGCTGCCGCCGCCCTTGATGTCCACGAAGTCAGCCTCGGCGCCGTGGGCTACCATGAAGTAGCCTCCGCCGTAGACCGTGGTGCGAACTGCAGACGCGCCACTGGACCAGATCTGCAGCTTGCCGCCGGAGTTGATACAGCAGTCCGACATGACAGCCTTGGAGCCGAGCACCGTGACACTGCCCATAGCCAGCTGGCAGTTGGTGATGCTGGCGTTATGTACGACGCCGCCCGTCTTGATTATGCAGTTGCTGAGACTGCCGGACTCCGTGACGATGAACTCGTCGCCTTCCAGGATGCCGTCCTTGATAGGGCCGTGGATGCGTACCTGATTCTTATTGCCGGACCACTCGCAGCCTGGCGTGTTGCTGGTGACAGGCGAACGAACCATGCGATTCTGTTTGGCTTCGCGAAGAGCGTCCATGTTGTCTGACTTCCTCTGCAGATTCTCGACGAACGCAGAACCATGCAGCGGCTCTGGCGCTTTGCTGTCAGCGATGCCCATGTCGCCCGTCGAGTAGCTATGGAACAGCCTGTCCAGTTCCTCGCGGAAGTCTCGCTTGTTTGTGTTACTGGGTTCCTGGTCGTCGGGCAGCTTGTCCAGCAGCCGCAGGACGACCCCGTTGAGGACTATCAGGGCGTTCCGGAGTTCCCCGATGTCTTCTTTTGTGATGCTCATAATCGTGCCTCCTATAGGTTAGGTACGCTTGTTGCTGGTCAGTGCCGAATGCACTGGTTGCAGCGTAAGAGCTCTCATATGATTATGCCCGCAACACATGGGTGATTTCAGGTAGATTGTAAAAGAAAACAAAGGGGCTCCTTTCTGCTACCCTTTGTTCTCTTCTCGCGGCTTACACCAGGACCCAATGGCCGCTGACATAACCACCTACGGCTTTGCAGCCGTCTTTGTAGCGGATGCGCTGACCAGCGCGGAATGCACGCCACGGCTTCTTCAGAACGAAGATCGTGGTATGCACTTCTTCCTGTACGTCGTAGCCGTCATAGTCACGCACAACAACGCTGCTCTGCTCCTCGCGATCTGCCGTTTCTCTGTCCGGCTCATACTGGTTGAGCTGGTCTTCAAAGCGATCAACAGCGCGAGTGAGCACATCACCCTGCTCCTGTCCAACGAGCTTGATAACAGTCATCAGACGGTCGGATGCGAAATCCGTGTATAACTGCGTAAGCGCAGTTGACTCCGCGAAACGAGCCTGTCTCGCATAGTCAGCAGCCGTGATGACGTTGTCAATAGCACGGTCCCAGACATAGTCTTTCACATCAGCGGGGCACATGTTGGTGAGCATGCTTTTGAGGTCGTTTTCTTGGTACTTGTCCATAGTTGTCTCCTTATGGTTAAAGTTAATGGTTTCAGCCTCAGTGTATCATAACAGAAAAAGCCCCAAAATTAAGCTCAAAACGAGGCCAAAACGGGCGCTGCGCAGAAGGCTGGAAATGGGTAACTACAGCCTAAAAAATTTCAAGTTAGCTATAAGTAAATAATCGTTGCCAGGCTATTATGCCCCCGCACATGGACGGATTAAGTACAAACTAAAAGAAAACACAGGGATTCCTCCTTTCAGTTTGTACTGTGTTTCCTTTGCCCCGGATGGGCATGCCGGCGCCGTGACAGACTTACGCCTGTTTCGGGCGAAGGCCACGACGACGGACCTCGGCGGCGCTGAGACGCTGACCTTCAGTCAGGCCGCTCCTGTCCTCATCCGTGACCTTGTCCGGTTTGCCCGGATAGGCACTTGCAAGAGCGAAGCGCAGGCCGTCCTTGGTCTGCTCCGGCGTGCAGACGACGCTGAAGAAGCGCGTCTCTTCTCCGACCTCTTCCACATCCCCGAAGGGCTGGAGGCAGCCGTGATAGAGACGGAGTTCGTAGTCCTCATCGTCCTTCACCTGCGTGCAGGTCGCCTTGCCGATCACGTCATCGGACACGAAGACGAAAACGACAGCACCGCCGAAGCCGGGAACCAACTCGTACAAAGCCGAGTTGGCAACCAGCGCGAGAACGTCCTCCACGCTGATGATCCCAGCGCGGAACCGGCTGCTGCCGAGAACGGTGTCGCTGTTGCGGTGATCCCGCAGCGGATCGAATCCGGGAGCGATTTCCTGGAGTGTCGTGTAGGCGACGGAGAGGGTGGTGTTGAGACTGCTCATAAGATAAACTCCTTTTCGTTTTGGAGTTGTACTTCGATCCTTGCTCGGCCAACGTGGTCGAACAATTCGAAGCACTGACATGGCAATAGCAGTACCATTGTATACTAACAACAAAACCCCCACAAATTAAGCTCAAAACAGGCTAAAAAAGAGCCCGATGTTTCTCCACTACATCGGGCCCTGTTGTGCGGTTCTAGAGTAGCCTCAGTCGGCCTGCTCCTGTTTTTCGAGTTCCTCAATCTGTTTCTGGATTGCGAGGGCCTCGTAGCAGAGGCTCTCGTCATCCCGAAATCTACGATTGGGATTCGAGTTAACCGCCGCGATGTCTCGCTCGACACGCGCCAGCTTTTCTTGCAAGTACTCTTTCTTTGTCATTCAAGACCTCCTTCTTCCCAGCGCGGTTCTCTGTACCGGCAGGGTTTTTCGGTTTGCCATTCAGGGATTTCGGCGTCGGCGCTGCCTACATTCTTGTCGCAGTAGAACAACGTTCGCTCATGGTCAGCACGACCAGGCGGATAGCACGCTCTGTGCTTACAGTTTGCGCATTGCCCATATTTCCACCGCGCAGCAATGTGGAATACTACGTGTACAGTCCGTCCGTTGAAGTTGACAGTTATGATGTCGCCTTCTCTTGGACGGACTCCGTGAAGCCATCCATCTCCACGCTTGTCGAGTTTGCAGGTGTGTCCCGCAAGTTCAACCGAGGCGTCCTTCGGCCAGATGACCTGGCCGCAGCATGCATAACCGCGCTCGTCCGGCATGACTTTGGCCAGATCAAAGGAGATCCAATCCTCCTTATCCCCATATGAGGATGTACCGGCCGCGACACCGAACGTCCAGCCGTCGATGCGAACATGCCCGTAGTCACGGAGATCTGCGGCACGCGTAGCACTCATGCGGTATCTGCGGTCGCTGATATTGAACCAGGACCACTTCATTCCCACAACGAGATCGTCCATGACGTGATCAATGTTGAAAAGATCCGTCATGTCATCGACGCCTTCGTTGTCCGGAACGACAACCGGAAATGACACCTCACGAGGCTGCGCAGTACGGTCAAGCGGGTGCGCAAATCCAACGATCTGAATGACTTTTGTTCTGTTCTCTTTCATGATGAGTTCTCCTTTCGGGGTTTTGTTGAGAGTAACAGTTGCTATTCTATTATCCCTCAAAAACCCCAAAAATTTAGCCATAAACTACACAAAAATAGACACTTACAAAAGTGCCTAAGAAAAATGGCGAAAGTGCCCCCAAAAGTCCCTATGAAAATGTGGGAACAGGATTTTGAACTTCAGGTTGAAAATCTACTGAGAACTTTGCGGCAACCAGCACAAAGTTTGCAGTACTAATTCAGAAATCTGCAACAAAACTGCAGAAACAGAAATTAACCCTTACACCGGCTGGAACATCGGTGGCTTGCCCAACCGCTCATCCAGCTCGTCAAAACGGTGCTTCCGGCGGTACTTCTGCACCATGTTCCACATGTCATCCTGTGACATGCTGTCGATCTGGTCGCGCAACTTCTGAACACGGTCCCCGTGGAACTTGTTGTACAGCGCCGGGAACTTCTCCGTGGACTTGTTGCCGAACTCTTCGATAGCCGTCTCGTAGATGTCCGCCGGCCACGTGTTCTTGTCCGGATTGTTCTGGAGCTGCCAGTTGTAGAACTTGTTCAGCAGCCACGGCAGATCCGGCGTGTTTGCATCACCAGATGCCAGAACCTCGCCGGTCCTGTTGGAGAACTTCCGCCCGGTGGCATTCAGCGTGTCGTGCTCCAGGATGGCCTGCCCGATCTCTTTCAGCTGCTTGTCGTTGAAGATACCGGTAGACAGCAACAGCGGAATGGCCGTCTCCCTGCCATACTTGCCGTGCTCCTTGCCTGTACCGCGCTGTCTGATGGCGCAGTCGTGGAAATAGATGGCAGCCTTCTCCTGCAGAGTCAGCGGCCGGTGTTCCAGGCCCTGGGTCATCATCTCGGCGTTCTGCTTCACCTGGTTGACATGTTCCCAGGAACGGCGTCCGACGGCCGGGTAGAACGGCCGGGCCAGACGGCGCAGCCTGCGCTCGTCAGAAGACATGGAAGCATATTTGAACAGCGCCTGCTGTACTGTCTGTATGTTCATATCAGTCTTCCTTCATTGCTATAAAGCTGGGCGCCCGCAGCGCACCACTCGGATACACTTCTTGAGCCTGCACTCTGGCTGTCCGGCCACGGTAGGCTTCCGGATGCTCCAGCATGTCTCTAAGCATATCATGCGACATCCCAGTGCCAACGCGGCCAACCACTTTGTCAGACCCAGGCAGGCTGTATGTGAAGCCGCCGGCTCTGGGTGCAGCCTTGGTCTCGGCCGGGAACACGTCCTGGACAACGACGTCGTAGTCCGGCCTTCTTTTATACTTGACCGGCCGCTTCCCAGGCAGATGCAGCACTGCGCCTTCCTGTGTCCACGGGTTCCGGCCTTCAATGATCGCTTTCAACAGGCGTCTGGCCTTCTCTCCACGCTCCTGTGGCAGCACTGTAAAAGAAGGACTGTGGAGCCTGCGGACGATGTCCTGCATCGGGGCGCTATAGTCGTCCTTGCCGTTGTTCACAGCCAGAGCAGCCACCAGCAGCTTCAGCCCACGCTGGCGCTTCTGGATGGCATTGGCGATGGTGCTGTTGAGATAGCCGGACAATTCCTGCGGAGGAATGACCTTGCCGTTGCGCATACCAAAGATCTCGCCGCGCAGAACTTTGCCCTGGAGATCCGCAGGCACATCCACCTGGGACAAGCCGCCGATGTACGGCGTGTAATCCGGCTTGAGTCCAGACTTGTCCGGCCGGATGCCGTAGACGCTGATGCCATGCTTGCCCATAGCAGCCAGAACACCGGCGCCATCCACTTTGGGAACGACTGTGGCACCCTGGTCGATCAGCTGCTGTACCTTGTCCTCCGGGATGGACTTCATGTGTTCCTTCTCGTAGGCTTTCACGGCTTCCGGCTGGTCAGGCTGCTTGATGCTGAGCAGCCAGTTGCCGCCACCTGTGCGCACCATGCGGTACACGTTGGAATCCTTGCTGGTGCCCCTGGTGAACTCGATGTAGCTGGGCGTGTTCTTCAGCAGCACGACCGGAGATTCCTCGGTCTTGATCACAGTGCCGGCACCGTACTTGCCTTCCGGGATGGTGCCCTCGAAGTCCTTGTAAGCGTACCTGTGCAGACTGGTGGGAACCGCGAGCCTGTACTGGCCTGGCTGCTCCGGCATGTGTTTCGGAAGCGCCCATGAAAAGAGCCCCGATTCGTTGCCGATGCGCAGATCGGTGTGCTCGCCTGCGCGTCTGGCAAGGTGCTTCTGGCGCACGAGCGTGAGCAGTACATCGGTGGGCAGGTCCATGAGGCGGCCTTTGTTGAGCTTGTTTGGGATTCCTGGAGCGAAGTCTGGCATTGGTGATTCCTCTTATGGAAGAGCACGGGTCAACGACTATTTATGTTCATTACCAAACTTGCGGTAGGTAAATCTAGGATAAAGGTCGGATATGACAAGACCATGCAATCCTTTTATGGCACAGACTTCAAAGCCAGCATATAAGTTGGCACCACTAGAACCAAACAGAACAGGATCCATAATATCACCAACGGAGATCGTCTGAGTATTTATAGACGCACCAAAAGTGCCTATACTAGCGTTCAAAGCTGGATAATAGGCAAAAGTCACATCCGCTGTATTCCAGCCCCAATGAAATGCTGCATTCGTAGACTGGCACTTCATATTCATACTATGGAATCTTCGTATGTTCCCATTTTCGGCTATGCAGTCGGATGCCCTACACGTCAGCTTATCATAAACCGTTGTCATCTGTGTCGGGGTTCCACCATCATAGTCATATAAAACAACTTCAGCACCATCGGAAATGTATTGATTGCCGTATCTATACCCTCCCATATCCGACTCTTTATTTATATGTAGAGTACCACCGGAAAACACCTCTATACCAAAAGTAACTTTGCCTTGCCCAGCAATCTCGCAAACACCTCCGCTGAGTACATGGATATTCTCTGTTTCCAGTAACCTGATTGCTGAACCATTCTCGTCTGCCAGATAATCAGCATCTATATGCAAGGTGCCGCCGGACATTATATAACACTCGCCCATAATATGATCTGTCTTATCACTATGGGAAACTATAAGAGTACCACCTGGCTCAATAACAACATAACCTTCTCGTATGCCGTCACTCTCATAACCCCAGTTTGTATTATGCAACGTAATCGTTGCTCCGGCTGACACAATCAGGGCTTCATATTTGTATGTCCAATCAGAAATTGTTGTACCAGTCACAGGTATTATCGCAGCTGAGTTTAGACTAGGTGGATACTCCTCTGCGGATCTAGGATATTCATCTGTAGGCCGGTAAGTATAAACCGGTACAAAGTCAATATATAGCTCATCAACTAGAGCAGCACACGTAGGATAGGACACACCCTGTACAGCAACGGTAGGCCACAAGCCTATAATCCTTCCACTTGTTTTAACAGGAACATTATTCACAGTTTCTGTCTTTGTGAGAATACAACAATATCCTATAGAGCAACCATTACCTGAAGCTGGGTCTGAATCTGGTGTAATATCTAGAACACCACCAGGTTCTATAATAACACGTCCCAGGCTTCCCCCGTTCGGCATAGTAACCGTTCCGCCAGTACAAATAATAACATCCCCATGTGCGGAAAAGTCAGGATCGTCTGGCGTCCATGTGACAGAGCCAACCACATATTCTGTATCAGGATCTGAATATACCCACAAAAATTCCGGAACAGTTCCAAAAATATAAGGCTCACCAAGAAACACACTAACAGAATATGTACCTGAAACACTTTGTCCGCTTATTTCAATATAAAAAGTATCTGGCACATAGCCCAGCACATTTGCATGGTCTAGAACATAGCACGCGGAAGTATGCTCTGACGTATCCCATTCTGGCACAAACGAAATAGCGCGTGCAGGAACATCCACTGAACTCACTGTATTCTCTGTTCGGCTCCATGTAATATGAGCAGTAGCATCTGGAATAACCGTTGCAGCGGCCGCCCACGTCTCGAAAGATACACCACCTATTGTTATATCTTCGAGATCATCAAGCCGTCGATTATATAAATCGACATTTAAGTGACACATACTGTAGACACCTGTGTAGGCAGTATATTCAGGTAAAGCTGAAGATACGTAATCGGAAATAGGAAGCGCTCCTTGAATATCATATTTCTCGACATAATGGGTTCCACCGGAACCATAATAGTTAGACGTAATACCCGTGTTACCGGCTGAGTATCGCAATTCTTCCAACATATCCCGACGTTCAACTGCCCATCCAGCTGCAAACACTGGTACGAACGTACCGGTGTAGTCAGATGTCCCAACAGCGCCCCCAGAACCTCCGGAAACAGCCAACGTGTCCGGCGTATAACCAGCATAATGACTCACTGCTGCGTCACTAGACGCACGTACACTGGCGGCTATGGCTAAACCCTCAAACCCATTATATGCTGCGCCACCCCTTGTAACATACATATTAGCCAGGGAAGCCAAATCATGGTCAAAATAATCCATGAACGTCTTCGTCTGCGCCGGGTTTCCCACGGTCCAGCTCTGCGGCGCCTGGAAGGTCTCGGAGCCTGCGCCATATGCAGACACCGTGCCGATGTCGTGGTTGATCGCAATATTGGCTGCCATCCTGGATACTGTGTTGCTCTTCACAGCATCCGTTGTCCAACTCGCTGCGGCATAGGCGGCGCTCACGGCTGCTTTGCGCTCACAGTACCCGCTGGCCAGCCCCGATATGACTGACATGGGTGTTGTGAAATGCGGATCATCCAGATCAAACTCTTTGCCAGCCGTTGTGTTCTTCCAGGACATGCTGCGTTCTCCTTTGTTGTTCCACTATATAAAATAAAGCCCCTGGGTTGCAGGGGCTGTTCTTACATGTTCACCAGCTGTGCTGGACCTGTCATCCTATTGCGTCCCGCGCTTGGTCGCGGACCTGAAGTAGGCGCAGGCTTTGCAACAGGCCTTGGAGGTGCCATGCGCGGTTTCTGCACCGGTGGTCTGTCAGTTGCTCTGTTGTAGGATCTGTACGTACCGTCTGCTGGCGTCATCCCGCCATCCGACCATGTAATCCAGGTCTGTCCTCCACTGGAGATACGGCCTCTGGCGTACGCATTGGGGCCTGGCTGTTTGAATCCGGTAGACTGCGGAGGCGGTGCCATACGAACCTGTTGCTGTCGCTGTGGCTGCACTTTGACAAGCGCATTGCTCCTGGCTGAGACGAGCTGCCTGTTGGTGATCGCACGTCCTTGCACCGCACGCTGGTTCTGCTTGGCGAGCTGCTGATTGTTGCCGGCCATGTAGGCCGCCATCAGGCGCTCGTTGTTGCGCGATGCCTGGGCCTGCTGTTGAGCCAGCTGCTTCTGTCGGGCGGCCGCTTGGCGCTGCTGCGCTTTTGCCAGACCTTCATTCAGCCGCTGCTGCGCCCTCGCGTATTCCTGGCCATAGGCATCGTTGGGACTGCCGCCTGTCGGCTTGTTCCAGCCGAGCTGTGTCTTGGCCTGGTGGTCGATCATGTCCAGCGCGGATGCACCGAGCGCATCAGACACAAACGTGTGCGGACCCATCGTGTCCGTGATCCAGCGCCCCAGCATCGTATTGCCGAAGAGCCCGGCGCGTTTCAGCATGCTGTGCTGTACTGTCCGGACGTTCATGGCTTATTCCTCCGGATCGTCTTCGTCCGTGTGCTTCCACGCCTCGAAGTACCACTCAGGCTGACCGAGTCCGATGAGTCCGGAACGGTACACGCATTTGGCATTGGCGTTCTGGAGTCTGGTCGTCAGCATGAGCGCCGTGGTGGGATCCGCCGCCGTGTACTCGGACTGCTCGATCTTCCAGTCCTCATCGAAGCCGCCCATGTAAGTCGGGTCGTGGAGGAACTTCTGGGTGTCGTAGACAGCCTTGCGGAACTGCTTCCAGGCCGCATGCGCTTCCTGCACAGGAGTCGGCTTCTCATCCGTGGTGATGATGCCGCCTGCAGCCTCGAAGGTCGCATCATCGACTGGTGAAATGGAACGACCGTCGTCAGTGTACAGTGGGTCAGGCGGGTTGTTCTTGAAGATCTGGCCATGCCAGTTGTAATATTTCATAGTAGTCCTCCTTGGAGAGTGTTGTTTACAAAAGCAGTTGCGTCAGTGCAGCTGTATCCCAGGAAAGCCGTCCATCCAGCAGAAACCAAGCATGATCATAAGGATGATCCAGAGTGCCCATAGACCAATCGCGGTCCAGGCAAAGCCCTGCTCTCCACAGCTTTCCAGTAGCTGGTACACACGGATGGAACCCATGATCAGGACCACGATAAGCACCGGAATAAACAGAGTGCCTGCGATGGTGAACAGTATGATGCTGATGGTGCTCATGGTGTGCCTCCCTGGTGATACAGAATAAGTGCTGTGAACAGACAGATGATGCCCGCGATGCTGACCAGCGCCAGAGCCAGCTCGTTGCACTCGTCGATATAGCCCTTGGCGACGTCCTCCAAGAGATGCACGAAGCCAAGAACCAGCATGATGGCAACTGGCAACAGGAACAGGCAGCCGAAGCCTAAAAGAATGAACACGGTGGTCATGGCTGTGCCTCCTGGGTCTGCTGCGACTTCTCCAGTCTGGCACATGCTTGGTCATACTTCTTGATGCAGACGTAGAGCAGTATGGTGAACAGGATGAAGCACATGGTGAGATTGAATGCTAGCGGATACTTCTCATCCAAATATGCCATTATGGCTCCCAGTGACAGACACCCGACAAGCATCAGCAGGATTATCGTGCCTTCACTCATGGCTTCTTCTCCAGTGAGTTCAGCTGGATCAACAGGAAGTGGTCCTTCTTGTCCAGGTCATGTCCCTTTGCCTGCGCATCCGAGCGCATCTTGTCCAGCGCCTTCAAGCCGTCCCGCAAGTCCTTGTGCAGCATATCCCAGGCCTCGTCGAAGTCCTCATACAGAAACGCCTCGCGCACCTTGCGGATCGGCATCGGGCACGGAATGTTGCCTTTGCAGTCCAGCATGGCGCATGCGCACATGTGGCCGGACTCTCCGGGACCCATGTCAGGCTCGATGTAGAGCACAAACACAGGCGCCAGCAAGATGCTGTCAGCTGTGGTGCTGTCGCCGTACTGGTTCGTCATGATGGTCCAGTAGGTGCGATTGACTTGAACTGTGTCGGGTTTCATACGGACTCCTTTCGTCTGATATAAGAACGCATGAGGTACATTTCCTCACGCTTGTTACCCTGAAACGGGATCTTGCAGGCGTTGCTGTAGCGCAGACCGGACATGTACTTGGGCTTGCCGTCGAAGACCACATAGTGACCCCAGCCTTCTGGCAAGTCATTCCAGATCACGCCTGGGTTGGTGAAGTAGAACCGGATGTCACCCATGCCAAATGCGGGCTCCTGCCGGAAGAGCTTCTCGCGGTCCCGCAGGAAGTCTGCTCTGGAAGTCTTGCACTCGATCAGGATAGACGCCCTTGACAGCCAGCCGATGGCGTCCGGGATCTCGCCATAGGTGTTGGCGCAGTGCATCTCGGAGATGATAGGCAGGCACCTCCAGCGCTTGAGCTGTGCAACGGCGACTTGAACGAGTTCTGCGTGGGTCATATGTACCTCACAAAAGGAATTTGTCGAATGCCATAGCAATCGCTGCCATAAGACCAAGGCTGACACACATGTAAACCGAAAAAGCCGCGATGTCATCGAACTTGTGCGTCTTGATCGCATAGTGGAACAAGCGCAATGCCTCCTGGCACCAGGCGACAATGCAGGCACCAAGCAACGGCAACAAGAAAATGCCGGATAGAACGAACAGAACAATGCTGACTTTATTCATTTCGTCGTATCCTCCGCTGACCACTTCTGGGCGAACATAACGTTGATCTCCGCCTTCAGCTCCATCCAGCGCTGCTCCATAGAAGGCACCTGCTGACAGGCAATCGCGAATACGGTTTCCAGGGCCTCCAGTGTCATGCCCTGCTTGGCGCCGCGATCAAGGGTCTTGGCTTCCTGCTGGTGGTCCCAACCAGTGCTCTCTTTCAACGTAGCCCTGGTGACGTTGTCTAGATTCGAAATAGTTATGCCGATAGTCTCCTTGGCTTTGAACTTGATGGAGTCATCCGGCTGAAGCGGAACCTTCACGGGATTGACAGGATCCATGCCTATGGTCTCAGTCGCAGTAAATACGTTGAGCTTCTCTTTCCTCGGCTCCCAGGACTTACAGATTCTCGTCATGGCCTCCTCTGACATGGCATGTTCTCCGAACCACCAGCATTCATTCGTGTCAGGATCAAAGCGCCCACAGGTCTTGCAGATGTGCTTCGGCTCCCAATCCCCGCAGCACTTAGTCTTGGCGACATCATCAGACACAATTACGTCATTGGCGCAGCATACATGTACATCTGGATCATAGAGTCCGCAGGTCTTACAGACCTTGGTGGGATCCGCAGGCGCGGGTGTAGGTTTAACGATCATGATGTTATTCCTTTCTGGTTGGTGGGGTTGTCTTACTATATGGGCATGAAAAAGCCCCTCGACGGAGAACCGTGAGGGGCTGTAAGAAACACTCGGATGTTACGACAGTGTCCCATCGTAAGCGATCTTCGTGTAAGCCGTAGTGGCGACACCGTTGTTCAGCAGCACACTTGTGCCCGCCGCGTTGATGCACCTGCAGTTCTTACCGATTGAGAACGTACCGGCACCACTGTCGAAGAGGTACGCCCCAGATACGCCGGAGAACGATATCGTAGAGCCATCCAGCATCGTGACATTACCGTAACTGGTTGAAGATCCGGCCATCAACGGCTTGTTAAAGCTTACCAGGCCGCTTATCGTCAGATAACTAGTCTGTCCGTTGTATCCAGCCGCCAGGAACATAGCTGTATCGGACACAAATGCGCAGTTGTTCACCGTAGAACCACTCAGAGGTACCAGCGGATGATAAGTTGCAGACACCTTAGTACCGCTGAACGTCACTGTACCGCCGCTGACATAAGTCGGGAAAAGACGGTCCACTTCAATGGCGCCCCAGGAGTAGATGATGCGACCATCCGTAACACCGCTGACGACCATCGACTTCGTAGTCTGTGTCTGCATTCCGGATGTAAGATTATACGTGATGGTGACAGGACTGCCGAAGATGATGTTAGAGCCCGCTACAGTCGTGGTATAAGCGAACTTACCGCCGTTGCCCCAGTTAGAACTCAGATCAAGCGTAGAACTATTTTCCAGCGAGAATGTGCCGCCTTCCACGACAACCACACCACTCGCAAACGTGTTTAGACTGATCATCTTGGTCAGTCCGCCACCGCAGTAGATAGCCCTGTAGCTATTGGTATTGTGCTTTGCAAATGTGCAGTTGGAAATCGTAGCAGCATTTTGAACCTGGATAGCAGAAGCTATACTTGTGCCGTTGTAATTATTCTTGAAAATACAGTTGTTGAGTATCAGTGTACTATTAACTGTTCCACGAACGATGAAGGACCAGTTGGCGTCTGTTGTGTACATGTCGGAGAACGTGACATATTCAAAGGACGCTGTGCAGCCCTGCACATTGATACCCATTGAAGTACGGCCACCATTTCCTGTCGTGCCACCACTGAGTGTGATGTTTTGGATCTTGTGCATCTTACCTGTATTCGCTGTCGGCTGCAGGCAACCCTCGCTGAGGTCCAGGACGCTGTCACGCATACCGACAATGACGGCACCCGTGTCAGGCAGAGTAACAGTGCTGCCCTGAATTGTCCTTGTCGCTTCAATAACGGTACCACCCGCAAGCGTGAACGTACCACCAGCAATCAACATGCCGGAAGCATCCACGATCTGCTTGCCGTTGAGAGCAACCGCAGTCGAGGCAAAAGTGCCTGTAACACCACGATCAACCAGGATCCATTTGGAGGCATTCGCCAGAGCATACGGCAGGGAGCCGGTACCCTCTGTTGCAGAAGTCGTGACATGAACCGGAGCACTGAAGTCGTTGGTACCATCAGCATTCACATGTGTACCCATACCGGAGAGCACCGTGGAGCCGCCGGGATATACGAAAGTGGCCGTGCCGCCGACTGTGTAGACTGTGCCATCCTCCGAGAGGGTGCCAATGGAGAAGTTGCCAAACGGCGCATCATCTCTTGTATAGCAGGCGTATGTCGTTGTGATAGTAGATCCGGCGACAAATCTATTGGAGCCGTAGACCACAATCGAAATCACACTGTTGCTGTTCTTCCAGGTCAGCAGCTGATAATTCTGGAGAGCATCACCAGCAAGTGTATAGCCGTCTGTACCAGACACATCACCATAAGGCATGCTGCAGGAATCAAACGTGATATTGCATCCGCCGTACAGACTGAAAGCAGTATATCTGGTAGTGTCCGTAATAGTCAGCCTGGTAAACTCTCCTTTTGCCGTGCGCAGCAGACGGAATGTACCGCCGAGTGTGCAGTTGGAGCAGAGACAGTCAGTTACAGAAAGCAGCGGGCCGTTCTCGAAACGGACAGCACTGCCCTGAGCAGCCTGGTTATCGCTGAAGGTAGTACCGCTCAAAATAACGGTGTTCCCCCAGCCGCTAACCATAATGCCACCACCGTGAACACTGGATGTGTTGCCGGTGAACACGCAGTCGATGAACTCCTGTGTAGTAGGAGTATTTAGAGAGAGTATCATCGGGGCATGTGTTGCATTCTTGTTCTTGAACGTGATGCCCTCGAAAACCGCATTGCCAGACGGACCCAGATTGAACTGGCAATCGGCGAAATCGAAAGCACCAGTGCGCTCCGGGCTGGTGATGGTGGAACCGTCAAGCCAGTAGTACAGGCCAGAACCGCCTGCTGTCCCGTTCAGGATATTGACACCGGTAAAATCGACGCGGCCTCTGTAGTCAATATCTGTACCGCTGGTATAATGCCAGCAGCTGATATTATTGTTAAACGTACAACCCGTGATCGTAGCATAACCGGCACCAGCCTGATCAGCACCGGCCTGCACCACAACGCCGCAATTCCATGAGGAAACAGACAGTGGCTCAAACAGGCAGTTCTCAATCGTCCATGTCGCGCTGTTATATACGCTAACATCACCATAATAAGCCTTGTTATTACTGAAGGTGCAACCGCTTATGCTGCAGCCTTTTTTGCCGAAGCAGTAAACAGTACGACCTACCTGCCACTGCGTTCCCCCGGACATACTGCAATCCGTAAAGATCGTATTCGTAACATCCTTGTCCAGGAGCGCAAACAGCGTACCGTGGCTCTCACCACCACAGCCGACCACGATACAGTTGTCAAGGCCGACGTTGTAATAACCAAGATAACCATTAGGACCGGGGTAGCTTCCCACACAGTTCTCGATCTTGCAGTTGGAGATGGAAACGATGTCTCCTGTATAATCATTCCAAACTCTGCAAAGACCGATTGAGGAACCGGTAAGCGTCAGATTCGTGATGCCGACAGAATTACCCTGGGAATAGATATCCCCGTCGATGACCGTCGTTTCCATGCCGTTGCCGATGATATTGACGTTGCGCGAAATCGTGGTTCCTTCGATCAGGCTGATCGTCTGGTCATCGACGCTATCCGCAAACACGACATAGCCACCGACATCATTCGTCAGGCCGTAATACAGGCTGCCGTTCTCGGTGCCCGCCGTAACCGTGACAACATAGCCGACGTCTGTGTCTTCCACATACGCCAGCGCCTGACCTGCACGCCACTTGATCGTGATATTGTGACCGGAGTTCGGAGTCAGCGGGTTCATGAGCACGAGCGGGTTCTGGAATGTAACCGTGGCCACGTCATTGACGAAGAGCTGCAGATGGCTGTCCCAGCCATAGCCGTTGGTCGGGATGGTATCGACGGTGAACTTGTGCGTGTTGCTGTCAGTGATCTGCATCTTGTAGGCCAGGCCGGCAGCAATCGTCAGGTCGCTGTTGGACATGTTGATGATCGGGATGAAGGGGCTGACCATGTCCTGCTTGATCAGGTACTTGTCGCGGATGCTGTAGGCGTCAGTGCTGCGGAAGAAGGCGTCGGGATCCGGCAGCTGGGCAATGTAAGCAATGGCGTCATCAGTGAGCGCGGTGACTTCGTACTGACGCCAATTCTTGATCTCAATTTCAAATGTAGCGCTTACGCCACCTCCTTGAATGGCTAAGTTCATATAGCCAGCGTCACCACTAACTAAGATAGCCATACGCACAAAACTGCCATTAGGTGAACAATTTGCTACTGGAACCGTATAGGGAATACCATTCACGGAATTGTTATTGGGATAAGGGCTACCGTCTGCTTGCATTAAGCTATAAGCGCCCCATGCTGTAGTCGTCGAGCTATTTCGTACATCGCAAATAAACAGATATTTAAGTCCCGCTGCTCTTTTCGGAAACAGACTGCCCGTGCTTCCGGAAGTACCGAACCCAAAACGATAATATTGATTTGAACCAGTTGTTCGCAGTTTGAAAGTACCAAGGAATTTTGTAGAATCCTTGGTGAACGCTTCAGTCGTTGTGGAATACCAAGTGTCATCATCAGCATATTGAATTTCTGACCAACCGCAAAGCAAAGCCTTACAGCTCACATCCACCGCCTGACCAACACTGAGTGCACCACGAAGATTGCCTGGCGTGACGACCTGGTCGCTCACCGGCGTAACAGTGCTGCCATCGTCGATGCGGACGTCCTGCAGCGTGGTTTCCACGGTGGCGTCGTCAATGCATGCAGTGCCGCCTTCAACAAGCAGGCCATCGCCAACCGTCTTGACCAGACCAGCCGTAACACCGTCTGCCACAGGTGCTGTAGCAACATCGAGCTGCGCAACGCCGTCCACCAGCTTCACGCCATCGGAGGCACCAGCAATAACACCGGCGCTGTCGTTGGCCGCCAGGTCTGCCGCAGCGCTGACAGTGTTGCCATCCAGGACCAGATGTACGCCGTTGGTGGCTGTCTGGTCGATGCCGGCCACGTCGAGATTGGTGATGTCTGCCATGATGGTGCTCCCATTGACAATGTGAATGATGTTGTCTCCTTCGACAAGAGTGTTCTGCTTGGTGTTCAGCGCACCGTAAACGGCGCCGGTGGTAGGAACCGTGGTATTGGAATCGGTAACGGAAATCGTCGTCGGCAGCTGTGCAATGGGCACCTTGCCACCGGAAAGCTCCGCCACAGTAACCAGCGTGGGATCACTGATGGAGCGAACGATGTTGTCGAGGGAAATCTGCGGATAAACGATAGTGCCGTCAGCGAGGTTGAGCTTGGCGGTCATGTAAGTCTGAGTAGCCATGTGGGTGCTCCTTAGTTCTCAGGTGGATATTGTGCGATTTTGGTGTACTGAATGACGCCGGCACTGTCGATTCTGTTATCAAGCCGCGATACCTCCTGCTGGAAATACCACTGGGTCGGAACTACATTGACCGTGTCACTGGTGAGCTGTGGATTTGCGGTGTTGCCGGTGATAACAACGCCGGGAGTCGTGAGACTGGCAGGAGGAATCGTGATGCTGACGATGCCTGTTCCGCCACCACCTCCGCCTTTCACACCGTTATTATAAATGCCTATCAGTTCTGGCTTTGTATCGTACATATACCTATCTCCTTATCCGTTGCTCGTTACATTGTCCACATAGAGATAAGCATGGTCCCCGTGGAACTTGATCGAGCAGTCGTTAACGGCCCCCGCCACTGGCTGGTCATGCGCCGAAAGAGGAGATGCCAGTGTAACCGTAGCCCCATTTGCCACAGTCATTGTCAGCTGTGCATCCGGACCAAGATATCCAGCCATGACAGCAGCTGAAATCGTGCAGCTTTCCGGAACGTCGAGACTATATGCCTGACCGGCCAGCAGAGTGACTGTGGAGGCACTGCCAAGATCTGTATAGGATGTCCAGGCGCCAGTAGGAACATCGACGATAAGACCGCCGCTGCCGTCCGGATGTGCGGAACCGCCGGAGCCGCCGGAACCGCCGCCTTTCACGCCGTTGTTGTAGATCCCGATCAATTCGGGCTTTGTGTCGTACATGGTGAATCTCCTGGGTTGCAACCAAATAAGAGAGTAGTATCGTTACCATAGGCGCGGCGTAACATCATGATTACCCAATCAGACCGGCCGTTTATACAACATATCATACAACCATGTTGTACATTCAGGTTGTATGATTTTCAACTTCAAGTACAAAATTAAAGGCGCCCCATCGGAGCGCCCGGACGTCTGCCTTATTTCTTTCCGAACCGTTCCCTGATCTGCCGCCACAAATCCACGGCCTCGTCCTTGTACGGGTACTCGTTCTTGTCGCATGCCAGCGCCTCCGAGTCCCAGGGCTTCTTGCTACCACAGAAGTGCAGGAACACGGCCTCACGCAGGCTGTCCAGCGGCTCATCGTAGCCCTGCTCCTCCATGTACAGCGCATAGGCGTCCTCTGCGACGCCCAGCGACGCCAGCAGGCTGTTGTTGTATCTGGTGTTCAGCAGCCGCACCTTGTCCTTCAGCAGGTAGTTGCATAGCGTCTGATCGAAGCAGTGACAGACCAGCTTGGTCTTATCCCAATGCATGCACCACTCTGCGAACTCCTTGTCCTTGCCGTCCTCGCGGATCTGCTTCAGATTCATCAGCATCATGCCGTTGTTGAAGTAGTGGTCCGTACCGCAGTTGATCGGATCATGACTGAAATACGGACAGTACTGCCAGGTCGGGTCGATGCAGGCACCTACCCAGCATCCCTCGATGTCCTCGTTCCACAGCTCTTCGATGCCTGGGCCGATGCAGGCCATGTCTATGTCCATGTACAGCAGCTTGTCTGTCGTCAAGAACACCTGCGGGAACAGGCATCTGGCGTAGTACAGGTGATTCCGTATGGTGCCTCTGGTGTCAACCTTGTCGGCGAACCAGTCCACATCCATAATAGTTACCTTGAACATTTCGGACGGGATGCCTGTCATGTAGCGCTGGAACTCCGGGATCTCGGTCTTCGGCGCGAACAGGTAGAACGTGATCTGCGTGTCCATCCGCTTGTTCTCGCGGATGCTGTTCAGCAGGATGTAGACGTTCTCCTTGCGGTCCAGCGTGGCCGTCGTGGCGATTGTTATGGTGTCCTGCATGGCGCCCGGTTTGGCGTACTTGCTGACAGCATCACGCCAGATCATACGCGCTTCCTTGAGATACGGATATGTGACATCCGGATACAGGAGTTTGGAAGCCCAGGGTTTCACATGATCACAGAAGTGCAGGAACAGTGTGTCCTTCACGGTATCCAGCGGTGTTTTGTAGCCATCCTCTGCAGCCTGTCGCTCATAAGACGCGACCTTGTAGCCCCAGGAGGTCAGCACCTGGTTGTTGTACAGCCAGGGCATCCATTTAACATGATCCTGGAACAGCCAGTTTATCAGGGACTGGTCATAGTGATACGGCTTCAGCTTGCTGTAGTCCCAGTGCTTGCACCAGTCAACCAGCTGCGTATCCATGCCCTGCCGGCGGATCTCATCAAAGTTGAACAACATGACACCGCTATTGAAATATCTGGTGAGACCTGTATTGTCCCTCTCGAACTGATACCGGTCTGTCCACATGATGGGCGGGTCCGGAACGACAGCTGCGTAACAGTCTGTCAGATCTGTCTCCCAGAAGTCCTCTATGCCGTCTTTGTGGCACAGGATATCAGCATCCAGATATAGCAGACGATCCAGTTCTGGAAACACCATGGGAAACATGCATCTTGTGTAGTAGATGCCGCCGCCGTGCAACTCGCCCATCGGCTGCAGCACTGGTGTAATGTCCCTGACATGCACCCGGAATGTGTCATCACACAACTCGCTGAAGTACTCGTCGTAGTAGCTCTGGCCCATGCTCTGTGTGTACGGGATAAACACGTGGTAGTCTATCACAGTGTCCGGCTGCTTGCGGTCCTTGACAGATCCCAGAAGGATGTACAGGAACGGGAGCCGGTCACATGTAATGGCACTCGCGATAGTGATGGTCATAGTGTTACTCCGTGCTGTTCCAGGATGCGCTGCATGGTGTGCATAGCATCCTTCAGTTGTGCGATTTCCTCATCTGTGAACACTGCGTTTGGCTCAGGTGTATTACTTACATAAGTAATACAGGTGTTCTCAGCGGGTCGCTTGTTAATCGACACATTGTCTGCAGTGCAGATGCTACTGCCAGGAACAACCACCAGATCCCCGGCTTTCGGTTCTGGAGACACACCTTCCTTATATAAGGAAGGTGCATCAGTCCAGTGCAAGCCCTTGCTCGGATCTGCGGCCCACTTTTCGCAGGGCCGATACGGCATCAGGATATCCTGCAGGCCCCACTTGTCACAGACCAGCCGGTCGCCCTCTGTGTGGCTCTTGTTGCAGTTACCGCAGTGTGCCTCCAGATTCCGAATGAGAGAGCACCTGGTTGTGTTGTGTAGATGTCTGTTTTCCGCGATTTTCCCCTTCTGAGGAGGTCCATCCCGTAGGGATGGACTCTCCGAGGAAGGGGAACCGGACACCTGCAGCAAAGGCTCCAGATGCTCGTTGTCCTCGTCGATAAGGAAACCTGACTTGACCTGCTTGCCCTCTGCGGCCCACATCTCCACGCAGGACTTGTAACCTTTCTCCTGACTTAGGCGCTCTTGCTCTGCTGTCCACTGGATTGCAGCGTCACCCTTCAGATCAGCCTCGCCTGTGTCCAGACAGATGAACCCGCGCCGGTTCTCCTGATGCAGAACCTCGTCACGGTCTCCCAGTTTGAAGTCCGTAGCCGTGCACTTCATGCCGTCGTACTGCGGGCATGTGGTGCAGCTCCTGCGCTTGGGCTCCTTCTCACACATGGTTGGTGTCCTCTTTGGACAGCGGGACATCAGTCTTCTGCGGAGCAGGCACCTTGATACCAAGTGCAGACAGCACGTTTCTTTTGTGCTCCATCTGATCTTCAACTGCTGCCACCAGTGCTTTGCGCTGTCTCTCCGGAGCCGTTGTCTGCACCAGCCTGAGATACTGGTTGATGATGTAGTAGAAGCTGTGCGTGACTCTTGCCTGTTCCTGCGCCAGGAACTCCATGTCCTCCGTGAACAGGTCGCCGAGTGATCTGTTGTCGCCTTCAAAACAAGGCTTGCACCAGTCTCCGTCCGTGTGCTCGATACCGTTGAGCAGGCTGATGAAGAACTCGGTGTTCCAGCCGAACCTGTTGGTAACTCTGTGGATCAAGCTGGCGGATGCGTCCTTGGCGTCTGTCCAGCAGTTCTCATCCAGGTGCAGCGTGACAGTGCGCTGGGAGAAACCGGGCTCTGCAAGCACAACAACCTTGTTTCCTTTCTGCTCGATCACGTCGCGCTCACACAGTGTATACGGATAGTCTGCCTTGTCGATCAGTGCACCTGTGATCTGGATGTCCAGGTCCCAGTACGTGGTCCAGACCTTCTTGAGTGCAGGCCAGGACTCACAGACTGGTTCCTCACCGCTGTGCACCTTCTGGTACTCCTCGACGGTCATGGTATCGCCCATACGGGGACCGTTCTCATCGAGAGTCAGCTTGTTATTACCAAACACTGGCTTCTTTTTGAACCTGTAGACACCGTCATGAATGATCACATCAGAGTCCTTGCTCATGCGGGCATAGCCGTCAGCATTGACTTCCGGCCACACAGGAAGATCTTCCTGCGTAGACTTGGCCGGTGCTGCCTTCTTGGGCTCCACGTACTCCTCCCAGTCGTCCACAATGAGCAGCTGCTCTGCAGTAGGAGTCCACTCGAAGTCTGGACCCGTTCCTGGGTGCATCTTGATGATGTGCTTGCCATCCGGCTTCTTCTCCGTCACCATGTACAGGTACATCGGTGGATTGGCCAGCAGCCAGTCCTTGCGTGTGACCTTAAGACCTCTGCGCAGTGCGTCCACAACCCATGCGAAATCCATACGTCAGCCCTCCACTTTGTCGTTCAGGCCGTAGCTGCCGATGCTGGACTTGGTGATGCCGTCAGGGTTGCTTATGGTGCAGCCGATGGCTTCCCTGCATACCTCCGTGACATTCAGCGTCACGGCGATCCTCTCGTCCGGCTCTTCCTCAACGATAGTGACCGTCAGCTCCTTGTCGTTCGGCCCAGGCTGCACGGTCGCATGCAACTGCGGCATCTTGTTGACCTTGTCGAGCAGCTGGTTGATGGCATTGCTGAGGGTCTCGCAGTTCTCCATGCTACCTGCCTTGTATTCCTCCCAGTCATCCGCAAAGATATCGCTATGCAAGCATAGCCAGTTCTCTACCTGTGTATCGTCGCCAACTGCAATAATAGAATTGGAGCCTGGTGCCGTAAGCTCGATATACGACGGATCTCCATCCCATACCTTGCGGGTGACTTTCTGTCCTGCTTTGAGTGCATTGATTGCCCATGCGAAATCCATAACGTGTTACTCCTTTGTTGTTTGGTTACGTGCACGTCATTGTGCACCGGCTTACTATACAGGAAAAGAGCCTGCACCCACACGGGAACAGGCTCTCATTACTCACTGTGTTACTGGCTCAAGGCATCTGCAAAATGGCCAAACTGCCTGAAGCGGCACTCTTTACATAAAGAGTGCCCTCGTACATATACAACTTACCTGCAACAGGCGCTGTACCTGCAGACCACGCGAAAGAACTGCCGGATGCAGAACTGACACAGACCAGCTTGGCTGTGGGCTTGTATGCGTACTGGTTCGCTTCTGTCGGCGTCGTCAGCGTGTCACTCCACTGGGACAGCATGATGATAAGCGGGGTTGTTCTTGCGTTGATTGACTGCACCAGTGATTCCGCAGGTGTTACGGGGAACTGCAGTGTTGACGGACTGGCCGGGTCCTTGAGCTGTATGATCTGGTATTGAGACATGGTTGTGTCCTCCTATGTGTTAATCGAATGTTCTGAGTATGTCGTCCATGCTGAAGTGTCCTATGATGTAGCCCAGGCAGAACGCAAGGATAACCGTGACGAGTGCGACTATCAGGAAGTTCCTGCGCCACTCATCGACTTCCGTCTTTGTATAGACCGGTATCTCCCTGTACTTTGCAGACGCCATCGTCGTGACTCCTTGATAAAGAGGGCTCGTACAATTTTCAACTTGAAGTTCAAAAAGACGGAGCCGGCCAGAAAGGAGTAAAAGACCGGCTCCGCCAAAACGCCGTGCTGAGCTGTTGCAGGGCCAGGCGTTTGTTGGGTCTGGACTGTCCGCCCCACGGGTGAAAAACGGCCGCACGGGGAACAACATGGAGACAACCCCGTACGGGAAAAAGACCCTCGGACAGTCCTGCGTTACAATAGCCGAGTCAACTGTAAAAAGAAGACCGGGGCTTTTTAGGGCTCCGGCCTTTCAGATCATTGTGACGTCAGGGTCTGGTCTGTAGCGTGACCCGCGCTGTCGTGGTCATGCCGCCTTGATGTGGCGGGCTGCGTCTTCGAGCCATTCCGTGCGCTCCTTGTCGTTGCGGAATCTGGACATCCAGTCGTACTCCGCAGTGCGCTCGTAGACGGACTTGCCGTCTTTGCGGCAGGTCAGCTTGCCCCAGTGGAACTCGACAGTGGCGATCTGCTTGCCGTTGTCGTAGACCACGTAGCTCTCAGGGCAGGCGTCGTGAGTTTGCTCGAATACGAGACCATACAGCGTGATGCTCATGTGTTACTCCTATGGTTGGTTGTTTTGGTTAGATGGGTTCTCTGATGGCTGTGCGTCAGCCGGCTCGGCGACTGGGTACAGGGACATCATCTGGCAGCCTCCATGGCGTTCCTGTAGTCCGCCCAGGCTTCCTCCGGTGTGTCGAATAGTTTGTCCGGCGGGACGAAACTCGTGCAGTCGTTATCGTTCAGAACCTCCATCAGATTATGCCGGTTCTTCTTGACAACTGTGCAGCGCTTCAGTATCGGCTCAATCCTGGTAGGGCACAGGAGACAGCGCTCGATAGAGTGCGTGGCAATCCAGTACTTGGTTTGCTGTTTGTTCATTTGTCAGTCTCCTACCTATGCAACAGCAGTCCATTGAGCCTGATCCGGACCTTTCCAGTGATTCCGTGCAAGTTTCTTGCAGTGCCGCTTAAAAGCGACCAGATCCGGCATTTTGGGACCGTTGTCGATGTCCTGCTGATAGAGCTTCCATAGCTCACCAATCGGATTGATCCTGGTATAGCGGGTAACGCCTTCCCAGGGATTATCTTTCGTACCACCATCACAGACAAGCAGCCCCTCACCTATGAACAGATCTGTACACAGGTGCAGATTGTCTTTCTTGACGAGTCTGGTGAGTTCTTCCTCGTACCAGCAAAGCTGTCTGTCACGGAGCGTTGTGATAATTCGATTTTCAAGCTCGTGTGGCTCTGCTTCTTTCTCGTCCCAGAAACCATGGCCAATCTCTTCGAGATAAGTCGTACTGAGTCCGAGCTTCTTGCACAAGGCATAGATCTTCCGCGTTGTCATCGGTCAATCTCCATGCTAAGCAGATTGGCTGCCTGGAGCGTAGGTATGCGCAGACAGATCTTCTTGTTGCCGTCCTTTGCATAAAACAAGCATCCAAAGCACTTGTCACAGGTTGCCGGATCACACTTGTCATGCTGAATAGCTGCCAGATATCCGATATTCCTGAACAGGATCCTCGCTGCCTTTCGGGACATGGCCAGATACACGCCGATCTTCTCATCGGGATTGACTTCTGGTTCCTCGATCTTTTCGAGCTCCGTTTTATAGTGCTCCAGCCAGGTGTGATAGCAGTTCTTGCAGAGCACACTGTAAACATTGACTGTATCGTCGTCGCCGGTTCTCACGAACGACCGCCAGATGTTAGAGCTACCGCACTTCGGGCATGTGCTTGGTTTCTTCATTTCGGGTTCTCCTTTGGCTGTGTGTCAGTAATAGGACACGAATGTCTCGCCTTCCTTGAAGTGCTTGATGATGTTATTGCCGAACACGGATCTGGTATGTTTCTTGTATCTCTCATTTTTGGGATCCGAGAAATACTTGTCCCAGTGCTCCAGAAGAACATCCTTGGTGAACACGTTGGTCCCCCATAAGCCATCATCGTAGAAAGCGGCATTCGCGCCTTTGCGCTGATAACCAATCTCTTTGCCGTAGGCGTAGACTGGTATCAGCTCATAGGCATAAACGAACTCATTCGGCGGGAACTGCACATAGTCATCGTCTGAATCGGAATCCACCGGCTCGTAGATTACGTGCTGCTTAGTGAACTCGTACAGTGCGTACTTCGTGTGATCCAAGCCGCGACGCCTGAACATCTCGTACTTGTCCAGAACTTTGAACCTGATCTTTCTGATCCACTTCTCAGGGACAGCTTCAGATGCACGCGGTTCGCACCATTCGTTTTCTGTCTTCTCACACCAGTCATTGAGTTCGTCCTCTGTATGAATGTTTTCCGGTATCTCCACAAAGGGAAACACCCCGATATCAAGTCCCATTGTCGGGTTCCTTTCTGTTGAAATGCACCAGCTCGATACGGACCAGCCTGGTTTCGTAATGCTCCAGCCAGTCGTAGCCGCAGCTCTTGCAAGTCACCATCATGGCGTATTCGTCGTCTCCTTCCTTATGGCTGAAGACTCGCCAGATGTTCTCGCTTCCGCAACGGGAGCAGACTTGTGGTTTAATCATTTGTCAGGCTCCCTTGGTTTGAACTCACGGCATACATGATCCCGTGAGTGCGCCTCGCGCTTGTGCTTGTTGCAGAACTTCAGCTTGCTGTAGAAACGGCACTTATTACAGCGGTCACTCATGACAGAACTCCCGCTGCGGATCAGTGGTCGCCACCGGATCCTGCAGCTCATAGGATTCCTGCCACGTATGACCGCAGCTGGCACACTTGTAGTCGATGTACACGGTACCTGCCGGTATTCTGGAGAACCTGGGTATCATGTGCCAGACAGTTCGCGCCCATACCCGCAATCCATGACATTTAGGACATCCGTCTGTTGCCATTGTCAGGGATCCTCGTCTGTGTCGAAGTCGTCTGTTTCCGTTGTCCACTGATGCCTGCAGGCGAAACACGTGAATGTGAATATCAGGCGCTGTGGTTCACCGTTACTCCACAAGAACACCGTGATGTGTACATTGATATTATCGTGTTCCCCGCACTCAGGACATGTATGCTGTAACTGCATGTCAGATCCACTCCTTAGTATTCGGCGGTTTCTTCCATGGCATATCAGCCGTTTTCAGGTGAAAGTCATAATGCTCCTTCCATTTATGACCGCACCATTCGCATACACGCCAGAAAATGACACCGTTCCAATCGCCTGTGAAATTGTGATCAACAAGTTCAATACGGGAACGGCCGCACTTCGGGCATTTTCTGTTCAGTCCAGGTTTCGTTGTTCCTTTCTGTGACTGCATGTCAGGCTCCTTTCTTGCTATGCCTGGTGACGCCGAAGCCGCCGGTACCGGCCACATGTTTCGGTTTACCATCTCTGCATGTATCCCGGTGTGACATGCTGGCGAGCTTCTGTGCTGCTCTGTGTACCCTCAAGCCGATCAGAGGATTTCTTTTCTCTATATTCGTCTTGAAGGCCTTAGCATAGGACCTGTTAATCTTGTTCTTGATGGCATCAGCCATTGTCAAGCTCCTTTCTTGTGCTACGGCAGCCGCCTGTGCCTGTCCCAGTTTCTGTTCCGGTCGTAGACGGCGCGTTCCTCTCGCAGACACGGATGATCATCCGAGATGAAGCTATCACCGAACTCGGCAATCAGCTGGCGCACCTCATTGTCATCGTCGTCCTCGATAGCCTCCCTGAATGCACGGCGCATCTCAGGGCTGCTCCTGTAACGTGACGGATAGAGCTTGGTCATTCGTCCAACTCCTCTCCGTCGTCATCCAGGTGCGGCGGCTTTGTCCACGGCAGCGCTTTATGCGTGAGCGTGAGTGTGTAGCCCTCGCGCCATTTGTAACCGCACTCGTTGCAGCTGCGCCACAGCACGACACCACCGGCACGCGGGAAGAACTGGTGGTCCTCGATGGCGATGCATAGAGCGTTGCAGCTTGGGCATCTGGTGTTGTAGCTCATTGGGCAGACTCCTCGTTAGGTTTCCTGTTTACCATGACGGCATCACCGTGTTCTCTGCAAAAGAACCAGACATGGTCCCCGTCCCATCCCAGCATAGGGCATAGGATGGAGCAGTTCTCTTCCGGATGTCGCCAGCAGCGCATGCGCATTCTGTTTCGGTGCACGAAAATGCTGTCCTCGCGGAGTTCCACCATATCAGGTTGGATTCCCATTTTGAATTTCCTTTCTTGGTCTGGCCGGCGGCTCCATGAGCATTTCCTCGTAGGCAGCATCTTTGCCCTCGTGGAAACCCTCGTAGTGTGCCTTGTCGATATGATCCTGCAGAATGCGGGAGCAACCGAACACGAACACCATGACAAAGATCGCGATGAGACCGTGCATAGACCAGCGGTCCGAATCATGCCATTTGTCGGCATTGGTCTCGGCGACCTTTATGACGTCTTCCAAACCTGGCACGTCGTCATCCAGCTGCAGCAGCATATCATGAATAGTCTGAAAATCCTCAGACATATCTGCCTTCCTCATAGCCTGGATGAAAGCGCTGAAAGCATAGGCAAGCGCGATGAACGACAGAACATTGCCAAGATCTACAACGGTCATTTGTCGGCCTCCAGGTTTGTGCTGCGCTCCACCCAGAAGGTGTCGTTCCATTCATGGCCGCACGATTCACATTCCTGTGTAATCGTAACTTGCTGGTCCGTTATGGGCTGGACCTTCTTGTAGTTGATCACGAGTCCACCGCAATGGGGACATGACAAGAATTGGGGTTTATCCATTCTGGATCTCCTTCTCGACTGTTTTCAGTTTCACACTGTAGTATTCCTTCCAGGTATCACCACAGCTGTCGCAAGACCTGGTGCAGAAGCACTCATCCTGGTCGTTGAAGTACGGACCATCTACGACATAGATACTGGTGCTCCCACAGTTTGGGCATTTGGTATTGAGTGCCATTGTCAGGCTCCTTTCAGTTTGGCGGCCTGCGCCATTAGTTTCTCCCTGGGACCAGCCAGATAAGCCTCGATGGCTTCCTCGGCCGTTGAAAATACGTTCGGGTTCTCGGTTATCTCCTCCTTGATGATACCGGGAAGAAAGATCCCTGTGTGCCAGCCGTACTCAGGTCTTACCCAGTTGGCGTGCCCGCCAACGCGGTTCCACTCGCAGCAAACCGGGTGAACACACTTGGGATCAATACTGATGACAGTGCCCTTCCAGAGTTCCAGACATGGACCTGAAAGTCTGTCAGGGCCAGACTTGTTGACATACCAGATAACCTGACCGACTTTAAGTTTTCGCCAGTCCATTGCTGGTCTCCTTTAAGTCGTAAATCAGCTCAAACTGCGCGATCTGTCGTCTCAGCTCTTTATTGTCTTTGCGCAGATCTTTGATTTCCTGGTCATTGGAGGCGATCATGTGCATAAGCTGCTCAATAGCGAGCTTCACGGCATCTATCTCATTCTCAGACAGAAAACCCAGCCAGCAGTACCAAGGCAGCACGACGTCATCATTCGGATAACGAACGCACACCTCGTCGTGGAACTGCTTGTTGCGTCCCTTCGCAGAACGTTCAGAAACCACTTCGAGCCGCTTTACGACACCGCATTCAGCGCACCAGACAATCGTACCTGGTTTAGGTCTTGTCAGCATTCTGCACCTACCTTGGCGCAGCGCTCTTCGCACTCTTTGCGGAATCTGGCACGAAGCTCATCAACTGCAGCCTGCTTTGTGTCGAAGATGTCACACAGCCTGATCCAGCCGCTGTGCCAGGAGTAGGACTCCTTGAAGTGATACGGCTTGTTCTGGAAGTCTCCTCTGTCGAACTCGTCGATGGTTGCCTCGTAGACATTGTTGTCCGCGATGACCCAGACCTTGGATCCCAGCTTGTACTGGGATCCGGCCTGCTCGGCAGCTTCGTTCATGCGCTCCCTGGCGTTCTGGATGATCTGCGGTAGCTCCTTCAGACGTGCCTCCAAGTCCATCTTCTCGGCTTCGTAGTCACCGATCAGATACTTGTAGGCCATCTGCTTGTCCTCGAACAGCTCGTGCTCATTGTACAGCTTGGTCGGATCCAAATAGAACAGACAGGGCTTGGCAGCTCCATGAAAGGCCAGTTCATCACGTACACCCGGTGTGTCCTGCAGCTTGATGCTGTAGAGCTTGGTACCACTGCCCTGCTCCAGGACTTCAGTGACATTCATCACAACAACAGGGAACACTCGGCCCCACTGCTTGTCCCTGATGAAGAGCTTGTCACCCTTCTTGTACTTGGCTCGTTTCATTCGTCCGAGTCCTCCGTCATTGTTCTGGTTTCGTTCGCGGAACATGCTTCGTCAGGTATGTCATATACTGACATCCCGTTGTCGTCGCAGATCCATTCGTCTCTGAGATAAGCGCAGTCCTTGCAGCGCTTTCTGATGCGCTCACCGTGCTCATCTGTGGATTCGTACTTGTCCGGATCAAAGTCTGGGAACAGCGTCATGAACTCGCCGATGATACCGACGATGTCCACGTATATGATGTCCTGGATCACAAGCCCTGCATCCGTGCGTTTTGGCGGATACTTCTTATGGTGCTTGACCAAGTCCATCATGTTCTTATGGAGCTGCTCCTGGGCCTCAATCGCACGGGTCAGCTTATCCAGCTGTTTCCGGCTGAACAGGTGTTCTTTCTCCTGTATCTGATTCATCCTTGTTCTCCTTTGTTTCACTGGGATAGTACACGGCCATCCAGGCACCGACCTGGCACGCGAACTCCTGCAGAGCATCCCGTGTCAGATGTGTGCCTTCGCCGTCGAAGCCGAACAGCAGCGCATGACAGCATGCGAAAAGCTGCATCAGAATGCTCATACGCTCCTTGCTGCCGTTGCAGAATCCGCTGCCAGTGAAATGGCCTTCGCTGTCGTTGCTGAGCTGTACAAAGCACGCGCATGGAAAATCATAGATAACAGCAGCATTATACAGCTCTTTGAGCAGCTCGTGAATGTGCTCGCGCTGTCCATCAGTGCACTTGAAGGCTTCACTCGGCATTGGACACCTCCACGTTCTCACCGTTGCCGTAGTACTTGTGGTGGATCTGGTGGATCAACTGCATGAGCTGTCCCATCTCCTCGCTGTCGATGTCCTTCGGACCAGTCAGGATGTCGAACATGGACGCCAGCACGAGCATGTTGATGCAGATGCGCGGCAGGTCGAAACTGGAGTAGCCCTCGATGCCGAAGGAGTCGGGTGCATTGGCGATCTGCAGGGCGACGACTGCAGGAACCTGGAGCTTCTTGCACAGGGTGTGCAGCTCTTCAGACTTGGCCAGCAGTTCATTGTATTGTTCGTCAGTGAGTTCCCACGTCTGCATTTCCATCGGTGTTGTTTCCTTTCTTGTTGTGTTTTCTCTGGATGTCGGCGATGGCTTTCAGGAGCGCCAGCCGGTCATCCGTTGTGTAGTCGCTATCCGTGAGCACCACATAGGCGCCCATCAAGATTGTCATGGGATACGCGCCACGGCCGATGGCCGGATGGCTCATGATGTCTACCGTGGCGTACGTGTCCGGGTGATTGATCGTCTGCACCACGCAGAGCGCCGGCAACCGCAAACGCTCGCACAGCACATACAGTTCATGCACCTTCTTGTTGATTTCCTCGATGACCTCTTTGGGCATCGTGTAGTGCAGATCGGTGAGCTGGATGTCGTCCACCTCTACGCCGTTTACGATTTCAGGCATCACTGCCTCCTTTCATGTGTTTAAGCATTCGCGCCACGACCTCGGCAAAGTCCTTCAGGTCTTCCGGGCGCGGAACAGTGTCGCTGAACAGAATGTCGCCGACCTTCATGAACAGATCCAGTCTGCCGTTGATGCGCTTGTTCTTGTACCGGAACCCTCTGGCTCCGAAACCCCAGAACGTGTTGCACACCTGCACCATCGCGGTACCGGGCAGCTTGTACTTCACACAGAGCTCCTGCAGCCGTTCCACGGTCTTCTCGATCTCTTCGAGTTCTTCGTCGGAACATTTATGCATCTCCATGCCGTCCGGGTTCATGTCAGGGTTCTTCCTGGTAGATCTCTTCGGCAGCTTGGCTTTTGGCGGATTTTGCTTGGAGAACGCACCGTCGGTCAGGTCGTCGATGAACGCACGAATGCTGTCCGGAATCTCATCGGCCGGCACTTCGTGTACTTTGCCGTCCTTGTCGATAGATCCACACACGACCTGTACATCTTCGACGGGTGGTTCGTCCTTCTCGAAGTCGGCTTTTTGTCGGGCTACCTGGTCATCGCTTGCATCCTTGAAGGAAGGCTCAGGCTCCTCGTTATTCTGCCTGACATTCCTGGCTGCGCGACGGATCAGGTCGTCGTTGTCTTTTGGGAAATTGCTGTTCATGATTTTGAACTTCAAGTTGACTTTTTCTCTGCAGGACGCGCCTTGATAATTGCGTCCTCGATTTCATGGAACCGCGCCCAATCATCTGTGGACAGGCGCATGCGCGGCGGCTGTTCTGCGTCTACAGCACGAACCATATCAACCAGGCTGTACTGTTCATAGTACTCACTCGATGGTGCATAGACGCGGTCAACGATGCGCCAGTCCTTGATGACGTAAACGCCGTTGTCGTAGTTATTGCAGTCGAGTCGGCTGCACATGTCCACGCCCACAGAGTTACCGTCTGCGAAAGCGTTCGCGATGACTGCGGCCAGATATGCCCATCCGTACGGATCGTCTTCAGGCTTTCTGAAGCGCTTGCATTCGCAGAACGCCAGGTAAGCCTCGACAGTACTGCGGTTCCCGTCCCAGTGCAGATACACGCCAACACCGGACAGGTCTTTGTTTGTTGTGATTACGGCTCTATCGCCCATAATAACCTCCAATGAAAAGGGCCGGCCCGTTATGGACCGACCCTGTAGTTGCTGGTTACGAAATTGGTTTCGTTACCAAATTGTTAATTGTTGTGTATCAAGCCCATTCCCAGTGCAACACGAGTTTACCATTCCTGGAAGGATGTCGATATACCCGTTTACTTGTCCTATTGCAGGCTGTTTTTATATTCGAATGAAAAACGCCTGTAGCACGTTCCGCCGCATGAGTAGATTCATATATGATTCCTGTCTCTACGCACCGGACTGCTCTTTTCCTCTGGTCATTGGCCTTCTTGAGCTCGACACCAACCATAGTTGTGTTATACAGCTTTCTGTGTCGTTCCCTGTTCTCCTGGCTCTTAAACAGTATGCGGTACCTCTCTGCTGTTATGGGGTTTGCGTGATTTTCCTTGTTTGTGCACCATCGCAAATTTTCAACACGGTTGTCTGTGCGAATCGTGTTGATGTGATCTATCTGTGGTTTGTTTTCTGGATTTGGAATAAAGGCTTTTGCTACAAGAATATGTACTGTCGTACACTTCTTTCTGTCCTTGACATGAAGTGTAATACCACTATAGCCACCCCTTGTCAACTTGGGTCTCATTATATGCTCTCTACCCTTCTTACCTGTTAGGGACTTAACGAGTCCAGTATTACTGACCTCATACAGACCCTCCCAACCAACAACAGGCCGCCACTCAATAGCGGGTACTGTAACTTCGGCAGGCGCATTGCTTGCTGACTCTTGCATGATAGTGTCCTCCTATTCTGCACTATTGTGTTAGAGTTTGGACCCGCTGCAGTTCGCAGCTACAGCGGGTCTTTATTTACGATAACCTTAGTCGTTGTACCACTTATCCCAGACTTCGAGAAATTCTTCCCGATGGTTATCTGCTTCTTTCACCAGAGCCGGAATCTGCTTGACATCGTCAAGTTTGCCATCCGTCTGAACTGGATTGAAGTAGTAGAAATTACCGTATCCCATATTGCGACCCCAATACTCTGTTGCCAGAGAGTTACTCAGAGTTGCATAAGGAACAAGCACATCAGTAGCAATCCCAAGAAGTCCAAGATTGTTGTAGCTTTTGAGTGTTAAAGGATGTTGATCCTTGTCTTGACCTGTACCGAGCATCAGCACAGACATGTTCATGAATGGAACACCGAGGTTCTTCTTCACGGACGTTGTTGCTGTAATCATAGGAAAGACCTCTATCAAACCACCATCAATAAGACAGTGTCCATTAAAGTCTCTTCCTGCAAAATAACTCGGTGCAGCCGACGTATAACCTGCGATCTTCTTCAGAGGAACCAGGTCATACTTGTGCCTGATATTGTCAAACACGATGTACTTGTCATCAGTAACATCCAACGCAGGAATGATAAGAGACAACTTCGGGAAAATCTTATGAACATCCCGCATTGTATTTTCTCCAATCATTTCCTGTATGACCTCATCAATGCTGTCATTATCATACGTAGGACATGCAAGTGGATTTATCTTGGCAGCGAACCGCTTCTTGAAACAATCCTTTGCCCTGCGCTGAAAAACTTCATCAATGAGCGCAAACTGATGACCTACAGCATACGCGGCTGCCAATATGCCGCCCACGCTGCATCCTGAAAGTACATCAATCCCTTCCAGGTTCTGCTGGTTTGTTGGTAGCATGGAAAGAAAATGAGCTGGAAGACAGCCGAAGATTCCGCCACCATTGATGATCAAAACTTTGAGTCTCTTCATAGGCATTACCTCCTACAAAGAGACTCAGCGTCACTACAGCGTGTCGCCCTCTGCCAACATGCCTTCCTTCAGTTTTGCCAATTTTGCGACAAACTTCGACCACCATTTTCCGCAATCGGAAATGCCCTTTACAAACAGCTTCTTGGCTTTCGCCTTCTGCTCGTAAGGGAATATATAGTCTTCAGTGTCCACAAGAGTTAGCTCGTGCAGTGGTCCTTTTCCCTGCTGGAATGACCGCTTGACATGTCCGCGATACATGACAGTGTACTGCCAGTCTCTGAGGACTTCGTCCCATTCCATACCGACGATCACGCCTTTTGCAGCGAACAGATCACATACACGAGCATGCACTACGAACACTTTCTGTCCGCAACGATACTTCGGCAGTTTGGAAATGCGTTGGAGTACTCTGAAATCAGATGGGCTCTCTTTATCGAACACCTCAAGATATTCTATATGTTCGAGCTCCTGGTCCTTCATCTCCACATCATTCATTTCCCTGGCACGCTTTATGGCCTCTTTCAAGGGGTACTTGAGATGAGCGTACACATGGTCACGTGTCACTGTAGCGTGTAACGGACGGTCCTCGCCGCCCCACATGGTGGTAACGCCATAAGGAATCGGTTCCTTCTCTGACTTCTTTTTAGCCATCAGCCTATCTCCTCGCCGTCTTTCATGTCCCTGGTACGCACGTTCTCAAGACGATCCTCGATGCTGTGCCATTTACAGGCCAGCTCGTTGTTGTACATCTCAAGAGCATCGAGAGCTTCTAACAGCGTCCTGAACATCTCTCGTTCGAGCACGTACTCGTAATCAGGCACCCAGCTCGCGGGATTGAGCTTGTCATCGTGTTCTCTGTCGATCTGGTTACAGCGTCGGCGGAAATCCACGCGATATGACCAGTGCCACTCGCCACGGTTTGCAGTGTCAGTTGGGTGCTCAGCATCATAGCCATGAACCCACTGGACTCCCGTGACGACACCACGCCCGTAGTATAACTGCAGATACGGATCACGCACAACCTTCACGAAGAACACCGTCTCGTTCAGATTGAAGTGCGGTTTGTGGAATCCTCCGGGGAACTTCACAGTGGAGATACTGCCTGCATTGTATGGACCATCCCACGGCGCGTTCCAGTACTGGTTCAGGAAAGTACGGGCTTCTCGTACACGCTTTGCTTCCTGCCATGCCCATTTGCGGTTCTTGCGCTGTGCGATACGCTTGGCTTCCGTCAGCGTTCGCAACGGTTCCGACCAGGAGCTTGGACCGGCCGAGTGCTGGGTCCAACCATTATCTATGTCGTCCTGCGTTATACGTGTGGCAGCGATGCCGTAATGGACAGGTTCGCCCTTGACAGGACGCATACTGGCGATCACCGGTCGGAACGACAGCTTGCCCGGCTTGAACTTATTCTTCTTTTGAGAGACCATCAGAGTACTCCTTGAACTCCGGACCGCCGACTTCCGACAGCCTGTTGTAGTGTACCTTGCACTTGCCGTTGATTTTTACCACGGCACCCTCGGATTGCCTGATCTCGCTGACGTTGGCGTCCAGGATGGACAGCGTACCGCCGCTGCAGATCTCGACATCCACAGCATGTGACTCTGAGATCCTGGCATAGCCACCCATACGAACAACGAGGTGTTCGATATGCGTCTGGCTGCTGACTTCCAGTTCTGCACGAGGATGCACATGAACGTTCCGTGCGAGCTTCACATTCTCCATAACAGCCTTGCCGCCGGCCGTGACCTCCATGTGCAGGATGCTGGATGCACCTCTGCAGATGATAAGGCCGCCGCCCATGACGTCGTACATATGTGCGTCATCACTGACATACAGATGTCCTGACTCCTGAATAGTGGCGCTGGTAACATGCGCCAGATTACCGCCGGCATACAGATAGCCACCTTCCTCGACAATGCACTCATGTATGTACTGGGACGACTGGCCTTTACCGTTCAGAATCAGTTCTCCGCCTTTACCGATCACAGCGCAGCCTGACATGTAGACATCGACGTCCTCCGGCAGCTCGATGCGGCCGGACGACACAGTGATGAAACCAGACATGGTTGCGTTACTCATCGGTCTCCTCCCACTTGTCGAAAATGTTGCTGCGTTCCTTACGGATGCTCTTGAGCTCTTCCCAGCTCGCGAGTTCCGCCTTTGCCGCTTTGATTTTCATTTTTATGGCTTCCTCCATCTCCTGAGTGAGACTGAGTTGGCGCTCGCAGTTGTCTACGAGCGCCTTGCAGTTCTCGATGAGTTTATCCAGCTTCTCATCATCCAGCCTGCAGATGTTCACCCGCTTGCCGTTGATGTAGAGCTGGATGCCGTCATTCTGCCTTTTCGACGACGCCATGTGTCGCCTCCCAGATACCGCGTGCGATATTCATTCCGTGCTGGTTTCCGGCACGGTAAGATTCGTTGACTTTGTTCTGGATATGGTTGTCCAGGAACAGGCCGCCGACGAACACGAGACAGGCGATCAGCACACAGATAATTGCCCAGACATGGAACCACCGAGCGTGATATCTGTGGCGCAGTGCGGCCTGATTGACAGCTGCAGCGTCTCTGTCGATCTCCTTGAACAGATCGGCAAGTGCCTCTGAACCGTCCTCCGGAGACAGATCCTTCTGCTCTAACCGCTGGGCAAGATGCATGAGACCGCCCAGATTCCTCTTGAAGTCGTAGTTGTCGTCCCGTCTGTATTCCAGCATGATGCCAATGCAGGCACAAGCGACGAATATTGCGATGACGACACCAGCAATTCCGGTTGTGATTGTTACGAGATCCATTGTGTATTCCTTTCTGTCATCCCTCGATGACAAGCATGTTTATTTCAGAGTCATGCACCTTGAGCGCATAATCGCGCACAGACGACAGACCTGAGATGATTGAATAGTGTGTTGCGACGATTCTACCACCGGGCTCCAGCATGATGTCTCTGCAGATGCTCTGGTGATAGAGTTTCAGTGTGCCGCCGGAGCTGACGGTCACATGCTCCAGCAACGCTCCATTGGCGACCCTGGCGATGCAGTCGGAACCGATACGGACTTCTGCGCCGTAGGTACCGTCCTGCAAGGCCAGGTAACTGTTGGGGCCTGCAAGGTTGACTTCCGTTGCCTGGCCCTCTGACACAGTGATCTGGCCGCCTGACAGTATGACGTTGTGTGCGAACCCGCCGCTGAGAACGATATGTCCGCCGCTGGATGTGTTCAGGATACTTGCGAAGCCTCCTTTAGAAACGCGCAGAAGGCCTGCAGAGGCCACGCAAACGCACTCTACATGGCCACCCGCAGTGACACATATCTGGCCGTTTTGCTCCACTGTACAGGCGCTTGCAGACCCGCCGCTGTCGATTCTGACGATACCGCCACATTCAACAGAGGCTGCATGCAGCATTCCATTCTCGATGAAGGTCCAGTCCTGACCCTGATGAATGATGTCGCCATACTTGGAACTGGTTATGGTGCGCTTGTCATTCGTCATCGAAGTCGTCCTCTGACTGTTCGCACTCGACTTCGTCTTCTCCGACGTAGTCTCCGTTGCGGTCGTAGCAGGTGATTCCGATGACGATCTGAACCTGGCCGGACTTGACGAGCTCTGTGATTTCCTTGCAGCTCATCTCATCGTCAGCCTCGCCGTAGATATCTTCGACCTTCTCGGCGACATTGTTCATGTTGATGAGGCTTGTCAAAGCCTTCACGAGTCTATTGCATGACATTATTTGATTCCTTTGTTGTTCTGATTGTGTACTGGGCGAACTTGCGCTCATGCCTGCATTCGCCGTTCTTGACCAGCTTATAGAAATCGAACTGCCAAATCGGGCAGCTGACTCCCTCTGGTACGCGGAGCCTGTCGATATGTGTTCCGCACTTGTCCTTCTTCGGACAGTCCTTGCTGTCGCAGAACGTCATTCCACTTACTCCTCTGTGTGCAGCGTTTCGAGTTGCACATCGCCCTGGATGGTTGTAACGGGATGGAACTGCGGGAGCTCCATGATAAATGCACTGAAGTCGTACAGACTTCTGCATACCAGGCTGAAGCACGGACCCAGGTCGTAATAGACTTCGGTCATGCGTAGACTCCTTCCAGCGCACTCTGGTAGTAGACCACACGGGCACGCATTTCGTTGATTGCACGGTTCACGTCGTTCTCGGACTTGATGCCGAGCGACGTGGTGAGGTTGGCAGCCATCGCGGACAGACTGTCCTGAATGCCCTTCAGCAGAACCGCGCCGTCTTCCGACAGCACGGGCGTGCGGCTTGCTTTGCCCTGTAGGTCATAGATGTCCTGCAGCAGAGCGCTGACTTGCTTGGCCTGCTCGGTCTGCGGTTTGCCCATCAGAATGGACTTCACGGTTTCGACCTTGTCGGCCTTCTCACCCTGGATGTACTTCTCAGGGTTTGCCGGGGTAGCACCCGGCGTGTTCGGAAAGTTCGTCATCATTGATTTTTCCTTCCATTATGCGTTTTCGGAACCGAAACGAGTTCAGAACCGATATATTCGAGTTGGTAAACTTCGCGGAACTTGGCTCCGCAGTCGTTGCAGCGACGCAGGTAGCTCACGCCCTCGTTATGATCTTTGAGATAGTTCACGCCGACGTTCTCGACGTCCTCACTCTCACAGTTCGGACAGGTTCCTGCCTCGATATCATAAAGTTTGCTCATAGTTGCTCCTTATTTGGGGATTCCATCATAGAGCCCGACAATGCCTTCCAGGTCTCCCTGCTTGGCCTTGCCGTGGAAACAGGCACAAAGCCAGTCCGCCAGCATACAGGCAGCATGGACATCTGCGCACTCGATCCGTTCTTCCCGTGTGAACTTATTGAAATGCAGCTTGCTGTACAGCATCGACATCCACTTGCGGCTATCGGGCTCGGTCTGCAGTGCTGCCTTGAAATTCATGCATGGAACTTCGTTACCCTGGTCGTCCAGCGTAAGTGCCGGCCAGACATGCCAGACACCCTTGTACTGCCCGACCACTGTAATCACCGGGATGTGTTCCCTGGCGTTGAGCGTCTCAGCTTCGACCGCACGGATGAACTGGCGGCAGCCGCCGATGGTCATACCATCTGCTCCAGGCGGGAGCTTGATAACGCCCTTGTGGTCGTGAACCAGAGCACGGAGCTTCTTCATGAGGTTGCCCTCCATGAGGTACACCTTCTGCATGGAACGGAGACGCTTGTCCAGCCACCAGAGGGCTTTCCACGCCATTTCCTTGTCGTCCCACAGCGAGAGTTCGCCGAGACGCCATACATCAGTCAGACCCTCAAAGCAGGAGGTCCAGATCTGCTGGAGCCATCCGTCCGCTGCCGCAGGCTCGTCGAATAGCTCGCTGACCCACGGCGTGTTCCACAGGATGGCGAGGAACACTTCGATTGCGTCCGCCTTGTCGGAACCGAAAAGCGGAGATTGCTTCGTGAGCACGAAATCGCACTCACAGAAGCGCGGATCATCCTTCTTGTCGCAGAAGATGAACATCACCTTCCGGCCTGTCAAGATGCCCAGCAAAGCGCACACCAGCATGTTGCTTTCATTGGGGCTGGGCATAGCCACGTTCAGCTTGCCCTTGGTCAGCTTCGGCTTCAGTTCTGCGCTGAGCGCAAAGCCCCCGTTGTGGTTGATGAGGTGTAACGCTTCACGTCCACGGAGGACGTCGATGTTGAAGGGAATCGGAGCCAACATGGTTCCATTCCTTTCTGGGGAGTACTTCCCCATTGGTTGTTATGGGAACTGTCCACGTCGTCCCAACATAGGACAGCATGCAGTTCTCCATTGTATTATGCCCGCAAAGGCATGAGTAATAAACAGTTACAAGAATTTACACAAAAATGCAAAACAGAGTTTGACAATTTCGGGAATCAGTGCTATATTGATTGGCATCACCCAAAAACCAAAAGGAGAAACCCATGATCTGCAGTCCCACCCGAAATGCGTCCGTACTCACCGAAGACATCAGCCGCTACATGAACGACATTGACGGCTTCAAGAGAATCTCCAAAGAGCGCGAAGTCGAGCTCTCAAATCTGATCCATAACGGAACAGAGGAGCAAAAGCAGGCAGCCCGTGAAGAGCTGATCCACTCGAACCTCAAACTGGTCGTAAAAATCAGCCATGATTTCAAGCGCTACGGCATGACCTTCGCCGATATCGTGGCAGAAGGCAACCGAGGTCTGATGACGGCAGCTGACAAATTCCAGCCGGGACACGGAGCAAAGTTCTCGTGTTACGCGACCTGGTGGATCAAGCAAGCAATCCGAAAGGCGCTCGCAGAACAGACGCATACGATAAGGATTCCGGGCGGCGCAACACAAAAAGTATTGAACCTCGAAAAAGTAAAACTGAGTTTCGCAAATCAATTCCACCGACAGCCGACAGATGATGAAATCAAAGGGATTACGGGGCTGTCAGACAAGCAATTAGAAAACATCAAAAGAGCTGACCTCAAGGTCTACTCCATTGAGGCCAGCGTGAGTGAAGACGACTCCAGTCGTACGACGTTCGGTGAGTTCATCGGTGAGAATTTAGACGACGGAGCACAAGAGAAAAGTGAAGTTGACTACGCGGTTGCCGCGTTGAATGAATCCATGAAAGACCTTCCCGAAAGGGACAGATACATTTTGATCCACCTATACGGCTTGGCCGGAGCCAAGCAACTTGACGAAAACACCATCTGCCAGGAAACTGGCCTCCCCATCACCCGCCTGCATATCAAGCTCAGACGGCTTCAGGGGAAGCTCAAAGAAATCCTTCAGGCAGATGGTGTTTCTCTTTAAGGACAACTTGCCAGATCAGGAGTGTCATCCTCCGGCTTGTCAGTCCACTGCCTGCACCGATGAGACGGCACATGGTAGTCCATCCAGAATCTGCAGAACACCTTATTCGCAGGATCGTCGAACGGATCCTCGCACTCGCCCATGCGGTGCGTACAGTTTGTGCAGTTCTCGATCTTCGCGCCGAGTTTGACAAGCACTTCCTGCAGCATGCGGCTCACATTGGCGACTTCCTGCTCAACAGTGTCGATGCGGTCTTTCAGCTGTTCCATCTCATCTTCGTTCATGGTACACGTGTTCCTTCCAGGGTTACGCGAGTATCCTCAGTCCGAACCAGCGCATCGTACCAGTATTTGGTAGTCTTGCGCGATTCATCGTCCGGCATCATGCAGTAGAACGACCAGCAGGTCATCAGCACGATATCCGGAATCTGAATACTGGCACTGGGACCATCCAGGACTCTGAGATATTCGGTCAGTACGCCGGTCATCTTCTCATGAGAGACAACCGTGCCCTTCGCAAGAGACGACATGCAGATGAACATCTCGATGAGATATCTGCGCTTCTCCACATCCGAACCGGAAAGACACATCACGGTGCTCATCTTTACAGGCGCTGCCTTAACGGACACAGGGTCCGTACTCTTCAGCGGGAGCTCCGGCTGTTCGTCCTTCGGTTTGGACTTCGATTCACCATTTGGACGGACAGCCGACAATCTGTGGCGCCTTGACAGCACCTTCACGACAACATCTCCCTGCAGTGTGATCCGATCCTTCCAGGTGCAGAGCACGGTACTGGTGAAGTACTGCTCGCCTGTGCGCGGATCCCGAATGGGTCTTCCATAGCTGGAACAATCCTCAATCATGCGCTCGGTGTAAATGCCCCAGAACCGGAAGCACTTCTTGCCGTCCATCTGCATGATGAGCTCGCCGACATAGACCTGTTCGCCTGAACCGATGGACGCATACACCGGATAACTCTCGGTGATGTCGTGCGTGTACATGCTGAGAGGTCTGTAATTGCCGGTGCAACTGATCCATCCGACCGGATTGCCTTTGATGTGCTTGCCACGGGATTCCCAATCGCCGAAAGCGTAAGCCTGGAGATAAGGCGTGACCGGGTGCCACGGCTTGAGGTGCAGGTCCTGACGGATCTTGAACAGAAGCTCACGGATGTCCTCGTACTTCATCTCATTGAGATTGTAGTCATTGAGGTACTCCTTGACCTCCGGCTCAATGTCCTGTTCGATGCGACCGACCGGGTAATTGCCCGGACTGTCGATTGCAGCTATGTCCGCCCAATTCATATCAGGCCTCCAGCTTGTGGATCACGTCATAGAGCTGCTTGACATCCAGAATGGACGCACCCTGGTCGTTCTTGTGTGCCAGGATCTCCAGCATGAGGCCGGCGTTGATGACGCACTTGCGCTGGACGCTGACATGGAGCTTGCCGCTGGCCGGGTCGGTCACGAACTTGATCGGTTCCTTCTTGGCGCCGTGGAGCGGTTTCTTGCGCTGCTGTTCGACCGGGATCTCGTTGCCGGAGTCGATGTCGAAGCAGTGCATGATGTGGTGACGGTTCAGCTTGCGCAGAGGAATGACAACGCCGCCCTTGTGCTCCTTGGAGTAGAGCGTGAGACCGTTGGTACAGATCTCCTCCTGGCGCTGGATCGGAATCTGACGCATCGACATCGCAAGCGAGTAGTTGTGGATGTCGAGCATGGCACGGCAGATACCGCCGCGAGGCATTTCCGTGATCTTGCCGGCCTTGAGCTGTTCGGCGTTCCAGGCAGCCTTGCCGATGTTGTAGATCCAGCGCCAACGGAGTGCGGTCCAGTCCTTGTGGGCCTCGGACTCATGGAACAGGCGGCGGGTCTCGTTGTCGGGGTGCTCGGTGATCGCCTTGTAGTAGACCTTGGCGGCCTGGTAGCGATTTTCGAGCGATTCAGTCCACAGTGCTTCGAACTTCTTGACCAACTTGGTCACAGTCGTGTTTGAGTTCATTGCGGTTTCCTTATTGATTTTCATTGTGTTCCTTGATTTGTCTGTACGCCCGTTTGATTTCAGCTATCGCACCCCTGTCAAGGATCACGAAGAACGCAAGGGTGATGATAACGCTGATGAGCGTGATGCGAATACCGGCAAACAGCGCAGTAACAATGAGAAAGACCAGCAGGATGCGCCAATCTTTCTTTTCCAGTATCCGGTTGTAGACCACCGTGATAATGGCGTCGATCAGGTAGAAGATTTTCATAAGAACTCCACCTGCTTTCCGTAGACGTTCTGGAGGCTCTTCACGATGTTCTCACGCTTGCGCGGTATGAACTCCGCAATGCCTCCTACGATGACCGCTATGCGGTTCTGACGACCTCTCAGGCTGTTCTGCAAGTCCTGCACGAAGGCTTCCCGGTCTATCTCGTAACCGAGTGCCTTCTCAAGTCTGACGAACGCTCTGTCGTGCTTGTCCTGCGACATGACGAAACAGCAGCACGGCGTGACCCGCATCTTCCAGGATGAAAACCACGTCATCTCATGCTGGTCGTATCTGTTATCGGTGGATAGGCGCGGAAGCCTCGGAAGTATTCCCAGGCGGACCATCAGCTTGTAGTCGATCATGTGGTTGGACTCACTGGACCACGTGGAGAGCGACAGATAGTTCGCCATCTCCCGGCCGCAGTCGGTGAGCTCCTGCATGTCCGTCACGAACAAACCCAGCTTCTTATAGCAGCCGGCTCCGGAATGACGCAGGGCAGACAACTTCCTGCACGGATCCTTGCCTTCCCAGTAGTCCGTCGGAATGTCCAGCAACTGCTTGATGCTGGTGACGTGCTCGTACAGTTCGTCAATGTCTGCGAACACCTGCTTTAGCTTCGGGAACAACTCGTCGAACTTGTCACGGTCAGGCACATCCACCTGGCCGGTCAAGTACGGTTCACCGAACATCTGATACTTGTCAGGGTTCCAGATATCGAACTGCTCCTCGTAGTCGTTCTCCAACAGATACGGGTCGTCGTAGGTCATGGCCTGCGCACCCTTCGGATAGACTTCCGAATACTGGACATCGAACGCCTCGAAGACGCGCTTCCTGGACAGGTGGAACTTCTCCATGCTCTTCAGAACATGCTTCGCAAGCAGCATCCTCTGATAAGGACTGCCGCCGTGACTGTTTACGATTCGTTCCGTGACCAGGTTGTAATGACCGCCGTTGTAAATGTCCGACAGATGCTTGTCTATACGGAACCTCAGCGGTCCGTCCGCACAGTGCATCCTGAACGTCGTGCTGCGGATATTGCTGCGCTCGTTGCTGTACATGGGGACAGACGTCGCTTCGATTTCCGTGTTGATGATCGGAATCCTGCGCAGGTCGCCGGGGAAGCGCGGAAGCCTCCAGATGTAGTCGAACGAGAAGCCCAACTGCGGACTGAAGTCTATGGGAGCATTCTCGCCCTCCACATGATACTTCAGATGTCCGCGCATCTGCGCCAGGAACGCATGGTCCCTGACATGCGTGTCATTCGGCTCATCCTCGCGGTCTGTCTTCATCAGCCATGCGTTGGTCCACACAAGATCGTCCAGCGCCACAGGGGAGTATTGCGTCATCTCCCATTTGCCATTAGGGTTCTCCCATGAAGACAGCACACGCTGGCTTTCCCTTTCAAACCAGGCCATGGACTTCCTGTTTGGTGCTCTCCAACAGAACGAATCGCTGAATGCCAGGTTCATGATGCGGCGATTGCCCAGATCGTCCATATTGTTGCCAAGGTCTGCTCCGAACTTGTTATGGCTCGTATAGCAACCCCTCGGACGATTTGACACAATGTCCACACTGCTGGCATACAGGCACGGGACCTTTGTGTGTTCCCCTACGAACAGCGTGCCGTAACTGCCGAGGTTGTCTGAGTTCAGCTTCAGTATCATCGGCCACACCCCGCAAGTACCAGGATAATGAATCCGATGATGAAGCCAGTAGCGAAACAAGACATAATAATGTCTCCCAATAAAAAGGAACCCCTCACTTGGAGGGGCTCCTGATTTCGTTGACCACGTTTTCGAAACCTGTGTCCTGGAACAGTATCTTCCGGTGCTCAGGGAACTCATCCCATAGCCGCAGCAGGAACGGCAAAGTGTCCTTGAGCATGGAATCCCAGAAATTGTAGAGGGGCGCATACATGGAAAGCTGCCTGAAGATCGGTCGCTTCTTTCCAGTTTTCTTGCTCTCGTACGCACGGTACCTCTTCAGCATCGGCCAGCTACGCGAGACATATGCAGCTGTCTCCTTTATCAGCTCCGTGTGCCGGACGCCGACGAGCCTGTCCTTCGTGAACCAGGGCTTGGCGCCATACCGTGTCTTTACGCGCAAGATTCCGCCCATCCGCGTTTCCATCGCAGCGAGCTCCAGCGGAGTACAGGTACTCTTCTTGCCCAGCTGGATAGCCTCCACCGTGGGCAAAGGAATGCCCAGGGCGATACTGACCGCCCTGGGCTCGTGCTGTACCGCGTACTCCAGTAATCGCTTACTGATCGGTACTTGTTTCATCGTGGTCGGTGAACGGCGAACAGTTCACATCAAAGTGCTTGATGCGAAACTCCGTCTTCAGTTCTTTGTAGATGCTCTCTGCGAGCTCCTGCATCATGGGCTCCGCACCCTTCTCCAGTCTGAGCTTCAAGAACTCATACCAGACATTGATCGGAGCCGTCATTAGGATGCGGGTAGCTGTCGCCAGCGGCAGGACCGTTCTAGCGAGCTCCTTCTTGTAGCCCTTGCTTACGAGTTCACTGTATGCCTCAAACGATCTCTGGCAGCTGGCGCGCCAGATGTGCATCGCGCCGGGATCCTGGTTCAGCTCTTTCTGATAGCCTTCCGACAGGCAGACTACAGGGTCGTCCATTCTGACCCAGCGTAGACTCTCCTGATTGATAGAAGGCTCAGGAAGCTGCCACGCCTGCACAAACGACAAGGCGCGGTGTCTGATGAGCTGATTTCCGATGGCTCTCGACGTGATAATCTCGAACGTGTGAACGCCTGTTGAGCGTGTCCAGGCTTTGTCCATGAGCTGGAATGTACGGTCGATACCGCACAGGTTGATCAGAGAACGCATGTTGCATGACAGGGTTTTTGTCCCGTCATCGTAAGTGAACTGATCGACAGGGAACACATGAGGTCCCTTGTTGTCGGGTTCCTCAAGCACCATCATGTCGATCTCGTTCCATTCGTCCTCTGTGATGTCCTGCTTGTTCAGACAAAGCCACGCATGCTCGAACGGCGTGCTGTGCTTTCTGTTCGCCAGTCCCATGAGAAACTTCTTTCGGGCTTCCGGCCCTCGGTCGTGCGTGTCGCTTCTGTAGCAGATTCTCGCTGCATACTCAGCGGCCTCAAGCGGGTTGGCGAAGTGCATTCGTACTGCTGTTTGTGGGACGATTCGTACCATGAAATCTCCTTGGTTTTGAATCACTTCCTACCCCACGTATAGACGAACAGACTGACTACGAGCATTACTGGGAAGGCAAACACCATGCCTGCGTAATACCCGAAGAAGAACTCAAGAATACCCATTTGTCAGTCCTGGGCATCCAGTTCCTTCAGTGTGGCCGGCTGGTCGTCCTCCGATGCGGTCTTGTCAAGCAGATGCTCGGAACAGACCGGCGGATTCGTTCCAGGAAGTGCGTCTCGGTTGCATTTGGTGCAGACTTTGTTTTCTGCAGATGATTTCTCCATCATGGTGTCAGTTCTCCTCACGAAATCTTCCACAGGAGTATGTGGCGGACTCCGTCTATGTTATTGGTGCTTCCGGTGAAGATGTAGTTAACTCCAGGATCCGTGCTTAACTGCAACACGTTCCTATAGTTACCCTGACCGTCACTGAGCGCCTGCTCTGGAATGAACGACACGTCGGCCAGACCCAGCAGCGCGTGGTCATTGCCGATGCAGCAGCGAGTGTACTGCGCCGGGATCTTTCCGAGCCCGTTCATTGTGATATCAACTCTTACGAGCTGCGGTTTGGACGGCGTTTCTGCCGTTGCTTGTTTGCGCTTCCTGCCCTTCTTGACAGGAACTTGTTCTTCCTGGGGTTCCGGTTGGGGAGCAGGCGCTGTTTCTCTGGCGATAGGCAGACCGTCGTTGTCCACCACCAGTGCGCCGTGCTTGGTCTTCGGACTGACCATCGAAGGAGGAATGACCAGCACGCCCTGGGAGTTCTTTATCATCCCTGTGGCTGTGGTCTTTCCTTGCGTATTCGAGTCTTCCTTATACCGTGCACCCAGGAGGTCTCTTGCTTCTTTGGTTAAAGCCATGACTGGTCTCCTTAAATGACTGCTGTTTGTCCTGGTTCTACTGTAAGCGTCGAGAATGAAGAATCATCGTTGCCTGCCAGTACCGATGCGAAGCCCTTGACATAGAGTCTGGCCTTCCTGCTGACTGTGATGGCACACGTGACCGGCCAGCTGTGGTTGGACCCGTTGTTGGTCACACGGACACGGAGCAGCGGGTTGTTGTCCTGTATCTTGTTGTACCGGAAGATGCTGGGCCTGTCGATGTACAGCGTGGCTCCATCCTGCAAAACCAGTCTGCCGACGTTGTCGTTGCAGTCAGGGAATCCGTTCTCCATCCAGGTGCCGAACGCCGTGATGGTCACGTTGTTTCCTGCTTGGAAATCGTAGTCCTGCCTGATGTTCATTTCCCAGGACAGCTTGCTCATTCCGCCCGGTGCACGTGCTGTGGCATAAGGATGATTCCTGCTGGAGTTTCCAATGGATCCCATGCGGAACGCCTGTGATGTCAGCACAGTGAAATCGTTTCCGATTCTGATGCGCTTCTTCTGCCCTGTGTAGAAGTCCTCGGCAGTACAGTTCATGGCACGGAAGTATTCCTCACCCTCTGCGTTCTTGTCACGGATGTTGTCCGCGACCTGGAACAGCAACGGGTAGAACTTGTTTTCCCAGTTGTAGGACAGCGGGTTGTTGAACGGCACCTTGCTCATGATGCCGAGCTTTTGAACCTGGTCTTCCCCATGACATGCCTGTACACGCTTCTGCGGTTTGCGCCATTCTTCGCCACGTTCCGTAGCTTCCCTGATCTTACGGTCACAGCTCTCGATACTCTCGTACATGATGCTGGTGATGTTAGCTGAAATCCAGAACAGAGACAGACGCGCTCTCATGTATTTCCTGATTGCCAGCGTATATGTCTCCAGCACCATCCTGTAATCGAGTATCGACAGCAGACCGTCACCGAACAATGCGCGGTCCCCGATGACGGCCGGGTCCGTTGACAGCACAGAGTGCATCATGGTCAGGTCGTCACCGATGTGCCCGAACTTCATCAGCACAGACGACCACACGATTCTGGCACGCTTGCCGATGTTCACCTGTGTCAGTGCCGACATCAGAATCTTGGAATCCCTGCCGACAGTCACGGAGTCACGGAACGCGCAGCCGATGATGACCGAGTTGTCTCCGATGATGACCCTGTGTCTGGCATTGAGCTCCTTGTTATTTTCTTCCGTGAGGCTGATCCTGAAAGCCCGCGTGAACGTGCATCCGATAATGACGCAGTTCTCACCGACCTGCAGGTCTATGCCGTCTCCGATCAGGCAGTCACGCAAACACTCGCAGTGCCCATGTATTCTGCCATCAATACACAGAAGGTTCCTGTCACCAGGCTCACCGAAGAAATTCAACTCACCGTGCAGTTTGTTGCTCCAGCTTTGAGCATCACGCTCTGCGGCCAGCGCGTTGAACTCCGGGTTGTTGTATGCTTCGATGATTGCCTGCTGACAGGTACACTGATCCAGGATGTCGTCAACCAGGGCGTGAAGCCTTCTGGTTGCGCGGCTCATTTTCCGAGCAGCTCAGCCAGAGCCTTGAGCTTGGCGTCACTTGCACTGCCGCACTTGCGCATGGCAAACAGCAGATTCGCCTGACGACGCTGGATGTTGATGCCGAGGTCGCGCAGGGAGCGTGCTTCAGCTTCGATCTGGTCGGCCGTGAGATCCTCTGGCAGAGCGCTGCCGGTGTACTCGATGACTGGTGCGAAGTCGAACCCGACCGGAACGACCGGCGCAGCCTTGCGGGTGCGCTTCTTCTCGGCCGGAGCATCCAGACCGGGCTCCGTATTGATCTGGGAAGCGGCCGGCGCAGTGTAGCCGTTGTTGTCGGTCTCGCCCATAGGCTCTCCGGCAGGTTCCTCAGCTTCTTCGGGTTCCTGCACAGGAGCTGGCGCCGGCACCGTGACTTTCGGAGCAGAGCGCTTCAGAGTCGGCTTCTTGACAGGCGCTTCGGGGACGTTGGTGACATTTTCAGCCTGCACATCCTCGACATGCACATCAGCAGTATTGGAGGGCAGGGGTTCAGCGGGCGCTTCGACTGTTGCAGATTCAGGCGGAGCAGCGGGCTTGGTGAACGGTTTCGGAAGGTTCATTTTCAGTTCCTTTGGTTTGAGTTTGCGGGCACGGCTGAAAGCACGGGCATCCTCTTTCCAGCCGTCGAGCTGGTAGAAGTGTCCGTTGTACCCGATTGGCGGATAGAGAGGATTGGCTGTGATGCCCAGCACGCAGACCAGTACGGTCGCGTCACCGAGCGCCACAAGCACAGGGCAGCAGTTCGGGAAGAACACACGCAGGCTCAACTTGTATTCGTCAAGCCATGCCGGAAGGTCATACTTGGTACGGAAGGTGTACGTACGCAGAGGAAGGGCCAGCAGGGACGAACTGCTGTCAAGCGCCGCGAGACGGCTGATCTTCCGTGTCTTACCTTCGTTGTCATTTTCCAGGAGCAGGAGCGCATTGGGACATGCCCCCATAGTCTTTTCTTTACAGACCATAAACTCGTTGTCCTGGATAGCCGGCCACAGTCCATTTATGACCACGGGATCCTGGCTGAGAGATACGGCTGGATCGAGCTTGTGAAACTCACGTATCTCACTGATTGCCAGTTTGTTAGTGCTTCCCGTGTACGGATATAGCGTATCCGGCTTCATGACGTGTTCTTCTGATGGCGAGGGCGGCCGGACAAGGAACATCCAGCCGCACAGGTCGTAGACTTTGCCCTGGTGCAGATAATGCGCCGCCTTCTTGATGTCGGGATAGTTCACGGTTGTCCGGAACAACTCCACGAGTCTTTGGTCTTTCTTGGTCAGACCAGACGGGCTGGCAGATTCTGCTGCCATTCGAAGTCTCCTTTCATGGCTTCTATCATGTGATGCGCCTGCACTATGAAGTCGTAGATGGAATCCACGGCGCTCTCGGCGTTGCGCACGGCACGATAGATAATGTTATGCTCGTAGCTTGTGAACGTCGCCATCCCTGTAAGGGGGAACGCACACTCGATCTGCTTGACTGCAACCCGTATTCGTACTGTCTTGCGAAACTGCTTGACAGAAATTGAACTTGGAGTTGAAAATTGGACAAGCCGAACGATAGCCTTGAGCTCTCGTTGCGGTATCTCACTGAAGGACAGGCAAAAGAAGAAGTCTGCCCTGCAGCGGGCGGGATCAAACGTTGTCGCCGGAAAGAGCATGGCATTCCTCTCTGTAGGTCAGGGAGAAGTTGCCAGTCAGCGCACAACGGTACAGGCCGAGCGTACTCTTGTAACCGTTCTTGCAACAGTGACAGATACGCTTCAGGTGCCGGGCGACCATCGGCTGCACGACTTCCACTACCTTCGCCATCTCCTCCGTGGTCATATCGCTGATATGCACATTGGGCTTGCCGAGGGCATCGGACATGATCTTGTAAACACCGCCCCTGTTCAGGACGTAGTCTTTCCACAGTGTGTCCACAAGACCGTGCAGCGCATCGCGCTCAAAAAGTAAATCCTCCGTCGCCAAGAACTTGGTCTGGAGTGTCATGGACTGTCTCTCCTTTTGCGTGTAACAGCACAACATCCGGCGTCTCTTCGAACTCCAATTCTATACGGTCGCTGGTTCCGTACAGCTTCATGGTATCGCAGACATGCCAGATCTGGCTGTCATCTTCAAAGACATAGCCCTTGCAGACATCAATCACTCCCTTGGACAGGTTGTCCGTCAGGTCCACCTTCTGCAGGTACGGTACGTAGCCGCCCTGCTCGACATACTTGCGTATGTGCAAGGGTGCATACTGCGGGAGCTGGAAGATGTAGCGAAGGGCTATGACACGGATGGGCAAAGCACTGGGAGAACCCTTACAGCTCTTTGCGATGAAAGGTCTGATCGAGTTCTTCCAGGCTATGACTTTTCTGTCGGCATGGAAACGGCCACGCCCGCTCTTGACTGACTGAACAGCCTTTGGGCGAACGGGTATGACTATTTTCCAATGCCGTGGATTCATCAGTCAGCGAGTCCCTTCGAGGCCGCGAAGCGCGGAGTGAGGTCGATAGTGTCGCCGCTGTGAAGCACGCGGGTCGCGAGATGGTTGGCGTTGATGGTGTCTCCGTCGAGGAGCACCATGCAGTTGCTGATGGCGGTTTCATCCATGCCGGAGCGAGCCTTCACGAGATCGCTGTAGATCGCTTCCTGGACAGTGGTGACGCCGTCGATGATCTCGACATTGGTGCCGACCATGCCGCCGTTGGTCATGACCTTCACGATGCCATGACGGACCGGACCCGCAGTGGTTTCCTGCGGAGCAGCTGCTTCCTGAGCATCGTTCTGACCGTAGCCGGCATCGCCGTTGTCATCGAACACGTCATCGTGATCGTCATCGGCGGTATCGTCCTGATCGACCTGGTTGCCGTCGTTGTCCTCGGCGCTGAAGTAGTCGATGTTGATGACGGCGCCGTCTTCGAGGACGCCGTTGAGGATCGCCTTCTTGAAGCCCTCGGACATGTTGGCGAGGTTGAAGTTGTCCTTGCCGTTCTCGATGGTCGTGACATGGCTGACCAGAACGGAATAGGCCTCGTCCTTGTTGTATTCATCGAAGCCGAAGAACTTCCGGGTCTCGGCGTGATCGAGGATGGTGTTGACGGTATCGAGGTCGCTGGCTTCGAACTCGCGGGTGGCGTTGCTGCTGTTGATGGTGATAGTCTTCATATAGATTTCTCCTGCCGCCTTACTATAGCGGCTGTTATGTCATTGAGTGTTTCAGATTCAGCGAAGGGTGCTGAGACGTGCATTGAGGTCATTGATGGCGTCCTGGAGGCTGCCAATCATGGAACGGATGGCCGCCTTCTCAAGGCTTTCTGCGTTGGTTGCCTGCTTGGTACCGCAGCAGCATCCGCACGTGGCGGTCTTCTGACCGTTGTAGACGACCTTGCGGCCGCCGACCACGTTCTCGGTCTCGAACCAGACCTGGTCGTCTTCCTGCAGTCTGACAGGATCAACGCGGCCGATATGGATCTTGCCGTTGCGGACAAAGCGGGTGCGTGCGCCGACCACATCGTAGCCTGCGCCATAGCAGAAATTGCGGAACTCGCCGACGGTCATGCCGTCATCGACGTTGATGTTCTGAAGATCCCTGGAGGAGAAGACCAGGGCACTCACGTTGATACTCATGTTATGAGCCTTTCGGTTGTTTGCGTGGTGGGTGATAGACCGGGAACATTTCTAATGTATCCAGGTCCAGTAATACTTCGTTCCGGCGCTGGTTCTTGCCCGGACCGTAGATGTTCATCCCTGTGCGGAACCAGATGGTGAACACCTTCAGCATGAGAGCAGCCACGATATTATTCGTGACAGCCACCTGATCGTGCTTGGGAGAGACGTGCGTGCAAGGGTCCGTCTCATCCGGACGCAAGTCCGCATCAGGTGTAATCTCGGTATAGACGTCCGGCAGATTGGGATCCAATGCGACCCCGTCCCGCCTTTCGTAGATAGTGACGTTGCCAGTCGTTTTCTCATTGCCGCCATTGATGACGACGATGTTGTCGAACTCTTCGGCATAACGACTGACCTCGTAGCGAGTCTTATGATTGTCCACACAAACGAACACAACAGTCACATCTCTGCCACCAGGATAGCTGAGGCCTTCGATTGACTTCTGTGTGCTATTCGTATCTGTGAATATCCCGCCCTGGTTGTTGATGTTCTCCGGCGGCTTCTTCGGAATGATCGCCGGCATGTTCCAGGGCGCGAGATACTGATTGTAACCGATTACATCCATCAGGCGCAGATACGTACGCCGTATGGCTTTCTTGTCGATCTTCTCAAGGAAATCGTCGATGCGGGTCTGCAGCTTATTGCCTGTGCCATAACCCTGCCTCAGCGCATTCCTGGGTGAGAAATCGTCTCCGTCGATAAGCACAAGCCGGTCCACAAGCTGCGGAACGACCTCGCTTCCGAACGATTCAAGGTGCTTGGTGAAAGCGGACTCCGCGAGTCCTTTCTCCATCGAGTCCAGGAGCAGGCTCCCGAACGTCTCCGGCAAGAGATCCAGCAAATACCCACCGATGCCACCGCACCCGATGACGTAGATGTTCAGCATTTACCAGATCCTCTTTTCGTTGCGCATCCGTTCGTATATCTCCCACAGCAGACAGATGTCGCTGGTGTGATGTCCCCTATGCAGCAGCACGTAGGTCAGCACGCTCATAGCCTGCCATGTAAGTGTCGGAATGTCTTTCGTACCTGTCGGTCCATGTGCCGCGCAACTGTTGAGCACACGGTCCAGGTCATTCGGTGTGAGCCTGATTTCGAGCTTGCTCTCTTTGAGTACCGCCTCAGCCTGACGTACAACGTTCATGGCGTAGTACCACGCCATTCCGATGCAGAACGGATTCGACATCTCTTCGTCGTCGTAGCCAATGCCTTCGATGCCGTCCTCCAGCATAGCCGCCACCGTGGACGGCGGAAGGTACTGCATCAGAACGTTGACGATGTTCTCGTGAGCCTTCAGGTTCTCTGCTCCGTGAACAGTGCGGATCCAGTCAGCCGGGAACATCCGCAGCAGTACAACTGCCAGACTGGCGATGTTCTTCGTGATCGGAATCTGCATCAGCTCGTCAGGCACCTGTCCGTCACGCCAGAACTGAGCGCACTGCTTGCCCAGCAGAGTCTCATCAAAGTAGTTATCCTGGCTCTGATAGAAGGCATCCTTGACATCCTGTTCGGTCTCCATGACATCATTGTTGTCGTAGATGTCATGGATCGAATCCGGGTCATATCCGTAGGTTTTGACCAGGAAGTGACCGAACTCAGGCAGCCTGATGTCTGTTCTGCGCGGAACTTTGAAATCCGGTTCCGGTATGTCGAGGAACATGTTCCTGACAGACAGTACGGTCGGCTTCTTTTTCTTCGGCTTCTCTGCGAACTGCTTGTCGATGGTCTTCACCCAGTCGGCATTAAGCTCACAATCTGCCTTGAAGTCAACGTCCTGCTCGAACAGGTCGTCGTGTTGCTTGTTGTACTGGCCTCTGGGCGAGAAGATGGTAATCAGGTGCGTGTCCACCTTTCCGTCCTTGAGCCCGAACACGACATGTATGCCGTACCACAACTGCTGGTCTCTCAAGTCCGTGCCGGACCAGAAAGCCTGCATGCCTGGGTGCGTATGGATGGTACCGACCGCGAGAAATCCTTTCGGCAGCTCACTGCTGTCAAACTTGAACTTCACGGCGCCGCCGGAACCTGTCTGTTCCGGACACTTCACCATCCACTCCTTCGTGAAGCGGTTGTAGCACAGGATGTATCCCGTTTCCATCTTCGGATAGTGCTTGATGGTGCCCAGTACGGGTTCTATCACTGCCTTGCTTATCTTGCCGCCCACCCAGTCGAGCTGTGGCTGCACAGGGTCGTCGAACTTGTCCACGAACCCGATAAGATCCTTGGCTGATTTGTACTCTTCCCAGCCTCGAATCATCTCGCCGTCCATGTACGTATAGACGCCCTTTGCTGTGATTCTGATTTGTTCCATTATTGCTCTTCTTGTGTGATCTTGTGAACGAGCTCAGGATGCTTCGGCGTAGGAGCATGCTGTACAAGCTCGTCGGCCGCATGCTGTACACACAGCAGCTTAGCGGCCTCATGACAGGCAAAGAACACGGCCCTGAACTTCATCTCATCTTCTGTGCCATGCCAGACATACGTCGGCTGAGCATACTGGATGATGTGTCGTTCAGTTAAGTGTCTTTCCTTCGGTGACTTGTTGCGGAAGTCGTGTCTCATCTTACAGCCCCGACAAGTAAACGTTCAGCACCGACTGCTGGTTCATGTACGGCTGTTCCACCCGCATGTATCCGTCAGGCTCGTGAAGAATCCTCAGATACCGCAGGAAGGAACTGGCATAAGAGTGCGCGGAGCACTTCTTGATGGCCGCCTCGTACTTGTCCAGCAATGGCAACTGTTCGTAGATGGGGCGACAGCTATTCAGGAACGTGTCATGCGCACTCAGCACATGATTATTCCAGATACTGTTGAAGAGACGGGATATCGCGCCGGCGACCGCCATGCCTTCCGTCATCGTGTCGTACTGCGTATTGGTTCTGGTTCCGCCGTAGCAGATAGCCCCGTCGCTGTACGTGTTCGGGAAGCTCAGGATGCGGAGCTTGCACTCCTTCGGGTCCGTGGACTGCTCTGCCTCGATAGCCACATGAGCATCCATCACGCTGTTCTGCAGGCTCAGCTTGGCGCAGAACCACAGGTCAGGCAGCGTGATTTCGTCCTCGATGTTACCGAGATACATGTCGCCCTTGAACACGATCTTGTGCTTCGGTACGCGCACCGTGATGTGCTTCTCCGTGCCTTTGATGTGAGCATGAACAAGCGGATACTGGCTCATGGGCGTATAGGTGATACCTGTGTTCGACGTCAGATACTTCTGCATCTGGTCGCACAGACAGTCCTGGAACCTACACCCATTGTACTTGATCACCTTGTCTCCGCGCAACATCAGGAAGTACCTGCCACTGGCACTGCGTACCGTCATGATCTGGTCATCCTTGAGCGGTGTGTCCAGTTCCTTGCGCAGCGCCTCGATGGACATCTCCTCAACATTCTCGAAGAGCACCCGTGTGACGACGCCGCCGTGCATGTGGAACATGTCATTGTCACGGTCGATGAAGAAACTGTCGCAGGACGGAGTATCGGTGTCGATATCCATGATGTCTGGTTCTGTCATTGTGCCATCTCCATAAGCTGCTGTTCTGTGATGACCGGTACTCCGAGCTTCGCAGCTTTACTGCGCTTGGAGCCGCCGCCGTCACCGGCGACCAGATGCGTTACAGACTTCGTCAGGGACTCGGAGAACGCACCGCCTTTCGACAGTACGAAGTCCTTGTACCATGTACGCGGCTTGGTGAGCGTTCCGGTAATACAGATCACCTTGCCCTCCAGCGCACCTGTAGCAGTCTGTTCCTCATCAGCCACCATGCGGACACCGGCCAGCATCAGCTGGTCCATCTCCTGCATGATAGAATCATCGTGCAGGTCGTCCCAGAGATCCTTCGCGGATTTCTTTCCCATGCCTTTCACGGTCGCCAAGTCATCTACGGTTGCATCCAACAATTTGTTGATGTCCTTGTAGCGCTTGACAAGTTCACGGCACATAACAGAACCGGCTCCAGTCAGCCCAAGACTGCAGAGTACTCTGTCGAACGGTCTGTTCTTGGATTCCTGGATGCTGTCCACGATGTTCTGGGCAGACTTCTCCTTGATGCGGGGGATCTTCATCAGATCCGTCGTCCTGAGCAGATACAGATCGCTGGTCTTGCTGATGATGTTCCGGCTGACCAGTTCCTCCAGCAGACGCGGACCAACGCCGTTTATGTCCATACAGGGCTTGGATGCGAAGTACGACATCTGGGCGACAACGCGCTGCTTGCAGAGCTGGTTCGGACAGAACATGTTGGCACCCCTGCGTTCCAGCCTGACACCGCAGGACGGACACAGCACAGGCGTCTCGAATGGTCTGTTGCTCATGTTCGGCGTAATCACGGCAGACACCTGCGGTATGATCTCCGCAGCTTTGTACACACTGATGACGTCGCCGTCGTGTAGTCCGCCGAGCCCTGCGATGTAGTCCGGGTTGTTCAGCGTAGCGAACGCAACCTTGGTGCCGTCGATCTGCACCGGTTCGAAGAACGCCACAGGCGTGACCTTGCCGGTTCTGCCGACCCACCATTCGACCTTGCGCAGCGTCGTCGGATATTCCTGCTGCTCGAACTTATAGGCGATTGCCCAGCGCGGGTACTTCTCCGCATCGCCAAGCACATGCAGATCGAGACCCAGGTCATTGGCTTTTACCACAGCGCCGTCGATGCGGAACTCAAGAGCGTTCCTGTTGGCACTGAAGTAGCCGACCGCCATGTTGAGCGCAGTGATGCTGTCACCGAGGTCCTTGATCTTATAGCCGGTGTACGGCTGCATGATGGCTTCCTTGATGGGCATGCCGGTCTTATGCCGTTCCACGACGAACTGATGGTCCCATACACTGGGCAACCCGATGGACTTCAGGAAGAACGTCACGTCCTCTTCCGTCTCGATATAGTCGAAGAACGGATTCATGCCGTGGATGTCGTAGAACACAATGTGCAACCCGCGCTTGGCAGTGACCTTCGGGTCCTTCTGCCTGAGCGATCCGGCTGCCGCGTTGCGCTCGTTCGCCATCGGAGGCTGACCGTCTATCTCCAATTCACGATTGATGCGCTCGAAGTCCTCACGGAACATGAGCACCTCACCACGAGCCCAGAAGCTCTTGCCAATGACACGCTCGTCCGTCAGCAGCTGGGGCAGATCCAGAATGGTGCGGGCATTCGCCGTGACGTCCTCGCCGACAAGTCCGTCGCCTCTGGTTAGAGCCTGCACAAGGATGCCGTCCACATAATGGCACAGAAGCGTGAGCCCGTCATATTTCGGCTGCACCAGGTACTTCATGGAAGGCGCCTGCCGGACTGTGCGACCATGCACCTGTCCGTAATAATACTCCTCCCACGCCTTGTCGATACCGTCGCAGAACGCATCCAGGTCTTCCTGGTTGTAGGCGTTCTTGAGTGACAGCACCTTGGAGTCCGCGTGGTGTACCTTACGGAAGCCTTCAACTGCCCGGCCGCCGACTCTGGAAGTCAGGCTGTCAGGGCGTTTCAGCTCCGGGTGCTCCTTTTCGATCTGTTCCAGCTGCCGGAGGATGCCGTCGTACTCGGCGTCGGACATGATGGGCTTGTCAGCTTCGTAGTATGCCTTGGCGGCTTTTTCAGCAGTCTGGCACAGCTGGTTGTAAAGTTTCTCCATCAATTACCTCACTGAGATAGTTGTAGAACTTGGTCTGGATAATGGGGTCCGCGCTCGACGCATTATAGTCGGGGCTGAACGACCGGATCCAGTCCATGTTGTCGATGCTTCCCTTGATGGAAGCCCACTGTTGAATGTCCTCTTCGTACGCAACATCACCGTTCTCCTTGATTTTCCAGGCAAGGTTATGCAGCGCGGCACGGACATTCCGGCGCCGGCGCTTCGGTGCGTTGTAGCCTTTGTTGTCGTCCCTGAGCACAATGCCGAGCATCTGCGGTTTGCACCGGCTCCAGCGCCAGATGACGTGGTCCTTGGTGTGTTTCAGCTCCAGTCCCAGGTGATCCTTCAGAATTGCCTCGATGCCGTAGAAGATATCCACGAACGGATAGTCCTTACAGCGTGTCAACTCATGGAATCTGTCGGTGTTCTGCATACCCGGCAGCAGCGACAACTGGATGTCGTCCGCATACCTGGTGTACAGGAACCCGTTCTTCCTGGCGTAGCTTGCAATCATGCAGTCCACATCGAACATAATGATATTGGTCAGGAACGGACTCGTCGGAGAGCCTTGAGGAAAGTGCCGTTGCGTGTAGGTTGGTCCCTGCCACGTACAGCATTTCATCATGTATTCCACGCATGCTCTGGACAGTCCTGCATAACGCATCTTATCCTCGCACACCTCTACCGGACAGTTCGGGAAGAAGTCCTTCACGTCCAGACAGATGAACACGGGGCTTTCCAACGAGTGTTTCAGAATCGCGGTATGAACGCCGCGATAGGGTAAGAACCCATGCGCCACATTGGATACCTGAAGAAGACCTGCATCACGCAACACGTAGCAGTATTGTAGGATACGGCGTTGTTCTTGCCGGAGTTCCTTGGACGGTATCTCCAGAAGTCTTACGCCACCACTCTTCTTGGGTATACGGCACTCGTGCCAATCAAGCGGCGGGGGTTCGCCAAACTTAAACATATCAGGTCCTTATGGAAGCGTTGAAGTGTTACTCCATCTACGGGAGCAAGATAACAGACGGCATCACAGTTTCCGATTTTGAGTCGGTTGTCACCGTGGAACCGTCCGTTACGAAAATCAAACAGGCTGTGCTGCAGACTCTCCCTGTTGTCGCGAAGTGCGCCCAGAAAGGCGTCATCGACTTCAGGAGAATCGCCGGCTACAGTCTGTCCTTTGTCCATGAGGTTACCGGCAAATCGAACCTGTCAAAGGCCGGTGTCTTGCTGGCCGTCGATCCGAACAAATGGCGTCTTGCTACTGACAGCATCCAGGCTGCCGTTGTTGACCCATGCGGACCGAACGGTCATGTCATTTTATTCGTGAAGAACAACGCTATCAACTTCCTGTCCTCCTGGAACAATCCGACGACGGTTGTCTCCATGAACGCAAAGAACACCCCTGTGATCACGACGGTCAACAGGGGTTCTCTTATGCTGGCAGCGATCACCGGCGACAAGACCGGTGTCAATCAGCCAGCAAGATCTCTGGTGGCTGCTCCCACAGCTGCTGATAAAGCCGACTGAGAGCCATCACGTTGTATGTCACCGGCAGGATACCCGCCGGCGCCTCCGGAACAATGTTGTACATGTTCAGGCAAGTCTTCCACGGAAAAGCCGTCAGCTTTCTCGCAATCTGCTTGTCTGCAACATCAATCGGAAGATCCACCGCGAACGGCATCCGCGACTGTCCTGCTTTCAGCCACAGTGGCAGATCGCACATCGGACTGATGATGTCGATGAACCCGCCGGACATCTCCGTCAGCGCCTTACGCTGGAACGGAACGCTGTAGGTGAAGATCGTGCAGCCCCGCATGGCTTCCGTCAGAGTCTTTTTGATGGCGTCGTCCGATTGTGCGTTCGCCAGCATCACATCCTTGGTGATGCGGTGATATTCGGCGGCCGACTGCAGTGCGTCCGTACTGACCATACGGAACAGCGTATTCGTCTCCGTCTGTTCGTCCTGGTCGTACTTGGTGTACGCAATCGCCAGCACCTGATCAGACTTGCGCAGTCCTGTGGTCGCCGTGCAGAGCAGCATGACATCTCCTGATGCCGTAAGCATGCGCAATGTATTGAACCACTCTGTCATAGTGTTCCTTTCGGTTTCATCAGATGATCCGGACCTACCTTCCAGTGACGGGACAGCATGTCCTGCCGGAACTGGTTCAAAGTCACCTGATGTACCATCGAGCCGTTGATGCCAAGACCCTTCGCCTGTGCGACGCATGCGCCGCCTGTAGCGATCAGGTCATTACTGATGATGTAACCGTCATCCGTGAACGTGCCGAACATTTTCAACTTGGAGTGGAATTTGTCCAGCATGTCCTGCACCGAGTCACCGGGCACCGAACCTATGTCCTCCATCATCTCCTTGCTGAAGAACGGACGGAGCGACATCGGGTTCTTGCTGATGCGGAACAGCTCCGGCATCACGATGTGCGACAACGGATACACCGGAGCGTTACCGATAGCCAGTACCTTGGTCTGCAGCCACTTCGGGCAGTGCGTCTCATCGACTTCAATGCAACGACAATGGCGCGTCTCGGTCGCTGTTTCCTCAGCCTTCAGCATAGACGGAATGATGGTCATGCCCTGACGCAGTCCACTGGAAATAGTCAGGACGTCTCTGTCCTTCATGACGATACGCGGTCTGCCCCTGTCAAGATACAAGCAAGGCGCCGAGCTGCTGAACCAGATATGGTCTTTCGTGCAAATCAGAACCTCGAACCGCAGCATGGAGAGCATGACATAAGACTGCGCCACACGGTGCTTGCCGGTCATCCACCGGAACAGCACCAGATCACCGATCCGGTGAAGTCGCTCAATCTTGTCTCTCAGCGTCATCAGCAGGCATCTCGCACTGGGTTGGAAGTTTATAGGTCGGATAGGCGAGAGCAAGCGCTACCTTGTCGTGCAGGTTCGCATCCGGCGGTATGGCGTTGAACATCTCTTCACAGGCATTCGCAAGCCCGTTCCAGGACGTGTCGCCTTCCGCATTGATGAACATGGCTGCATGCTCCTTGAGCCGGTCAAAGGTTCCCACGACGTCTCCGTCACGGACCATATCAACCACACTGGCATTGGTAACGGACACCACTGCTTCGTGCAGCAGGTCTCCTGTCTCCTCCAGCGTGTCGAAAATCTGCCCGACCAGGTTCTTCGGCAGGAACCGCATGACATCCAGCAGTGTCGCCACTGATAGCATCTTGCGCTGGTCCTTGCCGTCGATCTTCACATCACGGCGCTGCATGGCTCCGTACACGACGGACATCATGATGAACACGCCGGATGCGAACTGCGCGAATACCTGCGGATTGACCTTGCTGATTGCCTGAATGAACTCCTGCATCTGCTCGACCAGAGGCGTGTTATCCTCGTCGATACGGATCGCAAAGACATCCAGACAGTTCCGCAGATAGCTGATATCGTTATGCCACTGGCTGTCACCCTTATGAACAGCCTCCAGGTCGTCGCACACCAGCTTGCCGAGCACCGGCAGGATGCACCGGATATCTGCTTGCTGGTCATAGAACGACGGCTCGTTGTTGGCTCTCACTCGGATGAAGTGGAACTTGGTTTCTTTTGGTTTATCTGACATTTATGTTCCTTTCTTGGAAGCCAGACCGCCAGCTTGCACTGCGTGATGTCCGCACTGCAGACATTGCAAGGCTGGGAACGTGTGCATTTCGCCACATCAGTCCTGGCATCCGTGAGTCTTCGGTTTGCAACCTTCTGCGGATCCGTGCATCGCCACTCCCTGATGAACAGTTCGTGACCTTCATAATACACAGTCAGCCTGGCCTGCATGCCGGAGATCTCCTCCACGTTGCAGTGGTAGCGGCCGACACCGCCCACATGGTCGAGGAAGTAACCGACCTTGTTGACCGATAAAACGGCATCATGTATTATGCCCGCACACAGACCCGTCTTTAACTTGAGCCTGACAAGCATTTTCGGCTGCGATCCTTCCGCTGTTTTCACACGTGTCACGCCTATGAACACAACGTCGGTGACGCAGGAACCCCCATCCCACATGGGGATTTCCATACCGTCCTCTATGAAGTGCCAGTTGGCGATGACACGCAGTGTGTTGCGCTTCATCAGTGCGGGTGTCATGAGCTTCCCTTTCAGGTGCTCCACGGACTCCCACAGCGCATCTGCAGATATGTTCTTGAATGGAACACCTTTCTGCGTATGACAGACGCTGCGCAACAGCAGGGAGAAGCGCCGGAGCTTGTCGTCATCCATGTAGGCGTCGGCAAACTCCGGCAGATGCTTCAGCGCAACTGCGTAATGCTTATCGACCCAGTTGAGCGAAGGCTGTTTCATTGCTCGTGCGGAAGCAGCTCAACCGCCAGGAGACTGTCGAGCTTCTGCAGAGCGAACTCCAGGTTGTCCTTGGACTTCTCGCAGAGGTCTCTGAGCTCCGTGGCCTTCTCCTTGACTTTCGCCAGCTGCTTTTCGGCATCCGGCGTATTGTCCATCATGAAGAAGTTGTCGCCATACTGCTCCAGGTCGTGCATGATTTCCGGCCGGGACAGCTTCTTCAGCATGCCCGACACGGAACCGACTGCAGCCAGGACGCCCTCGGTCTCCGGCGTAGGCACGAAGTCCTCGCTGGAAGCCAGAGCGACAATCGGATTGGCCGCGTCGATGTTCTTGGTGTTCTTGCCACTGGCATTGATTGCCGAAATGAAGGCTTTCTTCGCCAGGTCACGATCCTTCTTGTTCACGGTATCGGTGTACCGCTCCAGGAAGCTGTTGATGATGGTCTGCCGTGTGACGTCATCCTTGAAACCCGCCAGCTTGCGCAGATACAGGGTGCCGATACCACGTGTACCAAGCAGGAACACATCCACGATGTCGAGGCGCCGAGCGATGTTGATCTGCTGGTACAGGTAACTGTCGGAGATGCCCCTGTGGGCCGCGTACTGCTTGACTGCCTGGTCGCCGTACTTCTTGCCGCTGAGCGCAACGTCACTCAGGACCTTGCAGGTGCACCAGAATCTGGCCATTGCGGCGCCGTCACGGTTTCTGACAAAGCACTCGGTCTTCTCCCGTTCCTTGCAGATATCTCCGAAGGACCGGTCGGTGTAGCTGATGAGGTCGTCCAGGTTGTTGAACTTCTTGGCATAGTCCTCATTCACGTCGAACGAGAAATTGTCAAAGTTCTGTTTCAGCACCTGCATGACCTTGGCGATAGTCATGTCATCACGGGTCGGAAGCACGACATTCGGCGTGATGAGCACGTCGTTGTCACCGATTTCGGTTGCAGCTTCCTGCTGTTCATTGACAGCCACTTCGGCCTGTTCAGCCGCAGCAACTTCCGCCAGATTGATTTCTTCTTGTGTATCAGACATAATTGTCCTCTGTGTGGTTGAAAAGGTTGGGCAGACGCTCGGAAGCCTCTGCCGCCTTGAAAATGTGGATGTCCTGAACGAACTCAATGGCCGGCTTCAGATGGATCAGCATCATTCCGCCTTCCATGTTCGTCTGCATGTCCGTGATGCAGATAGAACTCTTGCCTGCAACAACAAACATGCACACGTCGGCGCCGTTTTGCGCTTCCGTGCATTTCAGGAACAGTTCCATGAGTTTGCTCTTCTTGAAGTCAAGGATCGCTGCCCCGATGTCTTTCACAGGAGACCGCTTGAAGTACACGTTGTCGGGCACTCCAAGCAGGTCGCACAGGCCGTCAACACTGTAGGGCACGCCATTGTGCCCCAGGGAATCAACGGCCTGCTTCATCTGCGTCCTGCTGCCGGTGAACAGCTTCCAGTTCGAAGCGATGAACTCGATGATGTCATCGGTCTTCTGCATGCGCTTCTGGCGCTTGTAGTCGGCCTGCATGCTCTCGCGCATCGCCATGATGGCTGCTGCGTTATTCGGCATCTGGATCTCCCATGTCTTCCATCGCATCGGCGAGGCTCACAGGCTTTGCAGTCGGCATCGGGATCGGATTCTTGACCACGGTCTTCTTTTTAGCCTTGGCGGGCTTGGAGACAGTCACTTTCGGTTCCGTCTTCTTTTCCTCCGCCTTGACCGCCGCTTTGCGCTTCTTGATGTAATCGACGTACTCGTCCATGCCTTTCAGCCGGTCGATCTTCTGATACACGTAGAGCGCATCGAGAATGGCTGCATTCGACGGATCGAAGAGCGCTTCCTCGAACTCCTGCGGCGTAACCGAGCGAAGTCCCAGTTTCTCGCTGGTGACAAGGTTCTTCTCGGAGACCTTGACATCGCAGATATCGCGGATCTCTCCAACGCCCTTTTCAGGCTCAGCCAGACACTTGGCTGATGCCAGCGCCCAGTCCCAGTAATGACCGTAATAGTCATCCTGAGATTTGCCGAACTTGTTCCAGCGGAAAGCAACCTCGATCTTACGCGGGTCGCAGAACGACGTCTTGGTCGTTCGCAGCGTGATGATTTTGCCGTCGCCGCTGGCGAGCGTCTTCTGGGACGAGCGGATCATGTGCCCGTCCTTGAACATCTGTGAAGACCCGCCTGTGATGTGCGTCTGCGGAGGTCCATACTGGTTCTGTACCAGCGAATCCTTTTCCTGGTTGACCATGAAGACCACCATCGGGATGTCACCGATATACTTGCCGAAGTTCTCGCAGAAGTTCTTCATGAAGACAGACTTCTCGCCGAAATGCTTGCCGACATACCCGTCGGTCTCCTGCTTCTTGACAAGCTCGCCAGTCGCGGCACCGCCGATTGAGTCAATACCGACAAAGATCGGCACATCGTTGTTCGGAGCGATTTCACGATACTTCTTGATGATGTCCGTGTTCAGCACCTCAAACGCTTCCTCGATGGACAGCGGCTTATCATGCTTATCCCGGATCACGAACGAAGCATCGTACGCATCTTCCCCGTATGACTTGATGACCGAACTGTACAGCGACGCCGAGATTTTGCCCTCTGTCTCCAGCAGGAACGCCATGCCACAGAGTCCGTGATTCTCTTCGCCTGCCGTGATGTGACCCATCAGGTCGAACACGAACGGGCTCTTGCATGTCGCTTCCTTGCCGGCGATGGAGTTGAAGACCTGGATGCGGAGACCGGTGGCGCCGAACAGATACTGCTGGGCGTAATGCCTCAGCGGGAAGCCGAACTGATTCTGTTTCAGTTCCTCCGCTGTCGCGACCACGCCCGTGCCGTCCGGCTTGGACAACGCGGCCCGCATGCCGCTTATCAGACTTGTGTTTCTGTTTGCCATATGTCACCTCAGAAAGACTGTTCGTCTTCGCCGTCCGAGTACTGATCATCATCGGCGACATCACTCGCCATGTTCGCCATGTCGTCCTCTTCCTGCACCGCAGGCTTGGCGACACTCTTGATCTGGCTGAGCGCCTTGTTGAAGTCATTCATCGGGACACCGGAGTTCTTCGGAATCGTCGCGCCGGCACCCACAGGCTTTCCCAGGGCCTGGGAAGGAGTCATCGGGGCTCTCGGAGCGGTCGGAGCCTTGGGTCCCGCGAAAGCGGCTGCGAGAGGCGTTTCCGGCTTGTTCTGCGCAGGGGCTGCGAAGCCGTTGGCAGGAACATTGATGGAACCGCGCTGACGCACTTCCGTAACACCATCCGTGAATCTCGCATAGCGGCCATAACCAGCCTGTGCTATCTCGTCCGGCATCTGGAATCCCTGGTAGATGGGATCTGTACCAACGAGATAATTCACAGAGTCGGCTCCGAACTCGGACGCCAGCAGCATTGCCTGCTCTTCCGCGCTCATATAGCTGATGAGGTCCTGCCAGGGAGTCCACCAGTTGTAGACGTTCTCCTTGGAAAGATTCAGCGGCTCCGGCGTCCAGCCCTTGGTGCCGGCCTGGACAGACGGGTTCAGCAGGTTGATCTTCTTTCCGCCATCCTCACGGGTAATGTGGTGCAGATACAGCAGGTTGCCCTGCAGTTCGGCCAGACCACCATACTTGTTGTTCTTGATGGCGTCGAGGGGTTCGCCGGGATCCTTGGGTTCCGTCAGCGCCCGCAGAATAGCCTGCAGCGTGGAACGTCCCTCGAAGGACACGACACCGATCTTGGGAACCATCTGGCCGTCTTCCGACGTCAGCGGATTGCCGTCCTGGTCACACATCGGCCGGCCCTGCCACTGGAACAGGAGTGCCTGGACAAGCAGAGCCTGCTTGGGCATCGGGAGGGTACCGTCACGGAGCGCAACCCAGGAGCGCATCTCGTTGGTAACGCCGAACCTGGGCTTCTTGGACTTCAGCGGATTCACGCTGCGGAACACGTTGCGGGCGAATACGGAGATCATCGTATCGCCACCGTAGGTGATGTCGTCCTGGGAACCCGGAGCATAGCTCACGACAAAGTTGCTCTTGGAAGTGCCGAACGACTGGACCGTGTCAGCAACCATGAAGGTGTCGGAGATGTACTTGATTGGGTTCTCTTCCTGGCTGTAATCCGTCACGTTGATGTTCTGACGGAAGACCTCACGGGTCTCAGGGTCATAGCCAGGGATGATCCTGATGATGTGGTTCTTGGTGTTCCAGAGCACACCGGACAGATACCCGCTGGTCTGCCAGTCAAGGCCAGGGAACATGTGGCCCTTGAGATACTCTGGTTTCACGTAAGAAAGGCGCTTGGAGCGCCCTTGACCGGAAGCACTGCGTGCTGCCATGTACGCCATGATGCGTTACTCCTTGTGTTGTAATATGTTCTGTACGTACGGCGGCTCCTCCAGAATCGGAGTGCCGTCGTCATTCCATTTAAGTTTTAAGAACTTAGCCGAATCCTTTTCCCAATGTAGCATGCAAGTAGTCTCTACACCTACTTTAACGTCAGGGATGATTTTCCTGATGCCTTTCAGCATGAGACTCTCAACGATAGGAATATGAGTTTGTAACTCATTGGGATACAAGCAATAGAGAAATTCATCGTGCACAAAATTACAGAGCCTTTCTCCATAGCCGTGAGTCAGCAGTTCCCAACCTGCCAGCTTTGCACCGATAGCCACTGTTCCTTGGAACATTACGTTACACGCTGCATTGTATGAGCAACGGTTTCTGACTTGTCCGCACGGAAGAACTGCACGATATGCAAACGCATCGTCTTTTCCAGTATCTTCCTCAATGGGGATGTCGTCCTCCAAATCATCTGGATCTTCCTCACGATACCCGAACATGTCCTCGTTCACCTTCGGGATATACGAGGCTTTTTCAGGCTTCATATGGAGCCTCATCTCCTTAAACGTATTTGTCCATGCGTCGCACATCTCTTCAGCATCCTGCATGGTGATTACGATTCCCATACTACGACAATGCCGGTAAAAGCGCTTTGGTCGCATCCCACCGGGTAGCCCGAAGTTCGCGGCCTTGGCCTTGAATCTTGCTTTGTCGTCGATAATCTCCTCAAGATGCTTGTTAAGCTGGTTGACCCATTCAGGGTCGTCTTTGTTCTTCAGATCTGTCGTGATCTTCTTTTCCATCACTGCAGCGAACCATCTATGCGGGTCAATGCCTGCATTGATAATATCGCGCATGACAGAGAAACCGAACCGGCTGTAACACGCCTGTGCAAAACCGCAAAGCTCTACGAACGAGAAATCTGTTGCACACAGTATCATCCCATCGTATGGCTTGAACATGTTCTTGAGGTGCCACACCTTGTCTCGGCTCGGATAGTTTTGAACGTTCGGCGAACTTGCTGCAGTTCTGCCTGTTCTGACCAGATTCTTCAGATACGGATGTACCCTGCCGTCCTTCTTGACATACTCACGGTTCACATACGTGCTCCGCAGCTTTCGCAAGTGGTTGTAATCGGCATAGGCCACAAGGAAGTCATCCTTGATATGCAAGTCATCCAGTCGCCACATATCATCCTTTGCCAGCTTGATCTGACCGGACTTTGTCGTATCCAGTTCCAGCGCCGGATACTTGTCCAGGATCTTCTGAACATGGTCCTGGAAGAACTTCTTCGGGCCCACACGGCCTTTCTTGTCCTCCAGCAGCCACGGATGATCGTCCATGTAATCCACGGCGTGGCTCATCGCTGCCGTGTAGTTGAACCCTTTGCTGTTCCACTCTTCCGTATCCTGCAGCTGTCTGACCATGTCTTCCAGGAATGCTCCAAGGAACGCTACCGGAACGATCTTGCTCTTGTTCGAGTCGAACGCATACAGATCATACGGCTCCAGCACTTCGTTCAGCCACGCATCCTTCACAGGCTTTGACAACTTGATTGCCTTATCCGGCAGCCCACCATCCAGCGCAAAGTGAACTGTTTCAACAAGTGTGCTTAAACTGTCATCTACCACGGAATATGCGTAGTTGAGGCTGTAAGTCAGCATGAACCGCATGCGGTCCTTCGTCACAGCAGGGTTATCCGATATGTCGGACTGTCTGGTCAGCTCGCAGAACTTCTTCAAACTGGACAGGAACAGCTGTTTCTGCGGTGTTGTGTCGTCGTTACGCTTCTCTGGATCAGGGTAGCCGAACGACATAAGCCGCTCACGCGACACTTCCATGCCATCCAGCAGTTGCTTCTCCAGCGCGTCGAATATAACCGGGTCCACCTGGAAGCCATTTCGGCTGATATGCGCAAGAACGCACATACCTTTGGTGTGTTGCACCTCTGTTGGCTGCTCAGGTATCACTTGGGACAACGCCCAGGTCGAGATACAGTCCCATGCCAGGTATACGGCCTGCTTGTCCGTCATCCTGTACTTGGAACCGTCATCATTGAACCTGCGGAATGTAAGCCGGTGCGAGTTCGGATCATCCTTCTCGCCTTTGTCCAGCTCAATCTTCAGCTTGCGCTTTGCGATGTCCGCCAGTTTGCTGAACCCGTGTTCAGGAATATCGCCTCTGGTTGCCAGCAGATAGAGATGGTACCGGATCTGCATATCCCGTACACGTCCCTCCTCAACGGCATCCATCAGCGTAGCGTTTTCATCTTCGTTGTCAATTACCAGCTCGTCAAAGCCGACGTTGAAGTAGATCTGACGTGTCTCGGATCTGCTCACATACTGGGCAAGCTCAAGAAACTCGTCCCAGTAAGCAATCCAGCACGTGGCACTGTCGGGGTCGAACAGACCATACACGACAATGGGCGGGTCCTTCACCTCATCCGTAATGAGCTCAGTCTCAGTGTCAATACCTACAGACTTGCCCAGTGTCGGAAAAGGATCACCTTTCTCCCAAAGCCGTACCGACACTTCCCCGTTGTAGCAGGGAAGTTTTACAGTCGTCTTTCCGAGTAATTGCATAATCACTCACAGTTGCGGTATCACAGACGTGACAATATATTCTGCCATCGCCTGCGGCACCTGGTTAAGAATGCATTTCCAGACATCGGCACGCGGCATCTCGCCAGCGTCCTTAGCCGGAAGAGTTACAACGTGCGCTCCAAGAGGAAGCGCACCGGACAAGTTCAGCCGGTCAGCGTAGACCTTCGCTTCCTTGACACAATCGAGATCGTTGTCCGGAAGCCACACCACGCCCTGCCTGAACGTTGACAGCATCGTCATCTGCACTTTGGACGGTGTATGCCCGAACAGACACACGCCTGGCTTACCAACTGATGCGACGTCGAATACTCCTTCACAGACAACCGCAAGTCCCGTATCCCTGGCTGCATCCAGGTTGTAGAGCACTGTGCGTTTCCTGCATGCCGGATGAGTCCAGTACTTGATGCCGCGCTCGTCGAGATACTGCGGGAGACACCTTGCTTGCACGCCGACCAGCACCCCGTTATTGATGACGGGGAACAGAATCCACGGTGTTCCGTTGTTCAGATATCTCTTCTTGATTGGCGACAGCACCGGACCATATCCTATGTGGAGCCACTCCACGTCGTCCAGTGTGATTCTTCTGCTGTCAAGATACTGCAGGACATCAACGTCCTGACAGTCCTCCGTGACCGGCTGGTAGTCCGGAACCCAGGAGCGCACGCCTTCCAGTGTCACATTTCTGGACACCTGCAGCTGCTCTTCGGGTTCCTTGTGTACCGTCGGGTCGATGTCCGCCCATGCGTTTCCGTCTGGCGTCATGAGCGACATCGTGAGACCTATCTTGCGGCTCAGCGTATTGCGATTGTCCAGGTCTTTGAGGCAACCGTTTCTGAAACACTGAGCCCGCAGTTTGCCTATTTGTAGGCGCACCCCATCCACGACCGGAGTTGCGAAGGACAGGTAGCTGATGTACAGGTGATGGTTCGTGTCCTGCGGATTCCTGCAGAACGGACAGTTGACCGCGTATTGCTCACCATGATCGGAGTGCTGTTCAATATCCCAGCGTCCGATATGGTTACGGTCTATGCGCAGTTCCGCCTGCTGGCCCTCGTTCACGACAACGATGTCGTCGTTGAACAGCTTGGCCAGGGCATCATACAGCACTTGGTTAAGCATACATGTTCCTCGAAGGAGGAACTTCTGCAAACCATTAAGCTATGGCCACTGCCAGACCTTGACTGACTTCGAGACGCGCTGCTTTGCGCAGCATGCACTGCCTTGTGCAGCCTTCAGCTGTCTTCAGGCACTTGTACACGCCATGGCGGTTGTGCTCCATGAGACGGGCATTGGTTATTTCGACGAAGCAGATGTTGCTCTTTGTCAGCAGATGCTGGAGCTTGTCGCTCATGATTTCGCCGTCATACACTTTGTCGTCTCCGTCCCAGACCACGCAGTACCTGGCACAGATGGCCGGGTTCCTGTGGCCGCCGACGCACAAAAGCAGTTCCTTCTCGTGCTCAGACCCTCGAAGGAGCCGTAGTATTACGCCATCCTTCGGAGTCCACGCCTGTCTGATGCAGACGCATAACTCTTTGAAAACTGATCGTTGCATTTGCCTTCTCCGGTTGGGCTTTTGAGTTCACGACGAGCATACTATGCTCGTCTACTACACAATGTAGCACACATCTGATGAAAGTCAAATGCTTTTTCAAGAAATTTCAAAGAAAATTTAGTCTATCTCCCTGCTGTACGCCATATTTACGTCAGATCTGGCGTCATCGGGATCGTCTGGCATATAGTCTTCACTTGGTTTGTAGAAGTTTCCATCACGGTCCGGAATCCAGCCGTTGGCTGTAATGAACCGAGCCTTCTCTCCTATCAGTTGAATGGTTCTTGTGATTGCTGCACCTTTACGGGATTTGGCCGCACTGATGTAGCAGATGTTGTTCTTGTCCCTGCGCCCGATTGTGATGACGATATCCATGTAGTTGGACATGTCATGCATATCCTTGGCACAGGTCATACCGGGACAGAACGTGGGTTTCGCCGCCGCAGTCTTGGAATCGACCTGGTGGAAGAAGATAATCTGCACGTTCTCACGCTTGACCATCTCCTTGGCGATCATGAACTCATGTTCTGTGTTGAATCGGAAGTTCGTCGCGATGTCCTTGTGGCCGTTTGCCGAGATGCGCTGCATCATGGCGCCCACCCAGTCAACCAGTATGGTGCGTACCTGCTTGCCTTCCGCTTTCAGCTTCTTGACCTGCTTCCAGATACTCCAGATTCCGCCGTAATCCTGCGGATCCTCTTCCTGAACACCTTTCAGCCTTGTCATGTCGAGAACGACCAACTTATCATCAGCACCCGCGACAGATGCCCAGAACTTGCGCTGGATGTCCTCCGGCAGATTGTTGAAGCCTACGTCACGGATCTTGTCCAGGCTCTCGTCTGTGACATACGAAATGATGCGTTCTGCGATGTCGCCTTCCAGCGACTGCTCGTAGGTTGCCCACACCGTCGTATATCCCATAAGAGCTTGGGCACAAGCGTACTGCACACTGATAGCAGTCTTGCCACCTGACGGCGCACCGAGTACGAGCCACATTTCGCCGCCGCGTCCGCCACCGCTGGTGATCTCGTCCATCCAGTTGATCCCTGTCGGGAGCCGGACTGTGTGAGTCGCCAGTTTGTCCATCTCCTTGAACGGATTGAACACATAGCGGTTGTCCTCGGTGTTCTCATTGTCCAATTCAGAAATGGCGCCGGAGGCACTGCTGACGGCTTTGCTCATCTCGGAGATGGCTGCATCGTCGCTGATGAGTCTCGACATCTTGCGGTTCAGGTCGCCCCGAACCATAGTCTGCAACAGATCGGTACTGTCTTCGACTGTCGGAATGTCCTCGCCCTTGCCGAACTTGTCCAGAATGTAATCACACCGCTCGATCAGCTCAGGCGGCATGTCCTGGTCAGCCTGGATGCACTCTGACAACTCCGTCTTCAGGACAGCTTTGCTCAGCTTCTTGCCCTTGTTCTTCTGGCGCAGCTGCAGATAACTCTTCCACATCATGTGGACATGCGGGGACTGTATCTTGGAGAACAGGTTGATGTGGTCAACCGTCATCTTCAAGGCATTCCTCGCGATCTGCGGATGCGACAGGATTGCGAGCAGAGTAAGCTCCTGTTTATTCAGCACTTTCATGCGTCAGAAACTCCTCTGCTACATTTTTGAACTTATCGGGCAGCTGTGATGCCGTTGCCGGATACCGCCGGAAGTGCTCCTCTGCAGCCAGCTTGTAAGGTTCTGCCTGCACTGTCTGCCCAAGGCCACAGAACAGCACATACAGGACATACGGATAGGACATCTCCTCCAGTCGCTTCATACAGAGGTCCGGGTCGGTGACGTTCGAGAACACGCTCTTGGCGTAGTTGCTGGCGTTCACGATGAGACCCATCATGGAACTGCGGAAGTTGTTCGCCTCGTTCACATAGCTGTCAATGGACTCCTTGGTGCCCAGCATCCCGCGATATACGCCCTGCATGCCGTATTTCTCAACGACGTGCATGATGTAACCATAGGACGACAGCTCTATGCCGTGGCTTTCCGCAGCGTCATTCAGTCTCTGCGCCAGCGCCGCTACATCCAGTTTCCCCGGCTTCGACGAGCCCAGCAGCGTTGTCAGGTTCGTCGCCAGGCTTTGTTCTGAGATCATCTAACAGCTCCTCTCGTGTGATCTTGGTCCAACCTTGCTCCTGATATAATTTATCACGAGAGTCAGACCGGCGCTTTGCCCAGGGTGTGAAACTGTCGTCGAAATCGACCAGATACGCATATTCCTTGCCCTCGTCAAGACGTGAGAGACGACCTGGGATCTGGATGCTCGCGATCTTAGATGTTGCACCATCAGCTCGTATAAGTAACTGCAAATGAACAACATTCACACCTTGCTTGAACACGTAGGTCGAGATGACACCGCGCAGCGTCCCTTTGCCGAACGCCATGCGGATTCGCTCCAAGTCCTTGGTGTTCATCTTATACTTGCTGAAGTCCAGATTCGGGAACTTGTCCGGTTTAAGATGTCTGCGCAAGGTCTCTTCATCCACGTTGCCGTAATGCGCGACCACCATCCAGGGCATCAGCTGGCTCAGCTGAATCGCATGCTCCAGTGTAGCGCACATAACAAGTACCTGGGCATCTGTGGTGTTCCACACTTCGCTGACCAGTCTTGCGATGGCTTTGTTCCTGGCGACATTTGCCCAGTAGGAATAACGCTTCACAACGATCTCCGGTAGGTCCTGGCCGCGCTTCAAAAAGTCCGAGCACCATGTGCATGGCAGCATCGTATACTTCATCGGCGTGACCATTCCTGCCTGGACGGATGCTTCGTACGACATCTGCAGGATCGTGGGACCGAATATGGCTTCCATAGCCAGACCGGTTCCATCATTCCTGACAGGCGTCGCGGAGAATCCGAACTTCCTGGCGAAATAGAACTGCATGATCGTGTGGCCGGCGTCATTGTCCCCGACGTCGTGGCACTCATCACAGCAGATGAGATCCGGCTCATCCTTCGGAATCTTGCTCAGGCTCTTCAACGTGCTGATGATGACGCGCTTACCCTTCGCCGTGTCCTTTCCACCGCCAATGATGCCGACTTCCCTGGGTATCTGTTTCATCAGGTACTCATACAGGGTGTTGACAACTGACAACGAACTGGTGCAGACAACAATGCGCAGTGTCGGAAACGCTTTGCATAACACACTGATCAAGAACGATTTACCCCAGCCCACGGTCGTCTCGATAATACCGCAGTCAGCTGTAGCAATGAGCGCGAGTGCTTTGTCCTGACCCTCACGGAACTCGATGCCTTTGATGGCCTCAAAGTCTATGGGCGGTTTCTTGTCAGGATCCCGGTTGTCAACAACCGTGTAGACTTCACCGTGTTCCTCCAGCTTCTTCTGAACACGAGGCCACAGACCTGGAAGGAAGTACAGTCTTCCGTGCTCGTCACGTTCCATCACAGAGCGTTCCTCAGTCTTATACGGAATGACCTTCGTGCTCTTTCCAAGCTGTTTGCGCAGAGCCTTCTCGTTGCGCATCTCTTCAGGTGTCTTCCTGGACTTGTACTTGTACTTTCCGACCGCATCGAGCCATGCCGGAGCATCCTCGATTTCGATCATGGAGTACGCCAATGTTACTTTCATTGGGCACCTACGGTTATGATTGTTTCACAGCTCTCCACCATCTTCTCGTCACGGCTGACGATCAGCATCGTTCCGTGCATGGCGTTGAGCATATTGTTCATACGGCGGAACATCTCCGCCATAACGACTTTGTTCCCGTCGTCCAGCGCCTCGGAAGGCTCGTCGATCAGGAACAGATTGATCTGCGGATTGATGACATTGAACAGCGCCATCTGAAGGGCAACCGCAGACATATTCTTTTGGGCACCGGACAGGTGCATCGTAGGATGCTCGAATCCGTCCGGCGTGCTGAAAGCGAATGTGTGAGTGTCTTCGCGCAGATAAAGCGAGAACGGCATTCCTGTGAACTGCATGAAGTGCTCCAGACCACGATTGATCTCCGCGATCTTCGACGCGAGATACCTGGCCTGCACACGATTTGCAGACAGACCGTCACGCAGCTCTTTCAGCACTCTGCGAGCCTCTTTGTTTACCTGCTCCTGGTCCAGGCGCTTACGTGCCTTCTCAAGGTCCTCTGTGAGGATTCTGCGACGCTCTCTGATTCTGGCTGCCTCTGCTTTGACTTTGTCAGCCGTCTCCCGTAGCTGAGCAGATGCCTCGTCGAGGTTACGCTTCGCCTCACGGATCTCGTCAGACTTGTCAAGCAGGTGTTCCAGCTTGTTCAGCTCAGGATTGATCTTGGCAAGCATTTCTTCGCAAGTAGCCTTTATGGTGAGCTTCTCACGATAGAGCTTGTAGTCATCCAAGCGTTTCACTTCAGTCTGAAGCAGGTGCATGGAGTTCTCCAGCAGCTTCGTGTTCTCATGAGACTCCACGAGTGCATTGTGGTCGCGCTCGATTTCCTTTTCGAGATATGTGATCTCTGCATCCGCCTTCTCATCAAAGAGCGCCAGAGACTCACAGCCGGTCAACATCATACACTGATGTGACACATAAGCATCCTGGTCTTGGATCTCGCCTCCGCAGAGTTCGCACTTGTCCGGACACTGCACTTTCTGATGTACATCTTCAATGCGTGCCTTCCAATTCTTCATGGAATTTTCGGACGTCTTGAGTGCAGCTTCCAACGTATACTGGTTCTGGTGCTCCCTGCGGATCTTTTCCTCCGCGTGGGCGATACCATCCAGCATCTCCTGCCTGGTGGATGTTGTTTCCGGCGCCGGCGGAGGCTCACCGAAGGATTCCAGCACATGCTTCGCATCCTGCAGCATCTTGCTGTACTTGAAGCAGTCCGTACGAAGAACAACGCAGCGCTTCTCGACTTTGTCAAGATCCGACAGGTCGCCGTACTTCTTGATGAAGTCCTCGCGCTCCTGGTTACTGGCCGCGAGCTGTTCCTCGACATACTTCAGACCGTTGTCGATGTACTCATCATCGGCCAGTTCCGACAACTCCTGCTCCATCGACTTGATTTCGTCCTCCGTACCCTGCAGTCCTGTGGCAATTGTGTCAATGGCTCCCTTGAGCTTGTCACGCACCGTCTCCAGGTTACGCATGTCGAATACGTCCTGCAAAAATGCGTTCACGATGGCGGCCGGCGCAGTCAGCAGCATGTCGATCTGCGACTGCCTGAGCCAGAATACCTGGAACAGCAGACGGCACGGTATCCCGTACATGGCTGACAGACAGCTGTCCACGGAACTCCTGCGCAGGACTTCCTCCGTGGTACCGTCTTCCTTCGTGATGATCAGCTTGTCCGGCATGCTCTTGCTGGTTGTGGACGCCGCATACCTGCGCACCGTGACGGTGGTACCGCCTGTACCGATCAGCGTGACTTCCACATAGCCAGGTGTAGTCGCGCCGTCCTTCTGGAGATCCTTCTGGGTTCCCCAGATGCCGTCCACCATGCCGGTCAGACCGTATGCGAGTGCTCTGAGCAGTGTGCTCTTCCCCGAACCGTTCCGGCCGCAGACAGCGGACAGACCCGTGTCGAACTCGATGTCCTGGCTGGAGAACTGACATATGTTCTCCATATGTATCTTTTTCAGTATCAGCATGTTACCATGCACTCCTTTCCACTTTCCAAAAGTCCATGCACTCCCGTAGTTCTTCCGCAGGATCCGGCGAGGACACCAGTTTGTTGGCAATCTCGGCGACGTCCGGATCCTCGAACTCGTCGGCAATCGCCTGCTCCAGTGTGTAGCCTTCCAGAGCAGTACGTGCTGCCGTCTCCTCCAGTGCCGTTGTTTCCAGCTGCACCTGGATCACGAAGTCCGGCCAGTCCGTCGTCGAGATATGCGGCATCTCCTTGTCGGCAGGCACCAGTACCCTGACGTAAGTCGGCAACGTCTGCGTCGGCTCCCTCGGCGTCACCTCCAGGTCCTTCAGGAAGTCCTCAAGGTCCGCCTGGCTTGTGTACCTGTGGCTGACGTACTGCCGGACGCTGACAGGCAGCGGCTGGAACTGCTCCTTGCCCTGCTGCCCCATGTCGATCACGGTACAACCGTGGAACTGGTCGGAATCGTTGAACTGCAACGGATAGACCGAGCCTGGACTGTGGAAAGTCAGCAGACCGACGGACTGTGTCTCTTTCATGAACAGCGTCTGCGCCAGTTCACGCACATGAACGTCTCCGACAAGCAGATGGATGTTGTGATTCGGACACAGTTCACTGAAGTCACGGCGCTCGAACGTGTAGGCGCCGTCGAAGGACAGCAGTTCCTTGAAGCTGGTGTGCAGCATCAGGTACAGCCGGTGTTTCTTGTCGTAGTTCTCGTTGAAGTACCGGATGGTGTCGAACACGGCTTTCCTGTACTCCTCCTTGTTGGGCATCCATGGGATCCCGGTCAGACACACGCCTTTTCCTGCATGAACACCCGGCAGATGTATGATGTGCCCCATCAGCTGGGTCACAAACTGGTCTTTCCCAAGTATCCTGGATACTGCTTCCAGATAGGACGGATCACAGCTGTCGTGGTTCCCTCTGATGTAGTAGACTTGTTTGAACCTGGTCAGGAAATCCACAGTCTGGACAAGATCATCCGGAGTCGGCCTGTTAGAATCGAAGAAGTCACCCCCGATCAGGAGTGTGCTGATTCCATTGGTCTCTGCATAGTCTCCAATGACCTGCATAGCCTGGTAGGCATCACCCCTTACCTGGGTGTTGTTGGTCCACGTCCTTGCCTTCACATGGAAATCTGCAAGGAACAATAATTTGTTTTCTGGATACGAATGGTTCATCTGTGAGTCGCTTTCGCTCCTTTCTTCTGGGTTGAATTTTGAACTTCAAGTTGATTTTCTGAATGACCGGATTTCGCCTTGAGAAATCTTTGATTTCGAAAAGGCGTGAGTTACGGAATAATAACATCATACAACCGGCCCAGAGGGCCACAGGGTTCCCACAATAGCATGCGGGAGTACCACAGGTGGTATATAAGGAACTATTTATAGTTACTTATATATCACATGCGCGTACACACGTATACTATGGTGGGCGAACGCAGTGAGCCCAGTGGGAGGTTGCATGATAATGTTATTTACGTAACTCGACATGAACTGAGCAGGCGCACGCGGGTGCATACGCGCGGGCACGTCTATAATATTAAAGCGAGTTCGTCAAATCTGTTTCCAGACGATTTGAGACCAGGATAACGTGCTACCCAGTACGACGGACGTCTTTGGTGCTGACGCGGCTCAGAATGACCCTCCAAGGCATCCTGCGGCTTTTACAGCGTTTGCGTTACGGTCTCTTGCCTGGTAGATAGCCAGCTGCTTCCTCAGTGTCTCATGTGCCACCTCGTTGGCTTCAGCTATAGCTTCCTCCGGGGTATGGTGACAGGATTCAATGGTGCCTTCGACCTCATCCAGTTCTTCGGGGTGCTCCCTATGCCACTGGATGTCGTCCTTGGAAGGCATGGCGTGCAGTTCTGTAGATGTCGTCACCATCCCATCCTTGATTTCCAGGACAGTACCACGGTAGAGGACATAGTCAGCGGTCATTGATCCGCCCTTGCCGTTATCCACATCCCCATCGCACACCCACCAGACAATATCGCCAATATTCATGGCCTTCTTCTCAGTGTCTGTGTTTTTGAACCACGCAAGCTGTCTCATGAGATCGCCTTCAGTCTTGCTGGTGAAGGCGGCGATTGCAGATTCAGGCGTGCAGAACACATCGCTCTGCTTGCAGTAGATACGCTTCACACCACAGCCTCTCTGGCGGGACTCCTTGCGACCGACAGGTTCGTTCATGTAGGTTTCCAGCGTGACCACGACGTCGTCGTTCTCCATGCGCTCGACATGACCACGATGCAGCACATTGGGGCTGCTGTGGTCAAAGCGTGGCGCGTCACCGTCAGTGGTACGCAGGATCTCCATGTCGTCTTTGCAGATGAACCAGACTTCCTGTCCGATGTCGAATGTGTTGTTTTTGTTGTCTGCCATTTTATGGCTCCTTTCATTTGGTTAGAAGAAAACGGAGACCGCGTTTGCAGCTGCATTCACGCCGCTTCTACGATCTCCAGGTGTAGCGGCCAGTGCCGCAAAATAGTTTGATTCCGGGATCCGGATCTTCCAGTGGGTCTTTCCCTTGGTCATCCGGAACCCAAGACGTTCGAGTCCGTCTACCTGGTCCTGTCGCTGCTTCCACTGCAGCAGGATGCTCTTCATGCCTTCTTTCATGCGGATCCTGTTACCAGTCTCCTGGTTGCATGTCAGAAAAGCCTCGCATAGCTCCCTGCGTCTGCAGTGGAAATCCGGAGGGATATTACGCAGTTCCTTCCGTACCAGCTCAACCAGGAAGTCGTTCAGTTCACCGGGACAAAGTTCCCTGATTCTTGGCATAGTCATTTTGTTCGTTTCTTTTTGTTGCGTGCTGACAAATCGAAGCCGCCTGTTGCAGAGACCTTCAACCTCGGCTTGACCCGCACATGGTTCTCTTTTCTTTCTCTGTTGAGATATTCTATCTCCATCTTGCCCTCGTTCACACCTGCCATTTGTCCACTGATGCGATCTTTGCTAAGCATTCTGTATACGTCGTAACGACGATTATGACGCTCTTCTGCTCCCATGATCAGTCCTCCTCAGTGTGCTTTGCTGGTCAGCTGCACTCTGCCTCTGACCGGCGCCTGGATAGTCATGTCCAGCATAACGCCTGACAGGGCGTCTGCTGCGTTCTGCGCGTCGTTGTAGTCCGTGTAGCCGTTCTTCACGTACTCGAACACGCTGTAGTTCAGTTTGTTGACAGACAGGATGATCCGGTTCTCCAGAATCTCGTCCGTGCTGATGTCCAGCATCTTCATCTGGACAGGCTCGCGGTCGTTGTCCGGAATGACGTCCGGGTCATCGTCGTCGTAGTACTCCGGCCAGAAGCACATGTAACCTGCGCCGTTGATGTCGTGGATCTTGTAGTTGGACGTGAAGTCGTTCAGCAAGTTCCTGACACTGCCATAGTACATGTTCCCGTAGATCCACATGTGGACCGTCGTATACGAGGCGCCGACTTCATTGGCTGCATTGTCGTTGAGGCTGTAGAGCCATGATGCGTCGTTGAACGCCTTCTTTACACGGTCTTTGACACTGGCTTCGAAGTCCGAAACGTATGACTTGGCCACGCGAATCCACAAGTCCAGCCTGTTGATGACCTGGCTGTTGTTCATGAACTCGGTGCGGCCGGTTTCCTGTTCCTTGTCCATCTCCGTGCCGTCCGGCCACAGACCGAACTCCTCGGCGTTCTCCAGTTCCATGTTCGCGCACTCGGTTTCATGACCGAAGACCGGGCACACGAAGTCTCTGATGAACTCCGCCGGTCTCCTGCTCTCCAGCGGAATCGTGACGGTACAGGCCCCGATCTCACAGCCTGTGCATTTATAGGTAGGCATTATGTCTCCTTGCTTTGTGTTTGTTGCCAGTCTTTGTACTCCTGTATGAGATTGACCAGGTAGCACCCGACTGCCTTGCCCATTCCTTTATCCTCGGCTTTGAACAGCCACTTCTCATCGACGACGACCTCCATATCCGCTGGTTCGCCATCTTCGTAGGTGTCTTTCCAGCGCACACGCCAAGCCCCTGGGGCCCATTCCTCACCCAGCGTGACTTCACGCAGAATATGCTTGGTGACTCTGTCAGGCTTGGGTATGACGATGAAGGCTTTGTCGCCCTTGTGCCATGCGGGGTTGCTCATTTGTCCTCCTGTCAGCAGTACCACACGAAGGTCTTGCCTTCTTCGAAGTTGTCGATGATGTTCTCTTTGAAGTGACTCTCGGCATCCTTGCCGTAATATGAGTCATCCGGATCAGAGAAATATTTCTTCCAGTCCTCCAACAGCATTTCCTTCGTGGAGACAATCGTGTTGTCGTCCCACTTGCCGTCGTTGTAGAACTGCGCATTGGCTCCCTTGCGCTGGTATCCGACTTCTCTCCCATATGCCCAGACCTCGACGTCCTCGATCTTACCGACGAGCTCGTCGTTGTTGAGTCTGACACGGGTCGTGTCATTCGGATCAGGACCTTTATCCTCGTCAAGGATCTGGGAAAGGCTGATTGTCGCGTCCTCTTCCTCAGAGCGCTCCGGTGCTTTCTTCCGGAACTCATACCAGCGGCCAATGGCGGAGTAGGATTCCTCGTAGTCTTCGAAATTCAGACCGCGTTTCTTGAACGAGGCATCCCAGTCGATCAGTTCGATTGGGATCTTCCTGACGTACTTCTTAGGAAAGTTCTTGTGATTCTCACTGTAGAAACACCAACCCCCGCCGTGCTCATCACAGAACTTATCCAGTTTATCTTGTGTTTTGATTTCATCCGGAATTTCCAGATATTCATGGACGTATACATCAAGTCCCATGTTTGTTCTCCTTTGTGTGTCCGTAGACCTCGCTTCTCAGGTAGGTCGTTTTGTAGACCTCCTTCACTTCAGCTCCACAATCCTGGCATGTGAAGAGCATGCAGCATCCTTCATCATGATCGTAGATTGCGGAGTCGTAATCGACGTTCGTGCTCCCGCATTCGGGGCATCTGCAGTGATTCGTGCGCACTGTGCTTTCCACTTGTTCTCTGCTGGCTTTATAGATCGCCTCCAGAAGAAGCTGGTCGGACTCTTTGGCGAATGCGTCGGAGCACTTTCCAAGAAGAGACTCGACACCGCTTGCCATAGCGAGCAGCAATTCGTCTCGCATTTTATCAGTCATGTTTGTTCTCCTTTCAGTCTTCGCATTTCCAATCCCAGGAACCGATTACTTCCCCAGGATTCTCAGCGAACCAGTCGAGTACCGTTCTGCTGACGTAGCCGGAACACATACCGCCACGGCGCACGATGCGTGTCTGCAGCTCCACCGGCAGTGTCATGAGATGACCGCCTTCCATGTCATCCCACTGGTAGTACCACAGGCAGCAGGAGCCACTTACAGAAGGTTCCGCGCTATAGCCCCAGATCTCGACTTCCATGATGTTTCCATACGCTTCGAGCAGCATCTTCGACATCAGATCCATGCAGGAATCAGCACGCTTGTGTCCGCCATAGTCTGGATCTTCCGGCTTCACGGCGAACAGCATTTGCATACCCTGCTGACTTGATGTGACTGCCACTGGTGTGTGGTCTCCGAGCAGCTGCTCACGTATGATTCGGCTGTACTGCGCATGTCCGCGCTTACGGATGTCCTGGTACTTATCGTGACCGTGTGGGTAGTGCGTCACGATTACGAGCCAGTATTTCGCTTTCATTCAGGTTTCCTTTCTGTTAAGAGACCGTCCAGACCAAGCTGTCTGGCGATCTTCATGGCCTCGGCGGCAACCATATCATCAGGCTTCAACCACTGGTCATACTCCGGGATCATTTCCTTGATCATCCGTTGTATTTCCAGCTGATCCTTGCCGAGTTGCTTGCATGCCTGTGTAAGGTCTTCAATGTAGCTGCGGAGGCGATTCATGTTCTCCTGCTGCATCGCTGGACGACCGAACGGGTCATAGCATTCGTTGACTTTTATGCGAAGCCTCTCTTCCAGGATGTTGTCCTGCGCACGTGCCATCTTGAAAATGGCATGGCCCGCTGCCGTCACCGCTTTCAGGAGATCCGGTTTCTCCGAATCTGTTTGTGGAGTATTCATCGACTTGTGCCACGCATAGAGCAGTTTGTTGAACGTAAGGTTCGGTTTTCCGAATTTGCGGATATTCCTGGCGTAGTCCTCAGCTGCCGTCAGCATCTCGTCCATCGCAGGATCCTTCCTGTGCATGCTCATGTTTCCGGTCTTCCATGTACTTGATCTTCCGCAGAATACCTTCTGTAGGCGACATTATACCGTCGTCTACGAAGGAATCTATCAGATCATTGAACAGCATTGGTTCCAAGATGTCTAGCAAGATTTTCTTCTTCTGATCCATCACAGGATCCTTTCTGTTCTCCAGAAACGGCCTTCTCGTCGCAGGTAGAGCCGACAACGGCTACATTTATGGGTTCTATGCCAACCTTCGTCTTATGGCCGTTAATGCGCAGTGTGAGGGTTCTCTGTTTTTCAGGCATTGTTGTCTCCGTCCGTAGATTCCGGTTTCTTGCGTCTACCCCAAGGAAAAGCATACTGGTAATCGCTTCCTTCAGACTTGGATTCCTGATTATCAGTAGCTATTCCTCCGGCTGTCTGTGTACCTTCGTTGAACATCTTGGTGAACAGGTTCTCGCCTTTCGGTGTACCTACAAACATGGTTTTCTCACTATCAGTCAGCTTGATTCCATGCTTCTCGCAGAAGGTCTCAATAACCGACTTCTCAGGATTTGCAGGATCCGGTTTATAGAGATCCTCTGTCTCATCATGCGGATATACCGTAGGTGACTGCCCCGGACGTTCGATTCCGTGGTCCACTTCGATCTGCGAGGCGAGCTGCAGAAGCACAACCTCCTGCTGATGCAGGTACTTGATCGTGTTCCTGATCAGCTCCGAAACGTATTCAGCTGTCTCTTTGTTCATTTTGCACCGTCATTTTCAGATTCTGACTGCAAGAGATATGCAAGATGGTCGCAACTGTTGCAGTTGTTCATCTCACATGTTTGGCGTCCTGCAGGACACTGCCACACTCCGCTACTGTTACCGAGTGATTGTTTGCGGATTTCGGCCATGTGCTCGCAATCTTCGCACACGATGGTTTTCGTCTGAGCGCAGTCGTCACGCCCGGCCGGACAAGACCAGCATTCCTTGCCGTAATGTTTTTCGGCATAGGCACGCATGGACTCCATCATGCCTTCCAGTTCCGTTTGCGTCATGTCACAATCATCGCAGTTGTTCTTGCGGATTCTGTTCACAATGTCCTGCATCATGTCGATGGAACCCAGGATCTGCTGCTTGTCCTTGTTCACAAGGTAGTCGGCGATTTTCTCCACGGCGACAGCGATGCGCTCCAGGTAGATAGCTGTCAGCGGTGTCACTTCAGGCATACTCAATCTCCCAAGTAACAAGGATTTGCAGGATAAGACACAGTATCGAACGTATACTTATACTGTGACCATCCGTCCTTAACACGCTGGAGAATGCTCTCTGTTACAAGCGGTTGTGCGACAGTTGGTATGTGACACAAAATATCCAGTGTCTCTTCAGTAAGAGCCCATTCATGTATGTAGCCATTACCGCTTTGCCACAAAGCGACGCAGCAACCATATTCGTCAAACGCGTATTCTTTTGCAATCATTTTTGCATTGAGAAGCATACCGTTACACTGTTTTGACAAACAATCGAACACTTTCCGCATACGATCATTGTCCGGTACAGAATCAAGCGTGACATGCATTTTAACACTGCGGCGTTCTTCCGGTGCGATAACAATAAGAACGTCGCTGTCGTCCACCTCGAAAATATCTGTTAGATTTTCCGTAATAAGTTTTTCCTGCTCCTCACTAATGTCAGAATCATAGAATATCTCACAATGAAACTGAGTAGTTCCGAGTACACGATTGATATTAGGCATTTGTAATCTCCTTATCGCTTATTAGCGTGTAGAAAGTTTCGTTCACGGTGACACCAGGCTGGTTCATGTGGTCCCGGTACAGACCCAGTATAGCCTCGGACACCTGCGGACGGCTCACATCCGGAACCATGTTCTGCAGATGCTTGATAGCGTCCTCGTTGAAAGCCCATTCGTGGATTGCGTCCGGTCTGTCCTTGACAAACATGGCCGCGCAGGTTCCGTACTCGTCTGTGATGGGATCCATGAAGATAATCTTGCCGTTCAGGTCCTGAATCGGTGCGATGTTCACGATTTCGTGGAACAGCCGGAACAGATTCTCTTCCTTCGGACAGGTCTTGCTCTTGGACCGCAAATACAATCCGTTGACTTCGCCGGAATCATAGTCCATAAGGTAGCCGACTTCCACAACGTCGATCTGGAATGCGTCCGACAGTTGCGCGGTGAGCGCGATGTCATCAACATCCTTGATGACTTCTTCGAAGTGCACTGTGATAATGGTGTCCCAGTCACAGTCATGCATATTGATGTCAGGCATATTGCCTCCTTTCAGTCTACGTAGGTTTGTGTTACACGGCCGGAGAAAGACAGCACATCTGTGCGTGTGTCGAGCAAGTGATTCTTCTTGCACTCAAGCACAGCAGCACCGGCCGCCCACCAGCCTCCTTCAGCAATGTTCATCGTAAGCCATTTCAGCTCGTCCGATGTCAGGAAAGCACGATCAACATATTCGCAGTCTCCCGTGTAGCTGGAATAGATGGCGTAAGGCATGACCCATGTCTTCTCGTCCTGATGCTCTGCAGACAGTTTTGCCTCCCATTTCTTTGGAAGGTACCTGCCGGCACACAGGGCGAACAGATTGAACAGACGACGCTCGTTTGCAAGCATGTTGAACCATATTTCAAGCTCAACAAACTTGTCCTCGAAGGCGCGTTCGAGCACGATTTCGTCACCCTGACATCTGCGCATCAGGATGTTCGCTTCGTCAGCCTCGTCAACGTCTTTTGAAAGTCTCACGCCGGCCTGGATCCACATATCCAGATGCCATCTGAACGGTTTGGGGAATTTCTGATAAAGTTTCATCACCACTCCATGTCTTTGTAGACCCTGGTCATGTACCTGTTGTTCTCCATGTCGTCAATCTGCGCCTGGTCACTGTCTTCGGCCAGTACAGAAATCATGTCCATGAGATCAACACCACGATAAGGGTCCTCGTTCAGCAGCACGTTTTCGATGATGTCGTCAGACAAGTCCATGCAGTCTATCGTGTCATGATAGTACCAGTAGCGCCCGATCACGACACTGCCAGAACTTTCCGGTGGCTTATTGTAGCCCAGGATCTCGACATTGTCGATTTCAGTCCAGTCCGGAATATTCCGAAGAAACTCCTGGAACTTGTCCGGACTAATGGTAGTACCGTCTCCGCGTTCTACAAAAGCTGTAACCTCACCGTTGATGAAAGCCTGTGTCAGATAAGGCGCAGCGCCGAGCAGCTCCTGTATAGCTTCTGTCAGGCACTGTTTCCTGTTATTCAGCTCCAGCGGATACATCTTGTCAAGCCTGTAGAACAGCATGATGTTGAAGAACTTGGATTTCATTTCAGCTCACCGTTATCGAGCATCTTGTTGACTTCCTCGTCAATGCACTCATCATATGTCATGTTGAGTTTCCAGAGCCGGTCAGTCGCGTCCTGCAGCTGGGTTTCGATCTCGTGGATGGTCTCCTGCTGCATCTTCATCATGAGAATGAGCGCCTCGCGCTTGGTCTCACGGACATTGTATGCGTCGTATGGGCTTGGGAACTTGTCGCCGTTCTCGTCGAGCATCTTGTAGCTGTCTGCGACCACGACACCCTCGTCTGTGGTACGTAGCTCGACTGACTCTATGACCACGGGCAGCGGTTCGTCCCACTCGCAGTCACAGAGCCATACGTGAGCACCGACCTTGAAGCCTTTGTAGCGGTCACTTTCCTGTGTCATTTGTGTTTACTCCACAGCGTTCGAGATGTCTGGTCCAAGCTTTCTCAATTTCAGCCATTTCGAAGAACAAGTATCTGGCAGGAAATGTTTTTACACATCTTTCCTCCCTGGCTTCCTCCTTGTTCAGGCTTGTGTAATTCACATGAATCCACGGCTGAGTAACCTGATCAAGCTCAGGCTTTTCCCACGGCTCTTTCTTTGTTTCACCCAGTTGAATGGCTGACTGTGTAAATGTATGCCAGCTATCGACCGACAAGATCCTGTCGGTGTCACCAAGTGCAAAGATAACGCCCTCAATAGCATAGTTCATGCAACCGCTAAGACGTTCAAGCGCCAAAACATCTTCAAATGTCTTGATGTCGTCAGGCATTCCCATTCGAAGTATCCTCCTGCTTGAACCGGATGATGTTTCCGCCGCAGCCGTCGTACAGTTCCTTGTTGTCGGAGACGTCGTTGGCCTCTTTGATTCCAGGAAGATTGCGGAGGTCCCACGGCGACAGGTCAGACACATGGATCGTGAACATGTAGCTGCACAGCAGCATGTGGATGTCCTTGAGATCAGACAGAACCATGCGGAGCTGCTTGACAGCGTCATCGGGCAGTCCGGCAATCTTCATCACATTGCGGACAGCGTAGGACACGTTGAGGTTTTTGTTGATGGCTTTTTCGACTTGTTCAATCATCATTTTCGGGGTCCCTTTCTATGAGGTTGTTGTTTTGCATGTAAAGCGCATGATACAGCTGCTCGAACTCCTCATCCGTCAGGATGTCCAGGAGTCTGTACTGTTCTTGTGCTGCGCGGTCGTTGACCTTGTTAAACGGGTCTTTCTTGAAGAACTGAACGACCCAGGAGGCGTTGATGCAATCGTCTTCAGCGATGTACCTGATGTGCTTCCTGAACTCGCGCAGTTGCAGGATCTTCTGGACGTTTTCAGTCATCTTCGCCATTGCTGTCTCCCAGCTGGAACACAGACGTATAGAACCTGGCGAGTGTCTGATCATTCCACATGCTGTCCAGGATGTGGATGCACATGTTCTGTACAACAGACGTTTCGTCACCTCCACGGAAATCCCAGTCTGAATCGGCCGCCATAATCGCATCCACGAAAGGCTCCGGCATGATCGACCGGCGGACACGATCAGTGTCCCTGTGCCATCTCGCGATAGAGTTGATGGCGTAAGCATTGTAGTCGGCCTCTTCCGAGTCCTTCATCAGTTGCGCAGGATACGTGTCGATGTAGACACATGTCAGCAGCTTCCACGTGGCTTTCAGAGCCTTGAGCAGCTTCTGCAGTGCGAGATCGCCGAACATCTGTTCTTCCTGGAAACAGACGTGGGCACTTGCATAGACACCGTAATTGCCTTCTTTGGACGTCTCGACAGACATCCACAGAGTCGGCGTGTCTTTGTAGTAAGCCTGAAGGAATTTCTCGACGCTGACCTGAAGCCTCGTGACAGGCACGAAATAGTCACCATACGCAGACTTGCGCGGTTCCAACTCACGAAGCGCGTTATTGCGCTGCTGTTCCGTGCAGGTGTAGTGCAGAGTGATTTCAAGTGTTCTGGTTTTCATTTGCGTTTTCTCCGTAACGTTTGATGTGTGTATCCCATGCCTTCTTGACCTCATCGCCAGACATGAACAGGTATCTGGCCGGGATCCTGGAAACACGGGTGTCCTTGCTGTCGTCCGGAAAAGTAAGCACAATGTAATGCACACTGATCCAGAACTGGCTGGGCTCATCATTCTCAGGCATCTCCCAGAGCGGCTTGATAAGCCGACGCTGTTCGTTACCACGCAGTTCTGTACGGAACATCTCGGCCGGCGTAGCTTTGTCTGTACGCAGTTCACGTTTGTACACCGGGTACATATGCCAGCCGTTGATGGCGAGGATCGTGTTGTCCTCGATGGAATTGGACAGTGCATCCGCAATTTGGTCCTCCACCGTTCTGGTCAGAGACTCAAACGCAGACAACTGTTCCAGATCTTCAATCTTTTCCGGAAGATCCATTTGATTCCTCCTCTCTGATTTTCTCCTGGTACTCCTGGATAAGTTCTTCGCAGCAATTCTTGAAGTCACTGCTCAGGTCAACATCGTTGCAAATGGACATAAGCAACTCCATCAGCAGGACTGCACGAATCGCATCGTAGTCTGACATGCCGTTGTCGTCGCACTCCAGAGCCTCGCGCAGCCAGCAGGCGTACTCTTTCAGCGTATACTCGTCCTCCAGCCCGTCAGCACTGCATTCAAGGTGCTTGTCAGCCTTACGTGCAGCCTCAATGAGCCACTCGCAGTCCTTGATGAGCTGTCTGTAGTCCTTGATGATGCTGAAGTCGTTGTGCAACTTGAAGATGTACTCGGCCATCTCAGCCCAAGGCTGGAATTTGATAAACCGAAGCACTTCCGGCATCAGGATGCGGTGTCTGATGGTGAATCGTAGTTGAGGCACGCCGCTCATATCTGTGCTCCATCAGGAAGAGCCTGTACACGCTCCATCAGATCTCTGCAGACTGTGCAGATGGATGTCAGCGAACAGCACTCGACGATGTCCTCGAACAGATCTGCGAGAATCTGGATGCGGATGTAGTTATACGGGTCGGTGTCCCACTCGGCGTAGCGCTTCATGTAGATCAGAGCGTGGTAGGCTTCTTCGCCGTCGCGCTCTTCAAAGTCTTCCGCAGGGTCCTCGTCATCATGGTCCTGCAGATACTTGTCCACGTACTCGTACATCTTGGAGAGCCTGACCAAGATTCCCTTCTTGGTATGAGGCATCATGTAGGCACCCTCGATGATCTTGGAATACGGCTCCTGCCAGATGTCCGCAGTCAGGTCATCGAAGTCCATTTTGATCTCTGTGCAGACAGGTTCGAAGTTGTTCTTACTCATCGTCGTGTCTCCTTCTGTGCGCAAATGCAAGCACGTTCATTTCAGACATGATGTTGTGGCGTTCCAGTCTGTTTGAGTTATACCGCTCAAAGACCTTGATATACTGGGGCAGATTGGTCTTGCCGGTCGGCTGCTTGTAGTACATCATGTCGCGCAGTTCCCAGAGCATCTCCATAACAGCTCCGAAGAAGTCCTCTGCGTTGCCTTCTCTGATAATGGTCTCGGCATCGTTGTCCACGATCAGGTCCAGGACAGCGATTGCTTCATTCAGCACAGAGGCAGGTTCACAGGTATCGCACTTGTTGATTTTTTCGATTTTAGGTTTCTCTTCAGACATTTTTCTCCTTTCAGAAGTAGGTTGTTACAACCTGGTTTGGTTTCATGTTTGTGTATCTGTTGTGGATCAGATTGCTGCGCATGGAGCTCAGCTTATCCGCCAGTCTGTCACAAAGCGCTGCGACGGCCTGATTCGGCGTCTCGTACAGAAAATCGGCACGCAGTGTGAAGCGCTTGTATGGAGCTGTGCTTTCCGAATACCTGGTCTCGGCTTCAACAGGTAACAATCCGCCAATGAATGGCAGTTTCTTGCCGTCTATTATTGTCTGCTCACGTGGTGATGGACAGGCCTTTACCATAGGCTTCTTTTTAGCCCCGTCTCCGAGCACATAGGGCGACACCTCGCAGACTGTGTGACAGTCCTCTTCATGTTCAGCCGCAACAATGCTAACACTGTGCACACGCACCGCGACTATATCCATAGCCATACGCGGTACAGGATAGCCACATGTAACCATCAGCATGGTCCAGTAGACGTTGTCAACCTTCGGAGTTATCATTGGATTTCTCCTCCGGCTCGAACTCTGCACGCAGCTCCTCATACTCCTGGCGCAACTGCAGATACCGTTCGCGGCGCTTATACTTCTCGGCAGCCAGTACGGCTTCGTTGCGCTGAGCACGCAGTTCCTTGTAGCGTTCCTCCTTGAGAGGCATATACTTGTCCTCTGGCATGAACAGCCACTCGATTGGGCACGTCATCCAGCGCTCCGATACGCAGCGTCTGTCACCATGATTGTCATGGACCATGTCGTAGATATAGCGGATGCCAATAGTGCCGTGCTCGACATCCAGCGCCCACTCGTCCACAGCGATGAACGAGCCCTGGGTTGTCGTTATGGTGCCATGCGGGTCAGGTCCGCACATGAACGCGCCGTTGTCTCCAAGCTCCTGCAGCTTGCGCTCTACGGCAAGTATCGCGCCCTGCATCTCGGCGAGATCATCGGCGTTGTGCACGTAGCGAGTCATCCAGTAGTCAACGAGTTTCATTGGCGGTCTCCGGTTCGAAGATCTTCTTGAGTTCCAGGAATTGCCGATACTTGATTTCACGTTCCCGCTTCTCGTTTTCAGCGTCGTATATTTCCTGCTGCTTGTTCCACTCTTCCACAACATCCTTGGGATCCATGAACAGGAACTTCGCATGACACGTAAATGTACCGTTGTCATCCTCGTTCGGGTCATAGAAGCTCACCATGATAATCGTATCATCACCCTGGTTGTCGAATATGCGCCAGTTTGTGATAACCTTGCCGTACGCATCAAAAATGCCGGTGTCCTGCCACAATCTGTAGATGGCATCCACCACGGCATTCCAGTCATGATCGAGTTTGAACAGATCGTCGATACTGGTGCAGCCGCCGACTTCTTTTGGTTCAGTTCCCATTGGCTTCCTCCGGTTCAAATTCAGCCTTGAGTTTCAGGTACTCCTGGCGGCGTCTCTCCCGCTCGGCAGCTTCGCGAACCCTTGCACGCTGACACCGTTTCTCTGCTTCGCGTTCGTGTACATATTCGCCGAGTCTGCTGGTGTCCAGGAAGAACAGCTCAACAGGACAACGGAACGGCGTGTTGTAGTTGCCATAGCCGCGTTCGTACAGATACAGGTTCACGATGAGTTCCTTGCCGTCCTCGGACACTTCGTACGAGTTCACGCCACAGACACCGAAACGGTCTGTATCCAGATGTTCGAATACGCCAAGCTCGACCATTTCCATGATCTTGTCACGGATCCTATTCCAGGTCTTGCTCAACTGTGTAAGTTCCTCGATTGTAATGGGTGGTGTGAGATTCATAGCGACCTCCTTTCAGAATACAAAGAGGGCCGGACAGCCGAAGCCGCCCAGCCCTGGGTTAAGTGTTGATCAAATGGGTTACTCGATCACTTCTGCTTCAATGACCGTGTCGTTCTCCTGCGCGACCGGTATCTGGTTTGCTTCTCTTTCTGCAACACAGATGTCCAGCGGGACTCCGAATAGAAACGTATAGATGGCACAGGTGATGAACATCATGCCAATAGATACTCCTTCTATTTCAATCCCCATTGCAAGTGCAGCTGCCATGCAGGCACCAACGACGCCGTTACACACGAACAGTGCGGTGAACCTGTTGAAGCCCGGACGTATCTCACGTGTTGTCAGATAGCTGGGCGGCAGAACAAAACAACTGCACATCAGGAAATCGCCGATAGGCAGAAAGATGATGGCGGCGGCCACGATGATGAACTTGATGATGAGAACGAATTTGATTGAGTTGATTGTCTTTTGGGACATGTCTGGTTATTTGGGATTAGGTTTCTGCGCTGGCACGACATCCAATCTTGCAGGTCTCCTTCGCTCCTGTGTTCTGGATGTTCCGAAAGAATCTTTCTTCAGGTATCTGTCAGCCGATATCAGTCCTTTGTTCCGTAAATATTTCTGTGCCTGAACGAGCATAACGCACCTCCTTGTCATTACAGTAAGAGGAACGTACAGCACGAATCTTTTATTGTAGAGGCACACTACATGTCGAAAATGACACCTAAGTTGCGATCCGCATTCGCGGAAGGCTACGATCTGATCAGGTCGGGCGAGCTGAAGACGCTCATACCGTACCTGTGTCTTTTCAGGCTGAACGGGCAGCCTATGAATCTCCGGCTCCATTATCAGCTTTCGCCGATGTATGCAACTGTGCAGCCGGCGCACAGTTTATACATGCTCGCTCGTCAGCTGGGCAAGTCCTATTCGGGCTGCTCCAGCATGGAACTGCGGAACATGTTGATTCCCTTCTATCACACGGTTCTCGTGCAGCCCCGTGCGGATCAGATACAGCGCCTTATCAGTACGGTTTACAAGCCGCTGCTGAACTCCTGTCCGATCATCGGCGAGTTCATTGACAGCGGAGAGCGCACCAAACTGGCACTGCGGGAGTTCCGCAACGGAAGCATGTGCTACGCAGAACACATGTTCGACAGCGCGGACCGCATACGTGGTATTTCCGGCGCTGCATCAGTACATGTTGATGAGGTGCAAGACGTTGAGTATGAATATCTTGACATCGCTGCAGAGGTTATGTCCGCATCTCTGTTCTGGGGCTTCAGCATCTACACTGGAACTCCGAAAACGACGGATACTACTCTGGGCTTGCTCTGGGAAAGGTCGAGCCAGGCTGAATGGATCATAAAGTGCACTCACTGCAACAACTACAATGTTCCAAACCCTGAAAACGACCTGGTCAAGATGATTGGGAAACATGGAGCGATCTGTGCCAAGTGCGGCAAAGACATTTCGCCAGCAAACGGCGGGTATGTCCATTCCGTGCCTGAGCGCATGCTCACGTTCCCCGGATACCACATCTCCCAGACAATCCATCCTCTGCATCTCATCAACCAGCACAAGTGGAACCAGTTGCTTGCGAAGGTTGAACATTATCCTGAGCAGACCCTCTACAATGAAGTCTTCGGATGGCCCTACGATGCAGCAGTCAGCCCGCTCACTATGACAGACATGCAGAAAGCCACATTCACCCCGAAAGATGAACATGGCCAGGAAGTCGATGTCAAGACACCCGACGATGTTCTGCGGGTACGTTGGCAGTATGCCTACATCACCATCGGTGTTGACTGGTCAGGCGGCGGCATGCTGTCAGATTCTTTCACAGCGTATGCCGTGCTCGGTTTGCGCAGGGACGCCGGTGTCGTGGATGTGCTCTACGGAAAGCGCATCCCAAAGGGCATGTCCCCGACTGAAGAAGCCGATGAGATCCTGTACTGGCTCAAGGGCACCAGGGCCGACGCATTTGCATACGACAACCACGGAGCCGGTTTCACCAGACTTGAGATCATGAAGCACCAGGGTCTGCACAACCTTGAGAACCTTCACTGGATCACGCCTATCGACTATGTGCGGCCTCACGCCGGCGACGTCATGCAGCAGCACGACGCCAACCGAGAGCCCGACATGTATTACTTCAACCTGGACAAGAGCCGCTCGCTCGCGATCTGCATCCAGTCCATCAAGGCGAACCGCCTGCGCTTCCGGCCATTCTCGCCAGAGGACGACAAGGCCTACCAGCGCGATTTCCTGGCTCTCAGAGAGGACCCGCGTGTCTCGCTGGGCAACGAGACCGTCATCCTCATTATCAAGAAGCCAGGGGTGCCTGACGACTTTGCGCATGCCGTGAACTTCGGCTGCTCCCAGATATGGGACCATTTCGGCGCATACCCGGCCATTGGTTCCAGATACGACGCATCCATCCTTGACTACGACGAGAACCATGACCGGATCCTGCCCGATGAGCAGTTCGGGCCCAGAAGCGACTGGGAGCGCTTCTCGGAAGCCGTGAACATGCGTTCCTGTATCGTAGAAGGTAACATGCCATACTGAAAGGAGTCTTGCAATGGGAATCATTAAAAACCAAAAAACGAGGTCCGGCGAAGACGTTTACGACAGCCTGAATGGAGCTGCTATGGTGTTCCACGGGTTCGCCGGTCTCGAAGTCAGAGGCTATGACATCGTGCTCAAAGGAGCACATGGTGTTATGCGCGACCATATCATACCTCTGGAAAAAGCTGTAGACAGATACTACAACATCTGCCAGATGTGCGACGGCCTTATCAGAGCCGGCACAAGAGGCTGGGATGAGCTTTGCGATATCCTGCACGATTTCCGTGCCAAGATCATGGAAGCATCCGACCTGCGGAAGCACGACAATCTGCCAGTGCCTCAGACAGTCCTGGATTTCGTTGAGCGCGGTCGTACGAGCAATGCTCCGACCGCCGCGTCGCAGGTTGCGGCTGATCTCGCCTGGAAAGCCGAACAAGACCGTTTGAAGGCCTTCAACGCAAGCCTGCAGAAGTAGGCATTTAAGAGAAACCGACCAACTGCAGCGCAACAGAGGAAGGGCTGTCCAGCCCGATGCAGCCAGGTGATAGCCTGGCGTAGGCGGAGCTGGACAGCTTTCCGTTGGTGTGCTGCGGGACGGTTAAGGGTTAGATTTCTGCTGATTGTGCTGAACACACGCAGACCGCAGCGAAGCACTGCGGAAGTTATGCCTTTGTTTCCGTTCTGGATTGTGAATGACAGAAGTGCAAACTACAGTGCGCCTGCCCGACGGCTTAGAGGACTTCAGATCGCGCAGCCGATCTGAGTCCGACCTGCCGTCGGGCGTGGCGTAGTGTAGGTTGAGGTCATTCTGTTTGCACTGCGACCGTCCCTGATTCCATCGCTGGCGTCGGAACTGAAATCTAAGTTCCAGCCAATTTCTTTATGGAAGGAGAGATGATGCACATGGAGGCGAAACGCCTCCTGGTCAACGGATAGATTGTGCTTGCTCAATTCGGATTGTGCAGTGTGCCTCCTGAACGATCACAGGATTGCTGCAGGATCCTCCTCTACGATTGCATCTATGCAATAGAGGGAGGATCCAAAGTCAATCCATGTGAGGGTTCAGGTAGCATGTTCTCACAAGGAATCCTGTTTCTGAACTATTAAGGAACAGATACAGGCGCCGGCGGAACACCGGCATAGTCAGCAAGCAATAGTGCGCTTCAATAGGCTGGGAGAAACTGATCAAAATCCCCCTGATCAGTTTCAGGTCCGCCGTAATTTTCAACTTGAAGTTCAAACTCCATAGTCGGGGAGCCGCACCGGCTCCTGTACTCAAGCGCGAATGCAGTTCTTTGATTGTGACCTGGATGAGCACAATGGAAAGATTCAGTACGGTTGGCTGTTGAGAACTTTGTGCAGGTGGAACCGGGATTTATCCAGGTTCCCCGGAACAAGGGTTCTCAGAAGCCAGGTAGTACTTAATCTTGTTTCCATTTGCGAATCCAGTCCGAGTCAACTCCTCAATCATCTTAACCATTTCTGGCAAGACTGTGAGGCCAGGACGCAGCGTCCTGCTGTTCAACTGCGATAAGACCAGCTCTACAAGTGTGTACGAATGTCGTTAACCACGGTCGCAAGTGACATCTCTCCGCTCGCACGGGTCAGATCTCGAAGAAGATCTGGGCCGTGACGGCGGGGTGATGTCGCGCAGAGTACCTTGGTGAACGAATCCGAAACAGGGTTTCTGCATCTCTTTTCAGAACTGCAGAAGGCAGACGAACCGCCTGCCCGTGTCAGCTGGTAATTGTTTTTCAGCTCTGTAGGCCTGCGCGAGCGTTACCAGAACCGTCGGACCTTTGTCGTCTGCGCGAAGCGGGACGACACACGGTCCAAAGGGTCTGGTAGCAAACGCTTGACTACTCTTATACGTTCCTTGGAATGGCACGCATGGCAGGCGCATCGCCCGCCCTGTCAGCTGAGAGTCCGGTTCTTGATGTCAGATCCTGTACTTGAGCTCAACAGAGGTCTTCCGGAGACTGTGTTTCCGGAAGACCGGGTTGAGCTCAAGTCACAGGACGCAGACTGCTCTCTGTGCTGGATGTCACAGGTAGCAGTGCAGGCGTAGCGCCCGCAGGTTCAACCGGTAATTTGCCGTTTCTTTGATGATACCTTAGTCGAGAGGCTTCCGGCTACCCGTCGCACCCGACGGGCAGCCTGGGAAGCCGCGTCCGCGAAGCTCGCAGTTGGAAGTCGTCGGAAGCCATCCTCCAGGAAGAGTTTACTCTTTCTGGGGAAGGCTTCCGACGCTGAAAGCAGCGAGCTTTAGGCTTACGTCAAGGTTTCTACTATCCAGGTAGCACTGGACAGCGCAGGCGCAACACCTGCAAAGTCAAACGGCTGGTAGTTGCTTCTGTTCTTTGTATAAATCTAATGTGGTTCGAGCAGGCATCTTGCCCGAAGTCCAAAGCCGTGCCGGATGGCGATCCGCAGGATCGAGCGCACGCCGGGACTTCTCCTGAGAGGACCGGCGTGTGGTAGGCGAGCTTGGACCAGTACGAGCAGGACTACCGAGGTCGAAGAGGACCCGGTCGTCCTGCGAAGTAAGCCTTCGGGATCGGAACGTAGTGAACGATATCCGAAGGCTGATCATCTTATGAGATGATCCTGGTAGCAAGCGAGCCGTACCATCCGGTTGAGCGTTCGCGCAGCGAGATGGCGCCAGGTGAAAGCAGACTCTGATCTTTGATCTGAGTCTGCTAAGCACCGTGCGCCATCAGCGAAAGGCGTGGCTCTGCCTTGGACGAGGGATGACCAAAGGGGAGTGAATTTGCGCCCTTTGAATAAGGCGCAAAGAACTTCCCCGAAGGTCAGATGCCGAAGCGAACCCATTTAGACCTTCTATACATGGTGGGAACATGCACAGACGCGGGCGAAGCACCCGCACAGTCAATAGAAGCAAAAAGAGACCTCCCATGCCGGGCAGCACAGGAGGTCAGGGGTGGACAGTCTGCATCACAACTTCACGCCGGAATAGGAGCGCATAGCACGGTGCCCTTGCGGGCAGAGGCGGCTGTGATTGGAACAGGAAAGCCCTCATGCCGTTATGTCCCGCAGGCACAAGGCATCGTCAGACCTTGTACCTACAAGACTTCACGGGTAAATGCAAAACACTCCCGTGTGCTGAGATAGTGAGGCACACGGGAGCGACAGCCTGCTCTATGACTATCACAGGCTGTAGCAGGGTCTGCATCACAGGCACCGGTGTAAGGTGTGCGCCGGCTTGCATTGGCTGCCTGGATTGGAACAGGTGGCCCCACATCTCTGTCCTGAAATGCGCAACAGGACAAAGCTGGTCTGGGCGACAGGATTTGAACCTGCGGCACCGTGCGCCCAAGGCACGTACTCTACCAGACTGAGCTACACCCAGAAAAGGAAAAGACAGGAAGCAACAGCCGGAGAAACCACACAGAACCCACCCAGGTCTGCGTTGTGTTGCTCCCTGTCGAAAATGGAGCCAGTGGCAGGATTTGAACCCGCGACCAGATGCTTACAAGACAACTGCTCTACCTACTGAGCTACACTGGCAATGTCAACGAACAAAACCGCCCATGGCGTCCTGGGCGTACCCGAAGCCAGAGGCAGCGGGGAACACCGCTGAAGACAATCAGCGTACCGGAAGATCAGTCGAGCAACCAGGCAGCACCGGGTCGCCTCTTCCTTTGGCAGCGGGTGATCAGACCGCCGCCCTCTGCCGGTGATTTATATCGCGTGGAATTTCACCACCGGCGAGCACCAGCCAGGATTGTGCGGTTATCAATTTCGTGACGCCACGGAATTGATCCTAAGCATGACTGGTTATGTCTTACTATAAAGACTGGCCAGACGGGACTCGAACCCGCATCGCACTGAAGCCGCTGGCTACCGTTCCAGCTCACTGGCCAGTCAAAAACAGGTTTATGGGCCCCCTCAGATTCGAACTGAGACCGGCTTCTTTATGAGAGAAGGGTGCTGACCTTTACACCAGAGGCCCACAAAAAGTTGATTCAATGAACAAAGTGCCACACGACTACACTACAGGCGACTTGTACCAGATGCAGGAACTGATCCTGGTTCAGATTCAGGGTTCCCATGCGGTTCGCCTTCAGATGGTCGATGATACCGTGCAGCACGATATTGGCGCACACGAACAGGCTCCACACAGGCGCCGTAAGCGTGAACATCATGGGCAGATACGTGATGAGCGCCCACATCGTAGAGTGACACACGATGCCTGCGAACCAGTCGTAGTCATACCATGTAGGCAGCTCGTAGTGATCCTCCAGCTTGCCGCCGAACATCCGCGTGGTCCTCTTTGCTTCTTCTGTAGGACCGAAACGCTTCTTGACCTGGTACTGCCACCAGCTCTTCTGTTTCATGTTCGCCAGGACGCCCTGGAAGTGGAAGTCAGCCAGCAGGTGCAACAGCATGCACAGCCAGAAGACATAGATTGTGTTGTTCAGGATTTCTTGCATGAATTTTGAACTCCAAGTTGAAAATTGGTTGATATGAAAAAGAGACCGGAAGTGGGAAAGTCAAGGAAAACCACAACCGGCCTCAAAGTGAGTGGCTCCGCGCCCTGGTAACGAACCAGGATATGGCTGGAAGACCTTTGATAAGCCCGTGCCTGTATAACGGTGTCGAGCTACGGTCAGCCAGCGCGACTTCTGCAGTCACGCGGAAAGTTAGAGCGATTAGGCCAGGTTCGCTCAATCGGGTACCTGAGTCTTCCACCTGATCTCCCATAGAGCTTTACAGGCGTACCCTTTGCATTCATCAATTCGGGTGCATGCCAGTCCCTATCAGCGCGTTGTTCCGGAACCGCGCCAAATTGGTGGCGGCCCTGGGGTTTCACCAGAACCTCTCAGAGTCTCCTCATCACATTGCCACGTGTTCTATGATGACTGCCCTCTTTAAGGCCACAATCAGATCGCAGATGCTTACTGCAGAGCATCATTGGCACCGTTGTGTCCGCCCATGACAAAATGGAACGTGCCCTGGGATTCTAACCCAGCGTCAGTCCTGTGGGTACCTATCCGGACACTATGCAGATCGTAATCCGGCACAGGAGGAGCCAACGGTTGGCTGACACGCATGAAATTGGTGGCGGAGGGAGGAATTGAACCTCACACTTCCGGTGTATGGGACCGGTCAGGCTACCGTGCCTGCACTCCGCGACGAAATCGAAAAGTTACCTGGTATTCTCAGCCTCTTGCTTCCACTACTCCTTGCTGGCACGCAGCCAACGCGGCGCCGGGCGTCGAACCCGGATCTCCAGGTAACAAGTATCCAACCAGACCAGCCTTCATTGGAGCCATGCACTCTTACCCAAACCGTGCTGGTCTGATTGAAATTGGAGCTCCTGTCTGGGCACGATCCAGAATCCCTCAGCCGCCTCGTTTACAGCTGAGTGCCTTATCCTGTTTAGACTACAGGAGCGAAAAGGTCGCCGTGGGCAGGATTCGAACCTGCAACGATGTCCGGATCTTCGGACCGTTCTTCCTCAGTGCTGATCGAACCATAGGACCACCCTGCGCAAGGTATCCAAGGCCACTGCAGTGTTGTCAGCGAGCGAGTTGTCCGGGAGGCTTATCGTTGCCTCCTCTTTGAACTACCACGGCGTTGTCATTGTCAAAGAGCTGGCGCAGAGAGCAGGATTCGAACCTGCGGCGACCTGCAGGCCGCTGTCGGGTTCAGACCGACCACCTTAAACCACTCAGCCATCCCTGCGTCTGGTTTACTATACACCTATGGTGTAAAAGCAAAGCCATCTCCCTGTTTAAGCCAAGGGAGAAAGGCTGCGGTGATAGTCACCGCGACAGTGCTTATTCAGCACCATTGTATTATACCGCCAAAAGTACCCGATTTTAACCCACAAGACGCAGTTTTTCGAGTTTCTGCAGTTCTTCGGTCAGCTTGTCCTGGCGCCCCTGCACGTATCGATTCAGGTCTGCGATATACTCTTGCTGGCGCTGCATATACATTTCAAAGACCGATTCATCGCCTGACATGTCCGGATATGGTGCATTTTCGGTGTTCGCGAAGCTCAACCACAGCGGAAACTTGCTCACGCCGTTCAAACGGCCTGCTTCCTGGATGTATTTCACGATATCCGGGTGAAATTCCGTCGTAGGCTTGCCATCAGACGTCTCTCCGGTCAGTTGTGAGGCCTCCCAGACGCTCCAGGCGCACTCTTCCAGGCTGCAGAATGGGATCTGGTCCTCTTCGAAGGGTCTGTCGTTCATAACAGCCGTTGCTGATAGGAAACCCTCAATAGAACTGTAGAAAAGGTCGGTTCCGAGCAGCATATAGCCGCAATTCAGCTTGTCGAACAGCTTTTGAGGCATCTTTTTCACTCCAAAAGCTGCTTCGAAGCCCATCATGAGCACTTCCGGGTCCCATTCAAGCGATTCCATGCCCAACTGGCGCAAAGTTGCCAGCGTGACAGAGGAAACGAAGCAGTGATTGGACAGCGGGAAGCTCACTTCACGTACTCCAGGAAGGCTTTTGCGACGGAAGCGTCGAGAGAAGCCACTTTTTCGATCATTTCCTGGTCAGAAAGGTCATTTTCGACCCCGAAATGGCTCTTGAAGAAGCTGTTGACCTCGTTTTTGCGCTCCAGAAGGGCGGATTTGCTCAAAACAGTGTCGATTGAGGTGATTTCCATCATGTCGGAAGCCTCTTTGAGCAGGTCGTCGATGGTCTGGCCGAAGCAGGCCTCTTCCGGAGCCTTCAGAGTGATGCCGTCGTAGGTCTCTCCGTAGCGATTTTTCAGGTTGAACTCGGTATCGACCGCGTCCATGAAGCCACAGATCTTGTCCAGACTGGCTTCTTTGGTCAGTTCATCGTCGGAAACGTCCTTCAGACCGTTGTAGAACTGCCAGAAGGTCTGCGCATTGGCCGGAGACAGGCTCGCCATCTTGGCGCGGATGCCCAGCTGCTGCTCGATTTCCTCGCGGTCGTTGATTCCGGCGCCTGCGATCATGGAAACCTTGCGCATTTCCGGGCTGTTGATGTCCAGATCGCTGTTCGCAGCCTGGAAAAGGACGTATCTGGCAGTGTCTTTGAGTTCGTCACGGCTCATGGAGGCGCGTTTTTCGAGAACGAACGCCACAGCCTTGTCCAGTTCTTCGCCAGTCTCGATCACAGGCATGCTGATGGTGCCCTGACCGGCCTTGAAAGTCTCGATTTGCTTGGCGGAAGCCGTCTTGGTCTGCTCAGGTTCCTTTAGAGTAATCTCGTGATACTTGGCAGCCTTGTCGAACTGTTTCTGGATGGTCCTGTTGAGCGCCTCACCGAAGCGACTTTTCTCCCCGCAGTACTGGCGGAAGGAGTTTAACGTGTCTTCTTTTGTGTGAATCGGGTAGCGCTTACCGTCCTGATAAGCGAAGCAGGATTTGTCAAGGTTATCCATCGTATAAGCCTTTCATTTGGTTGATTGTCTTACTATAGGATGCACGTCATGTTGACAAAAGACGAAGAAAAACTCCTCAGCAACCCTGCCGACGGGTTTCCTATGTTACAGGCCGCGTCAGCAGCCTGGAAGCGTTGCGGTACCTGCGGGGCCAAGACGCTGAAGGTAAACGCCCTGCTTCGCGTTGCAGTGCTTCGCTACCGACTCAGACCAGAGTTCATCAAGCTCTGCGCATCACTGTTCAAACTGCCGGTCACGATTGCCGGCGTCGTCATCAGATAAGGAGACCGTCATGGCAGTCGCAACCATCACTATCAGCCAGGAAACCACAACCGGCCGCAAAGGTTCTGTCAAGATCAAAATCAAGGCAGTCGGCAGCAACATCACCAGTGCGGTGTTCGCCATTGAGGTGCTGCCCCGCAGTGCCGACGATCTGGCTCCCCTGTATCGGTTCAGCCATGTGTGTTCTCCGTCAGAACTTGTCGAGTTCCCGGACTATGAACCAGAAGACGAGTGCTACTTCCGCACGGATGAGATCGAGATGATCTTCGATACAGCCAAGATGGCAGACCTGACGTATCACTCCATCGAGAAAGACGTGAACGCCCTGGTTGTCGAATGGAACCAGATCAACGCCCTTATGGACGACTCAGGCGGGGTTGTCAGCGACTCCCTGCTTTACACCGAGATCGACACTCACACCGGTCCCGCTGTTTGAGCCATCGAGCTGTTCTACCAGCCCGTACAGATCATATCCAGCTTCTTCCAGCAAATCAGGTGCTGCCACAAAGGCGAGTCTGCGGTCGCGCAGCATATTCGCCATCTTCGGTGCGGCAGATGCCAGCATCTCGGCGGCACTCGCCATATAACCGGAGAACTGGAACCGGCTCTTTTCATCGTGGTTCTCCTTGTAGTTCCCGATGGCTGCGCCGCACTCTACCATGAGTGCCTTGAACTTGCCCTGCATATAGGGTGTCAGATTCTTCCACTCCGCGATGATCTCGTCGGTCACATCCAGACCAATGTCGTACACAGGATCGCTCAGATCTTCTACAGGTTTCATCCCGCGCTGCACCAGCAGGAGCTGCGACAGGATCGCCCACAGGGGAACGACTGGAACGCCGGACTCGATGGTCTTCGCCATGCAGAACTCCAGCGTCTGCTTCATAAAGAAGGCTTCATCCGGCAGTTCGTCGATTGCCTGACCAAGATGCCCGCAGACAAGCACAATGTGTTCTGGATAGCCCTGTTCTACCTCTCCGGCCAGGATGTATGCCTGGGACAGATGCTTCTCAACACAGGCAATGCAGCCCTTTCGCGTGGACTCAGGTACGTTGTGTACCCAGGCACTCACAAAAGAAAGCGTCGGCTTGATTTCACCGTTCACCTTCGGGTATCGTGGTACGCGCTGCAGAATGTTCAGACAGTCGTTCAGTTCTGATTCCAGGTTGTACTTGATACCCAGTTCGTAGAACTTCTTGCGGTACTTCTTCTGCTGACAGCGCGGACACTCAGGGTAGTCCTTGCGAGCCTTCTCGATGTACTTGCGGTCGTCTTCCGAGAACACAGACAGATCTTGCATCTGCATGATGTGAGTGAACATGTGGTCCATCAGCCTGTGCGTCGGATAGACGGCTCTGGTGGAGTAGTACTCCTGCTCGGTCATGACGTAGACCGTGTCATGTACCAGTACGAACGGATCATCAGGGCTGATTGTAGCGACAAAGTGTTCCAGCGACATGGCGCCAGTTGTGATCTTCCTTATGCGCGGATCCTGGACTTTGTAGACGTCTTCATGAATCTTGATCGTCAGCGACATTGGCGGCCTCATCCTTGATAAAGGGGTTGAAATTGATGATGTCTTTGTCAGCCATGAAAGGAAGGCTGCAGATACGTGTGATTTCTTTCAGGCCCCTGGCGATGAAGGCCGGATTGGCTTCTCCATAGAGAATACCCTGGATGCGCTGCTTTGCCTTGTTCTGCTTGTTCGCCTCTGCGATGGTCTTGAGTGCGTAGTGCCCGCCAGAGAACCTGGTGTCTGTGAGAATTGCGGAGTTCAGGTCCGGGAACATTTCGACGGCGTGTTTCAGGTGGTACAGGACGTTCTGCTTGGAGCACTTGGGGTTCATACTGGCGCCGATCTCGGAGTAGCTCAGGTAGGGATACTGCATCTTCTTGATGAGAATCTCGAAGAGCACCGGGCTCTCCTTCGCCATTTTCACAAGCGAGAGCACGAGACCGGATGCTACAAGGAAGACCTGCTTCTCTATCACTTCACGGAGCACCTTGGTGATCTCCGTGGCTTCCTTGACTTTCTTCAGGACTTCGACGTCGATGTCGTTTTCGTCGATGTTTTGTAGGTCTTTGTCCTCGACTCCAAGGAACTCGGCCTCGTCATCATCGTCCCAGTTGCCGCTATCGAACAAGGCAGGTCGATGTGTGTTGTATTGTTCGTCTTTCAGTTTACAAGTGGCGCATGGGGACGACATCCAGTCTTTGTATTTAGACGGATCGACGCCGCATGAGTGGCATCCGAAGGTGGGCATAGGCAGTAACTCCGCAGAAAAGGTTAGGCATCTACGGAGTTACAATACCATCAAGTCCACCGACCTTCAATATTTATGTCACCGTAGTGAATCTGTGTTGGCTTGCTATTAGTGTCTGTACGAACAATAGGAACAGATGCCTCATAGACACTTGTACCAGGTCCAGTCTTTATTTCGGCTGTTTTTGTTGAACCGTTTTTCTTGGCGACGCACCAATAAGTTGTACTGGCCGCAAGTGCTGTTGTGTAATCAGAAGCTGTAGCAAATAAAGCACCATCGAAGTAAACATTCCCACCTCTGATAGAACTACCAGAAACAGCGGCGAATGGACCATCATATTTAGAAGCAGCATTGTCTTTTATATATTTGGCAACAGCCTCTGCAGTAGGTACAACAGCAGGTGCCGGGAAAGACGTAGCACCAGACACAACAGCCATATTACCAGTTACAAAGAATGTTCCTGGTGTACAAGTACTTGCAACAATACCGACAGTGGCAGCATTACCAATGGTCTGCATATCAACAGGGACTGCCATTGGGCTTGCAATACTCGCTGTGTTATAATTATGAATGAATTTATAAACAGCCTGAACAGTAGGAACAACAAGCGGTGATACCTTATTTGTTGCTTCTGAGCCTACTTTTACATTTGTAACCACCCAAGCTGTACCTGGTGTACCACCTGTTATAGATTCCACACCATTGGGATTAACAGATATTGTTCCTTTTGTATTGAGTGCTTTCTCGCCGTCTGGTGTACTTTTAGAACTGTGTACGAAGTCAAATACAGACTTAACAGTTGGAACTGCTTTTGTTGATATTGCCTGAGAATCCTGTCCCACTTTGATGTTAGAGGCTACCAGTGCTGTACCAGTCTCTGGCACAGGATTCCACCCTTCATTCCAGTTATCTTCCGTATCAATATCATCCACGATAGTGCCTGGTGTAGCAAGAGCACTTGCAACAGGGAATGTTCCGTAGCCCGCATAGTTATTCGTGTATCCCCGTATAAAATTATAAACAGCTTCGACAGTCGGAACAGCTTTATAAGACACTAAACGACTATTTGCTGTAAGGTTCAGCCACACGTTACGAGCAACAGTAACAGTACCCTCAACCGCACCATCACAACTCTCCTGATTATGTTCGTTCTCCTGCATAACACCTGCTGTTGAAGCGCTAACCAGAAACTCATCAACATAATCCTTCACTGCAGCTACTGTTGGGACTGTATTCGTAGATAACGAACGATTGCTCACGGTCGTGGCCGCAACAAGTGTATCAACAACACCAACGATGCCGGGGTCTGCTTTGCGTTTGGTTGCGGACGTTCCTGTGCCGACCGTTTCCCAGTCTTCCTTGTCTGCAGCAGTCACGGAGAACCCGCCGACGGACGCTGTATAGCCCGCAACAAAATCATTCACAGCACGAACGGTAGGAACCGATGAGTACGCCGCAGATCCGGCTGTACCAGCAACAACGTTCGTAGCCACATAATAAATGCCGGCGCTGACCGTCGCGGCTGTAACCCAGTCACCGTTTTGGTTCAGATTCCCAGATACAGCCATGCCGGCTGGATCGAGATTCAGTGACTTGATGTACTTGACAATAGCGTCAGCTGTTGGAACCACATCATCTACGCTGAACAGACCACCCTGTGCATTTGTGGCACCAACTATCTTGTCAACCACCTTGTATGTACCAGTAACGCAACCAGAAGCAGTCACACCTGTAATAACAGAACTGGTACCTGTAGTAGTTCCTGTTATAGTTCCTATTGTGGCTTGAGACGACTGCGCTGACATTGTGGAACCAGAGTAGAAATCAGTGAGGTCGTGCACAAAATTATAAACAGCCTCAACAGTCGGCACAACCCTGGAAGACTCCGGTCTTTTGTTAACCGTCCGATTCAGGTTGATACAACGAGAAACATCAACAGTACCAGTCGTGTGTATGGCATCCAGTGACTCGTATGGACTGTCATCGCTCACAGAAATTCTGGAAGCTGTTGCTGTGTGTCCTGCAACGTATGCCCTGATATAGTTCACCACGGACATGGCCGTAGGCACAGCTTCAGGAGCTACATATGTGGTCACTGTATCTGTTATGCTGGTCATGTCATTCGTGACATAGAACGTGCCTGGAACGGCCGATGTTCCACACTTGACCTGGACAGTAGAGCCGGCTACCGCGATGGTTTCGTCTGCTGTCGCTTTGGCATCTGCTACCTTGTAGTTCGTGACTGTGTACCCATGTATGAAGTCGTACACGGCCTGAACTGTAGGAACAGCATCCGGTGACACATTGTTCGGGTCCTGTGTTCCGATGTCAATGTTCTTGACCGGTTGAACAATACCAGCAGCCGCTGTGGTTCCCTGCACCGAAACCAGGGATTCCGTACCTGCACTGACAGAGATGATGCCTTTTACAGCACTTGGACAAGCTCTACCCTCAACATACTGGATCACGGCACGGACTGTCGGTACCTCGTCTTGGTAGTACTCCTCGGCCGCATATCTGGCTTTGTCCAGACTGTCTATAGTGAAGACAGTACCAGGGGTTCCGTGACTGACATACGGAACATTTTGCTCATTCACCAGAATCGTGCCGGCTGTAGAAAGCGCGTAGATATCATGAACAAAGTTATAAACGGCTCTAACTGATGGAGCTGTTGTGGCTGCAACACCCATCATGTCACCGTTCATGAGCACTATGTTGTTTATCACATATGTTGTGCCCGGTTCACCATCAGAAACATAACCATAGACAGTGTAGTACGCATCGCTGTATACTGTGCTGGCCTCGATGTAAGCCTCGTAGATCTCGCCTTCTGTGGGCTCGCCAGCAAGTTCCCATGCCGCCTTGGCGGCTTCGTACATGCTCTCGGCAGCAGTGTATCCAGTGATTTCATCTTCTGTATTCTGCGCCCATCTGTCTTTGTTGATTGGAATCACATAATCAACAGGTTCGCCAAACACAGTGCTACCGGAAATACCAGACAGTTCTACTTCCGTAGCCTTCGCATTGGCAACCGGTCCATTATAAGCTGTGATACCGTGTATGAAATTGTAAACAGCTTCTACAGTCGGAACATCCGTGGTCGATTGTGTGTTCGTCTCCGTAGAGCCATTGACTACCAGTGCGATGTTCACAGCAGGCTGAACAATACCAGGTGCAGGTGTTACTGTTGATCCTGGAAGCGGTGTGATGATTTCGTTTCCGTCTATATCAAAGTCGATGACGCCATGTAGACCCGTTTCTGCGTCACTGGCAAAGTTCATCACAGGAGAGCACTCTGTTTGGAAGATCTTAAACAGCACAAACGAGTCATCGTCTGTCCCGCCAAACACTTTGCGGACGCCACCAACGACTACAACATGATCATCAGCATCCGGCAGAGGGAAGCCAAAGAACAGCAGCCCTGTGTATTTGCGACCATCATCGAACTGGACAGTGTACTTATACCTGTACACAGAGCCCGGAACAGAGATCTGCTCTTTTGCTATGACTTCACCACCGCTAAGCTCATCACCTATGCTATAAGAATCATCAAGCAGAACGATCTCGGCTGTTGTGGTCTCGCCTGTGCTATCGGTCTCGTAGACACGAACCCAGACATAGATAGGATATTCCACAGCCGGTTCGACTGTGAATACATCACCGGATACATAGACAGTGTAGTCATCCACAGCAACCTGGCCGTCCGTCACCGTGTACAGGTTTGCTATCTGGTTCCCCCTTGTTTGCAAGGAGTCACCAGAAGACAGGTTGATTCTGAAGTTCTGACAATCCGTGTTTTCATATTCTTCCCGCTTCAGATCACGCAGATTGTAATCTGTTGCCGCTGTTGGAATGTTGTTCAGTCTGGCATAGACGTTTCTGAAGCGATCATCAACCACACCTTTCCAGGCGCCTAGCACAGTCGTCGTGAAAATGAAACTGTCATCACCCGCTTCCCATGCCGGTATCGTGTCTATATCTATCGGATCGAAGTCTGTGTCCAGCATCGGCTCCAACAGACCAGGACCCATGATATACTCTGTGTTGCCTGATACAAATGCCGGGATGTTGTCCACAAGTGCCAGCGTGTGTCCCTTGACAGTGACACCGCCTTCTTCCGTATCCAGTGTCTTTTCCAAGAACACATCGCGTCTGTAGCAGTATCCATCCGTACCACCTGCAACATCACAGGCATTGAACAGATCAACCCAGCCATTTGTGCTGCCAAACACGGGGTACTGGTATGTCTGACCGCTGATCGCAACTGCAATATGGTTGCTCTGTTCTGCAACCTTTTTGCTGATTGAAAACGGGTCTGTATCGTAGCGACAGCTGATTTCGGGAACTTCAGGATGCGGACCGCCTTCAGGCCATCCCATGTTGATCGTATCGGCAGCAAACACCATGCCCTTGATGCGCAGAGGCAGTTTATCGAACTCCTGGCGCATCGCGGAGACCAGCTCATTGGCCTCATTGAACATATGCTGCACAGTGATTGTGGTGCCCTCGACAACTGTCTCATGACTTCCATGCAGTTGAGGGATACCACGGCAGGTGTAGCCGATATAGCCGCACCTGTTTGTACCGATACGAATCATAGATGCTTACTCCTGTATAACGTCTCTGACGTAGACAACGCCAATCGTGCTGCCGCCAACAGCCAACTCGTCTTCCCTTATATCAACAGAACGGTCAGGCTGTATGAGAACATTACCTGCGAGTCCATTGATACTGCGGAGCCCGACGCCACGACGACCGTTTACAGAGCTGTCTGTTGTATATGGCGATACAGGGAACGTACCTCTGCCTATACCGGCAGCGCCCATAAAGACTACGCTATCGGACGATCCGGACACTTCGACATTGTTTCCGTTCACAAGCTCCAGCCAGTCATCCCATGTGAACAGATCTGTGTCCAGCATATAGGGACTCAGAACGTCGTCATCTTCCAATTTGACATCAACCGGTGGTAAACCACTACTGGGCATCTCAAGGCGCAGTACTGGGGCCAGCTGCTGGAATATAAGGCAGGACGGATGAATCCTGTAGTTCATGTCGAGAGTCATAGGTACAGGGCCGTCTGTGTAGAGCCATGAATTGCCTGTTGGCAGCGTTCCGTAGAACACAGGCACCTCGATGTCTTCTGCATACCCGTAACTGGCGCACACAATATGAACACGTGCTTTGTCACCATCGTCATTATGGAACCCCTTCAGGATCGCCGTAATGAAATCGCCGTTCTTACCGTTGTCCACCGGCTGCATCGCAGGAAGCTCGATCAGAACACGCATGTTCTTCACGTTGCCGAAGAACTCCGGCATGGATGCCACTGGCATGAACGGGTAACTGATATTCAGGTCTTTCAGGTCGTTAAGCATCGAGGACACCTCTCAGTATAATTGAAGCGTCTGTAGTGATGACACGCAAGTTGCTGGTCAGACCGGCTTTTATGATCAGATTGCAGCCCTCCACGTTCCAGATCTGGTCAGCCGCATAAACTCTGCACCAGGTATTCGGGCCTGGGTCTATGATGTTGTACACACTGAAGGACAGCTTGTGGTGTGTCGTGCCATTCTCAGTGACATCGACGCGCTCTGGCAGCACATTCCAGGTTCTATGATCTGTAGCATTCGAACAGCGAATAATCAGGTTTGCTGCCGTAAATCTGCCATTTACACCAAACGTCTTCGCAGTACCCTGTATAGACTGCACATGACACTGCGGAAGCAACACAAAAGACTTGTTTCCAAAGTAGTGCATGTCATTCGCATACTTGGACAGCATCCATAGCTGAATGCAGACATCTGTCTTGCAGCAGATGAAGCCACGAAGCGCAGCATATTGGTCGTATAGAAAGAAGGAGCTGTAGTCAGATTGATCACTGGCTGCATAGAGCTGGCCACTGCAGACCTCTGCGCCGGCTGCGTCACAGATCACGAGACGTCCGTCTGCTGTAACACCTTTGAAACGACACGGGAGCGCGACAGACTGGTCAACATTGATAGACACAGACAAGAACCCGCCGGACTCCATGACACCGTCTCCAGTGTCTCTTGTGCTCTCATACGTGAACGGCCAGTTGGAGATGGAACCCTCTGCCGTCCTGTCAAGGTTGTTCTTGTAGTCCAACATCAGGCCTGGTCCCCCTTTCCTTTATAGCAGTTCGGGAAGTCCGTATTACCCCAAATCTCAAGAACCAGATCAGCCGGCTCGGTTGTGCTGCCGCTGGCCACCATTGTCACAGCGTTACTTTCGGGGTCCGGTAGGATTCCGAACATTGGATATGTCTGAGTAGCATCTCCGGTTGGTATCTGTATCGTGTTCACAGCCTGTACTGGACTCTCAGAGACAGTCGTGTTGTCAGTCAGCGCGTACTCGTTGACATCAGCACTGGCTTTCAGGTATGTAGTACAAGTTGTACCTGTAACGTTTGCAACAGGTTCTGTAAATTTGATCAGGTCTCCTGCACAGGAGAAATTGACATGGCTGTCAACCGTGTAGGTCGATCCGTTTATCACAAGCCCTTTTTGGACCCCGTATACGGAATCACTCATGTATGTAACACAGGTTGGATCCAGATAGAACTTCCCGTTGTAGTTACCAAAGGAGTTCTGTAACATGGACCTGTCAATCATCATATTGATGTCACAGTGAACAGTGGAGTTCGATATTTCGATACCAGCAGAGTCTTTGTCAGCTGCTACATAGATTGAGCCGATACTTGCAGATGTTGTTTCAGACAGCTCTTTGCAGATTGAGACCAGTACGCCATCCATAGAGATACTGATGGCAGACGCAAAAAGCGGATAACCATCTTCGGCACCATGAATACAAACGCCAAGATACGTAATGCAACCCGGTGGGAACGGACGAGGCTCCTCCAGTTTGCAGAACGGATAATCCGACAGTTTCCTGTCGTTGATGAAGGTGGTAATCATGCTACTCCTTTATGTTGTCGTCAATTCCTGTGTACTGGATGTCACGGGAACATCCACAGGTATTGTGGAGCCTGTTATAATAGCCTGGTTGTTCGGCTCACGGGCACCGGTTGTGGTATACATCCTGGTCTCTTTGTACTCGAAGAAGGACTCAGACTCAAATGGCACATTGTAGCCGGCAAGCGCCTCCTCAAAAGTTGTTGAACCAGGAACCAGCGTGGTGATCTCAGGAACCTCATTCCCTTCCTCTGAGGACGTTGTTCTTCTGATCTCTGTGAATCCGATCAGGTTCTCTTCCTCGTAGGATTCCGGCTTACCGATCTCCCACTTGATTTCCACACGCCAGACATTGTTAAATGGTACAGATGCCGTGGGTGCCGTTTTCGCATTCAGGTAATCATCCTTTGTGGGTGCCACAATAGGCTGCCGGCTAGTGTGGTCAGGTGCAAAGTCATAGTAGACGTTGTCGCCTACAGTCCTGCCTGTGATATTGATCGTGCCGCCACGAACAGAAATGACATGATTCTGCTTGTCGTACATCACGAAGTTGACAAAGGGCAGGAATTTGAAATCCAGACCATATGTACCTGCGACACGCGCCTTTATGAAGTCTGTCTGTATCGTCTTGGTCGTGCAGTTCTGGTCATGTGTAACATGGACCTTGGCTTCTGTCAGAATCGTCATGCCCGTATCCTCGGATCCCGGAACACCGACCTCTGTATCAGTCTGCAGTGCAGCCTGCTCGACCGTAACACCATTCTCTTCCATCCTGAAAGGTTTGAACCACAGCGTAGGCTCTGGAACGAACACGCTGAGGTCCTGCTTTGCCGTACTGATGTTGCCGTCGTCCATGACGCGATGATCGTAACTGACTGTCACGGTACAGCGAATGCGCCAGGTACCATCGCAGTTCGGGAGAGCACGCTTTGTCTGCACAACGAAGCCTGCTGTATCCTCTGGTGCGATTTCGATACGGAAACTGGCATTGTTCTGCACCACGGCATAGTTCCACATGTGGACCACTGTGATGTACTGCTGCAGGAGCTGCTTGGCATCCATCTTTTCAATAGGAACCCAGGACGCCGTGCAGTTATCGGACACCGTAGAACCTATGATGCGCATGGATTCCAGTTTCTCTTTGTTCCAGTCAAGGCCGCCAGTGTGCACAGGAGCTACAGCTGAGCCAGTGCCCTCATTGTAATGCAGCATGACGTCCTTCATCATGTTGACCCAGATATCGAGCCATTCCAGTTCCTGTTTGATACGGAACAAGGTGTCACAAGTCGTACAGGCCGGGCACAGGTCAACCAGCGCGATGCCTGCAGTGCCGCCATAAACAGCCTGGTCGATCACGTCGGTGGTTCCCTTGGCGGTACCCCCTGCAACCTCGACCCAGCTGTCACATGCCGAGCCACCTATGAAAAACGAGCCATCTGGTGCTGCGTATTTGCCATTGATGCTGTACACTGCATTGCTCTTTACAGCAGCGAGCACGGCATCCCTGCTGATTCCGACAGTCAGGGTATCACCGGTTTCAGCGGCATTTATTCCATTTCCGATTTTAATTCCAGTTGGCTGAATCATCAGTCCTTACTTTCTGCTGGCAACCAGCGAAGGAAGTCTTGTTTCAACGTTGTTCAGGCTGAGGATAAATGAGTCGAGACTCTGGCTGATACGGTTCACGTTCTCAGCCAGCTGTGACTGGGAATCCTTGATATCCACAAGATCGCCGGATTCCTCGCTGCAGCACGGTCTGGAGCATGGATTGTCGATTGAGATGCCGTGTGCCCCGCTTCCGCTCACATTCGTGCAGTCCAGCCCAGAAATAACGAAGTTGCCGTTGTTGTCAGGTCTGATACCATTGATCTTCCTGATCGGATTATTCGAGACAGCACTCTCACCATCCTCCAGAATAGCCCGCACTTCATCAGCCAGCCATTCCTCATCAACAGCCACTGTGAGAAGACCGTGTGTGGCATCCCATGTGAACTTAATTCCGTCACCTGCTTGCAGAGTCACATTTCCTGTAACGGTAGCAACTGCCTGACCATCTGAACCGAGTACGGTGATGTTCGTCACGATGTTTGTGATGAGCGCCGTCTTCGTGATACACGTCGGGTTGATCGGAGCTGTCTGCATCGTGAACTTCAGAGAGCCCATATTTACGAGCTCTTCTGTAGACCCTATATACAGTTCCCCGGACAGTCCTCGAAGTGCGTTATAAGCAGCGTCGTCCGGGATACCGGAGGCCGGTGTCAGTGATACAACCGTCGGATACGGTGTACTGCCAGTTCCTGTTACAATGGCAGAGGAACAGGCGCACTCAAAGGAGTGATTGTCATCGTACTGATAACTGATGACCACCTGTACGGATGCCGAGTAATGGTTGACTGCCGAGACAAAGAATTTGGTTGTGTCGATAGTCGTTGTATCCCCGATATCGACAGGTATGTTGAGTTTCATATCGACCAGGAACGAAGACGGGAGATAAGTCCCATCCTCGCTCACGACGATACACGTGTCCTGAATAGGATAATTTCGGTGCATGTTCTGGTTCAGGTATTCCAGAGACTGCTCTTCAAGATTCGTCATACTGCGCCCTTGGTTATGGCAGGTTCAATAGCGACCTGCACCAGGTTCGTTGTGACGGCCGTACCAACGCGCTGGATGTACATGGCAGTACCAGCAAGGAATGTTTCCAGAGCCGCGTCGGAGGTGAGATTGATGAGTGAGCCGTCCGTGTTTATGTAAACCGGAGTACCAGGAACGAAGCCGGAACCGCCGGAGAGTATGCCGCTGATAACATAGGTGATTTCTGTGCCGGTCGAACCGCCGTTCATGGCGATACCGACGCATGCGCCGGCAAGACCCTGGTTATTCGCCACGCAAACAGCCAGCTTGCCATCAGCGTTGATGTAGACCGCCTGACCAGCACTAATCGCCTGAGCGGCCGGAAGTGTGCCTGTGACCATACCGATTGCCTCCGGATCAGGTGTGATTGCCGAGGAGCTGTTGGATTCCGCGACGGCCAGCTTAAAGCCAACGCGCAGCAGCTTGTAGTTCGCCGATGCCGTTCCCTGTGTCCTGACTCTCGCGACCAGCATACCAGGCTGTGTAACCGTGAAGCCGGTCAGCGCGACTTCGCTGTAAGACAGCATATCAGTCGTTCCGCTGAAAGCCAGGGACACTGTATTGGTCAGGTCTGTTGTATTAGGAACAGTCGTCGGGTTATCAGCAGTTGGCTGTGGAATGAAGTAGCCAGTCACATTCAGCGTTGCCGAACTGTCTTTCATGGTGCCCCAAGCATATGCCTGGAGTGTGACACCTTCCGGTACATCAGTCACAGGCAGGAACATGACAAACTCGGAGGAACGACCTTGCGGGAAGGTTATGTACTGGATCACACCGTCCGTGATGAGCGTCGTGCCATTATGCTGGATGCTGTAGGCGTCGATCTGATCACCAACCAGCGTTTTCAGTGAGACCGTTGTAATGCCGTTGATGTTGCGACTGACAGCCATGCCAGGGCCCGCATTGATACCGGACACGACAGGTGTGTAGCTGACCTTCCCTTCCACGATGCTGGACACAGCCAGCTGCGCCGGCGCAGAATCACCGGCAATGAAATCGTACGGGGTCAGCATTACGACACCATTGGCATCCGTAACACGCAACATGTTCTCATTGGAAGACTGGATGCTGCGCACCACCGAACTGTTGTATGCGAACGGGAAGTGATTGAATATAACCACACTGTTTGCAGCAGGTGCATCAGCGGTCTTTGCGTAGAGCTTGCCGTTCACGATGTCGAACTGCGACGAGGTATCGGTCAGCGTCGGCTGAAGTTCACCATTCCAGAACACAGCGGTTGTCACCCTGGACAGGACCCCAACGTACGCACTTGCCAGAAGTGAACCATCATAGATCCATTTGGCATTTTCCGGTGCATCTTCGTCGTCCTCACTGACAGCTGTCCAGGCACTTGTCAAAATGGCTGTCGTGTGGTAGTGACTGTCATGCGCCATGTAGAACAGAGTCAGGCTGAACATACCATCGCCATAATAGGAAAGCACAGGCTGGCGAAGCAGACCGTTGGTGTCCTTTGTTGCTTTGCCGGCCGTCGTAGTTGACAGATAGTAGGTACCTGCTGTTGCGTCAGTACCAAGACAGTTATCTGCCACGGTATCACTCTTGTAATACCCACCTCTCAGCAAAGTGCCAGTCGCCTGGTTGTTGTCCGCGTACAGAATGATACCTTCGACACGAGCACTCGGTGCTTCGATACTGGCGCCGTTCTCGCCGGGCAGCGGAAGCAGGACAGCAAGTGCGGGCTCGTATGTAGATGTCTCAGAATTGAAGTAGACCAGTGTTCCAGCGCTGACATCAGCACTGATTGGAACATCATGCTGAATGATAGCGTTCTTGGTATCCGTCTCGGCCTGGCGTCCAGCCAGTTCGTTCAAAGCACCCTGAATATAGGACAGGGAGTTGTCAAGCATAGCAACAGCGGCTTCATTGGTTGGCGCCGTCTGGTTGCCTATGAGGGGCACCGTGTAGGTGCTGATTGTCGTATCCGACATCTTAGCCTCCGATCTTCATATGTAAGTCAATGACAATGTGCGTCCCTGTGATCAGCGGTATCTGGTTCGACAGCAGTGCGGTATAGACAAATCTGTCCTTCGTCGGGTCCTCGTTCATGGACACCAGAGTTGCCGTCGTGATCCGGGACCGCTTGGTCGGTTTGGACCCTATAAGATCCGAAGCGGATAACAAACCAGTGAACAACATGCTACCGTCTGCAGCCACGGAACAGCTTCTCACAGGTA